GTCAATGTATCCTTAAGCAACGGCTTGATATATTTCGCGAAAGCAATCGCTTCTTGGGGAAAACTTGAAAGACTTCAGGTATATGACGATAAAGGAGACCCTGTAGGAGAACCGATTAAAGTAGACATTACGAAAGTCGTGACAAATATGAAGACTGTCATCAGTTCGTTGTCTGATACGATAAATGAAATGACGACAAGCGATAACTTCCTGTCTTCAATGATTTCCCTTAGCAACCTTAAAGAATTATCAATAGCATTAAGTAATTACGTATTGTCAATAAGCGCATTCGCGGCACTTGACCAGAAAGGCGAGGTACCTATTATTAACAGGGTTACAGGTACAATAGACGGTTATGTTCCTTGCGACATCGACGGTACTGTCGGAGCTATTCAGAACTTTACCAATAAATTGTCGTTAGCATTGAATTCGATAGCGTCTGAAAGCATACTAAGTATCGGAAGCCCTAACTGGGAAGGTATGAAATCGCTTGCTGAGGTATTCTCGCCTGAATTCATAGAAGTTATAGGCAAAATAGACCCGAAATCATTCGGTTCATTTACAGACACTACATCACACTTCATAGATGTTATGGGTGACAACGCCCATTATAACAGGTTCAAAAACCTTGATAAGTCTGCAAACGGTATAAAACGTCTTAGCGAACTCGGACGCAGCGTAAGCGCATTCCCTACAAATGTAGACGGACTGCCTAAAATATCTTCAATGGTTACGACAGTCGTAGAAAAGATAAACACTCTTAACATAGACAAAACAAGGGCGTTGTCTGACTTCTTCAATGCTGCTAACGAACTCGCAAGTCCTAAAGCGAAAGTCGAAGACGGTATAGAATATATCAAGAAGCTTTGCGCCGCTATCGTAGAAGAATTGAAGAAAGGCAATACTACATCCGCTGGTACAAACAAGGAATTAAAGGACCTTAATGATAAAGTAGACAATAAGAATAAGACGGATAAAGATTCTAAGAATTCTATACCGCCTATGTTACAAGCTCCTCAGGAACAAACTCAGGAAATCAAGATTTATCTTAACGATGTTGAGAATATGGGCAATGGCTGGCTTATTACTCCTGCGTAGTATTCTTTTCCTCACAGTCTATAAGCTCACAGTTAAAAAGCCTGCATTTTACGACATCAGCGTCATGGATGACAAGATTCGACAACGTGCAGTTCTTTACCTTCTCGGTTATAATTGAGAAAAACCTTCTGGTCTTATTCTGGATTCTGATACCTTCAAGACTGTCTATCTTCATCTCAAGCATATTGTTGTCAGTATCGAAATTAAGGCTTATCTCGTTATCGTCGTCAGCTTTCTTCAGAATATAGAGTAATTCGACAAGCAGGTCTTTATAATAGTTGAAGAACTGCTTGTATTTCTCGTCGTCTTTTTCGACAGGCCTAAGGTCTATGAGCAGCTCTATATGTTTCTTGTCATTCATATATCGCCTGAATGTATCAGGTGACTCGAATATTGTCATATACTTGTCACGTATCTTTTCTGTCACCTTATCTTCAACCTTCTTATCTGATATTGAATTATAAACCGTATATATGATGTAATTCAGAACCGAAAAGAATTTATCGGTAGTAACGCCTTTCTTTAATGGCAGGTCTATACTGAAATAAGTCATCTTACTGAAATCAAGATACATGCCTTCAGTCATAATCTGAAAATTGATGTCGTATCCGTTAACAAGGTCGCTGTAGCTCGAAGGATTCCTAAGAACGTCTTTTACACTCTGTATGTTATAGCAAATATCCATAACCATATCTTCTTCGTAATCCTGCATGAACATAGGTACGTTCAGCTTGCTCAAGTCCTTGTTTTTAATATATGCCTTAAATGAATACCTGCAATGCTCGATACCTGCTGATTTCATAATCTTTCTGATGTCAAGGCATATATATCTGCAGAAGGCGTAATCTATGGATGTGAATGTTATCTCTTTCTGGCCGATAATATATGCAGTCTCTGAAAATTTGTTTTCAAGTCCTTTAATGACATCAACAAGTTCCTTCTGCTCGAGATGCTTGCTTGAAACCGTAATATCAACAATTACGTTCTCGAAAGCTTCTTTTATATTTTTGTCATTTATTTCCATTTTAAACCCATTTTAACCCGTTTTAAGTAATTTGTACTCCAAAGTAAAAATAACTCGATACGGACGACGTTTTTAGTATTTATTAAGACTTATATCAGATGTTCCATCTTTTATAGACTGTACTTCCGCATTTGACCTCTTTTCAAGCGTAAGAGCGTTTTGCTTGCCGCTGAATTTATCCTGTAATGCCTTTATCCTCTTCATCCTACCAGGGTCTGTAGTTGATTTAAGAAGGTTGTTGGCCTTATTTGTAAGCTCGATAAATTCTTCTGTTTCCGTATCTTGCCTATCATAATCCGTAATACCCTTCTTAGATTTCTTCTTGAATACCTCAGGAGGGTTAGGCGCATAGAGATTAACATCTTCAACAGGTATGATAAGAATGTCGCCTTCATTCACAGCAAACGGATTTATTATACCGTTCGCGTACATGACAGCGTCTATTGTATCCGAATTACCTTTCCTTTTGGCACATATCCTGTCAAGCCTCGCTGTTTCTCCTGAAGATACCTCGGAAAAGTATTCAGGGTTCATATTCTCCTTGATATAAACCCTGTCTTGAAGCATGACACATCCGTCCTGCTCTTTTCTTTTTATATTGAATACTTTTTCCATTACAACTTATCTTATAACGTGCAAGTTATGATATTGTCTCTTTTGAAGATGCTTTCATTATATTTCGCACCTGATACTCCGTTGTCTACAGTCAATATTGCAAGCGAGCTCTTTTCAAAAGATATGCCTGTTGTATCTTCATATTTCTTTAGCAAATCAACAAAAGGTTTCGGGCCTACACTCCAGTAACCGTCACCGATAACAATATTCAATAAAAGATTGTCACCTCGCTTGTCTGTCATTTCGGAGTATTCCCGGCGGCTGTTCTCTATAATCGCAAAGAAATTGTCACCTCCTCCAAGCTTATCCGAAATATTACGGATGTCATTAAAATCTTTTATCTCAACAAGTTCGTTCATCGATATAGGAGTAACGATGTCACTGAATGCAAACATCTCATATTCTGTGATTTTAAGCTCGCTGAGCAATCCTTTTATTATAGACGCTATTCTTATATAAGTTTCAAGGTTAGACATAACAGACCCTGAAAAATCAATATAAATTAGAGCCTTATAATTTATCTTAGAATCTTCAAGATAACGGCGTCTCGGTAAAATGAACTTATCAGCAGCGTATAGCAAAGATTTCCTTGGAAATACAAGTTTGCTCTTCTGAGATTCCTGCATAGCGGTCTCAGAATCACTCTTAATCTTTTTAATCTTACGCTTAATTGCACTCTGAATAGCAGATGGTCCGTTAAAATCACTCTTCGTTGACTCATCAGCTCCTTTAGATACATTGACAGATATTAAGTCGTTTTTAAATACATTTGTATCTGTCTTTAATTTACTTCTCAGTTCATCATCAAGTTCCGGTATTTTCTCGATAAGGCTGTCCACATCTTCATCGACATTCATTATCCTGTCAAAGATACTGTTTTCATCTTTTACATCATCCCCCTTCGCAGCTTCAGAGCCTTTACCGCTACCCAATCTTTCGTCGTCGTCATCATCGTCATCATCGTCGCTATCTCCTTCTCCAGCACTTTCTTCACCCTCGGAACTTTCTGAGTCTTCGCCGACTGTCTCTGTTGATGTCGAATCATTCTCTTCAGATTCTTCATTCCCTTCATTGTCTCCGCCTTCATTTGCATCAGAATTATCATCATCGTCACCCTCATCGTAATCGTCGTCGTCATCAAAGACAGAATTAGAAGCAGAATCTTCATCTTCTCCAGGTTCTTCTCCAGACTCATCTCCTTCTCCATCCTCGCCTTGGTCCTGGTCTTCATCCTCTCCATTTTCAGAACTTTCTTCATTGCCATCGCCACTCTCATCACTCTCTCGTTCTTCCTCAGAGCCGTCATTAGTGCCTTCTTCATTATCGCCTTCGTCGCCTTCGCCTTCATCTTGGTCTTCGCTCTCTTCTTTCTGTTTTTCAGAATTCTTATCATTATTATCCTGACCTCCATCCTGCTTGTTTTCCGGCTCGTCAAAGTATTTGTCTATATCGATATTATTAAGAACATCGATTGCACGGTCATGCTTAAGGTCTTTAAGTACATGTCCAAGACTTCTCGCCTCAACAAAATCAGCATAACTCATTATTGCAAGCGACTCATTATATTTGGTATTAACTATCTTTTTAAGCTTAGAAATCAAAAGAGCGCCTTTAGCTTTCTTCTCTTCTTTCGACAAAGTTTTATCCTTCTTAATCTCGGCAAGCTCATCCTCAATCATTTTTGTGAATTCCTGGCGAAGCTCTTTATCATTTTTCTCGCTCAGTATTATTTTTAATATCGTCTCAAATGTCTTCTGGCTATATTTCTCCAAATCAAACCAAGCATGTAAATCTGACATTTTATCAGAAGTCGCATACCTCATTTCTATAATGGTATTGTTTACCTCTATATCCATAGCGATATTTTTTGTTTTCCTTGGAATATCAGGAAAATTCATACCCCTCTTTGGATGTTTAAATAAGACATGTAGAAATTCGTGCAATATGATGATAGATGCTTGATACTCGTCAGCGCCAAGATATTCACGTACGAATTTCGGGTTCATATAGACGATTTTCTTCGTACCGACAGCCATCGTAGGAATCTGCTGCGTCAATACGAAATAGAATGTGTTGAGCGTATCCCTGAAAGCTGGCAGCTTATGATATATCAAATCAAGGGCTCCTTCAAGGCAATTAACTACAAAAGCAGCATCCTTGTCACCAGGATGCTGCTTCATATAGATTGCAAAGTTTGTGTTAGTAAGTTTCATTATTCACCAACTTTAAAAGTCTTTAACAATATATTTACCATTGCATTCGTATATGGGCAATTTTTCAAAGATTCCTTACTGTTGATGTCATAACCCATATCTGTAATAATACCTTCCATCGTAGATATTACTATCTGGTTGGATGTTCCTTCAGGCATATTGTTTACAAGGAACTTGCAGATATTCTCGAAGTTCTTTTCAGGTATAGGATTCTTTTCATCCCATTTAGAACTTACGTATGCTTGTATTACCTGCATAGTATCCATTGTTCTATCTGGCAATGTAAGCTCTTTAACGGTGTCATTCAATTTACCGTTTACGACATTCATCGCCGTGAACTTAGGCTTACTGCTGTCTCTGTTATTAAACCAGTATTCGGTATAGTCTTCAGCAGCGTCAGAGCCGACATACATTGAAACTATTTCCCTGAATTCGTCTTTGTCGAATCCGCTGTAATCCTTAAAGCCTCTTGTCTCACATTCAAGATTCAATCTGTAAATACAGTTTGTCCAAGAACGTGGAGAAGGCCATGCGGCTGAAGCTCGTTTCTGGTCATAATTAAGCCTTGATTCAACATCATAATTGAACCAGTTCGTAAACTCACCTTCCGCATTTACCTCTGCTTGGAAGAAATCAAGAGTTGTCTGGTCGAATCCGTGGTTTTCAGCCCATACTTTCCAAGAACTGAATGTAGGCACGAACTGAATCTGTGCGAAACGGTTTGTCAAAGCACCTGGAGCATGTTCCCATTTAGATTCAACCATAGAGTCATCAAGCGGCCTATTCGTACAAGCGATAATAGACCATTTGCTGCCAAGTATGCAAGAACCGTACTTTCTGTCGGCAATCAACGTCAAGAAAGCAGAGAATATGTCGATGTCAGCCCTAAACAACTCATCAAGCATCAAGATACCACCGTCACCTGTTTTCTCGCAGTATTCCAAAACACCGTCTTCGTCATATACCGGGTTGACAGAACCGTTTGCTATCTCATTAAGCAGTAAGTCAGTATTTCTGTCTCCTGTAGGTTTATATACAGGCAAAGCGTCTGTCATTGCATCCTCACATTTCTTAACTATCTTATTAAGAACTTCGTCAGAAAGGCCTTCTACAGACTTGCCTTCAGATTCAAGCTGCTGGCGTATTGACTCAGTCTTAGGCATAGGTACCGATAATGAGTCTGATTTCAACTGGCCACAGTCGATAACAATGAGAGCTTTACGTTTCTTGGGGTCAGTTATATTCTTGTTATACGCGTTTACTATTGACATAGGTATATGTGTCTTACCTATACCAGGAGCTCCCCAAATAAGCAATGGCATTACTCCGTTGCCTTGTGGTTTTACAAGCCTCATTTTTATTTCCTGTTCAAGACGTTCCGTACCACATTCCTGCCATCTTTCATCGAAACCACCTGAACGAGCTTTATAACCGCCGACACCGCGACCCTCACCCATAGAGAGTAAGGTCTCAAGATTCTTTTTCTCATTATCAGTTGCATATACCGGATATACGCCCGTATCATTAAGGCTTACAGTATCGACAGGTTTTGAGAACTCGTCAGAAACCTTTGATATGACCTGTACAGCTTTTGACGGGCTGACGCTACCGAAGAAGTTCACGATAGATGAAGGCGATACCGCACCAAGACTGTATCCGTCTTTATCGAAAGCGGCTACGAACCATTCATTCAATTTTTCTGTCGTACGTGTGAAGATTTCTTTGATTTTGTCAACGATATTTCCAGCAACCTTCTTTACATTGTCGAAGAAACCTTCATTCATTAACGTAGAGAAAGATTTCAACGAATAATCTTCATCAAATTCAGCGTCAAGCGATTGCTCGATTTCTTTCTTAGCTTTCTGGATGTCTTCATAAGAAGTATCAATTTTAGGCTGCTTCTTAGGGTTACGTGCAATATCTGCCATGTAGTCAGGCGCCCAAATTTTGAATACTTCAGGATGGTTGAAGTCAGAACTCAAAAACATATTGTCAAATGACTTCACACGGTTTATCCTCCAGCTCTTGATTGAATCATTATTAAATCCAGACTTATAGAAAGTACCTTTCATAGAAGTAGCTGAATTCGTCTCGATTATGCTAAGGTCTGCATTAGGAATGTTCAAGTATGCAAACATCGCATCGAAATTCGTTACTTTGCTGAAATCGAAATGTCTGAAGACTTTGAAACTGCTCTTCGTCTTTCCCTTAGCAGCAGCTATGTCATAAATCGCTGTAACGAAATTTACGGCATTGTCGTCTGTCAAAACTTTCTTTTGACCGCTCTGAATGATTTGAGTTACCTCTCTCTTCATTTCAGTACTTTCGTTATCATCATCGTCAGTTGTATCCTCTTCAGCAATCTCATCCCATAGACCTTCGTTAATCATACGAGATATAGATTTGTCATATTCACTTCCACTGAGTGAATCAAGCTTTTCGTCAAATACCAAGTCAAGTATATCCATTTCCTTAAATTTTTTCTTGTTAATATTAGAATTCAACCATATATGAAAGATAAGCTTTCTTATCCTTATTTACGTCGGTAATGTCGGTAGACATAGCGCCATTTAGGTATTTTATCCATTCATAGTCTGGTTTGCCTCTTCTCATTATTTTACCTATGTTCGGAACAACACGCCAGCTGAACCTGTTGAAACCTGCGATATTACCGGCTTTTACTTTTCCGGTAAGTCTGTCTTCGATTGCTTTCACGACTTCAGCCCAACGGTCTCTTGGTACAACTGTTATTTCATCAGGAACTTCAGAGTTATCCATTTCTTTTTGGTAAACGTTCTTAATTTTCCTCCAGATAATCTTAGCATGAGGATAAATGTTGAAAATTGAAGCCCTGTCCAAAATTGAGTTCCAGTAGTCGCCTCCGATTTCAGATTTAAGGTCATCCATAGAAGCATTGGTGATTATGATAACGCATCCCCTGAAATCAAAGTTGTCAGGCATCTTAGGTTTGAGGTCGCTCGCAACTTTATTACGTAAGTCATTTGCCTGACGCTGTTTAGATTCAAGCTCTTTCATAGTTGCCTCAGTACCTTGGCCTTCTTGATGTTTCAATTGCAGTTTCGCAATATCTTTTTGAAGAGACTGATACCTTGTGTTAAGCCTCAAGCTTGCGTCAGTATCACCAACTTCATTATAGTAGTTCTCCTTACGGTTATATGTTTTCTTATAAGTAGGCACGGCACCCATTTTACTTACGTTACCTTTCGTACCATGTACTGACGCCTGCCAAAAAGAAATCTTTTGTGCTGAGTCGAATATCCTCGAAACGTCATCAAGGATAATCAATTTATCCTGGTAGTCATAGAACAGCTTATACAAAGATGTCGGAGAAATAGCGAAACTTGAAGGCTTGATATAGTCACGGCCTTCAACCATCTTTTCATCTTTCAAAGTTTGTTCAAGCGTATAGGTCTTACCAACGCCAGGAGCACCGCATATAATCATAAGCCTTTTACCAATCTCACCTGTTTCCTTACCCTGAGCGTCAAGCATCTTCTTACCTCTCACAGCGTCACACATATCTTTTGTAACACCTGCGATTGTAGCCAGGTCTTCGTCATATTCACGCTCATATATTTCAATGGCTTCTTCGATTTTCTCGTCAAGCTCTTCTTCAGTAGGAGCAATACTTACATTATTCACGATATTAAGTCCGGCTGGAATGACAGGCGCTGCAGGCGTACTTGCAGCAGATGGAGCGGGAGCGCTTGGTATGCTTGGAGCAGAACCACCTGAAACACCAGGTGCCGTAGGTTGAATACGGTCCATAATATCTTGGTTGAGGTTCGCAATCTTACCACCATACAAATTATAGATTCTTGGGTCCTGCATAAGCTGCTTGCATAATCCAAGCCTTGAAACTGATTGAAGCCTTAACGCGATGTCAGGCACAAGTTGAGTCAACTGAGCAACACGGTCATCTTTAAGACTTTCGTTAACTTCTTTTGTTTCGCCTATGATTTCAAGCAGTTTCTCTATAAATGCCGTCAAACCAAGTTCAGAAGTCTGAATTTTGTCAGTCTTTATATTTTCGACACTCATACCTTCTTTTGGCTCATAGACGTAAGCTATGATATTTGAATTATTGTAATGTAGCAATATCCTTTTCTTTTCAGATTCGATATATGCACATTCTTTACCGTTAACAAGCATTATTACAGGAGAAACAATCGCACCTTTAATTTTGCGTACAAGCATTACAGCTGCTTTCGCAAGAATAGGACGGTGTGACAATAAGTTTGCTCCAAAATCTGCATTATTGATTTTTGAATCAACTTCTTTTTCTTTTTCCTGAGCAGCAGAACCTTCAGAAGCAGACATGTCTTCTGCTTCCGTCATATAGCCCAATTTATTAAGATTGTCTTTAAATAACCCCATATCTTTAATTTTTTATGTTCTATATATTTATAATTATCTTGAAATGTCTAAACAGAAATCCAATATGAATTCGCATGGTCCGCCTTTATATCTGCAAGTATCGCGGAAACTTCAGCCTGACCCTCATTAGCGATTGCGTCATAGTTTATTGTCACGTCACCGATAAGCTTATTGCCAAATGAAGAAATGACACGGCGCAACTGAATCTTGCACTGTGCCATAATATAATTTTTGAAATAAGGGTCTGTAAACAGAGAGCAGTCATCAACAGCAGTATAAACATCAAGAACGACATCCGTCCTCGGAAGCTCGCCCGTGAACGTAAGCCTTTTCGTAAGCCTGTTATAATTAAAGCCTATCGGATGCTGGAATATTCGCTGCATTTGGTCAAAGAAGCTCGACTCTATTATCCAGTATTCAAGGCCTGTCGCAGCGATTGCTGTACGGCCGTAACTGTAGAAATCTCCATTTATAGCCCACCAGTCATTGACATTTGACCTCCATCTATTACCGCCGGCCTCGCCGTTATAATTACCGACTTCATACACGGCAGTAACTGAAACGACATTTTCAGGCAGGATAAGACGACCTCTTGTCGCAGTCTTATCGGTATTGTCGTCTACTCCCTTTCTGAACAAAGTATTATGCAAGACGTCATGCTTTATCGCAAAATATTGGACTTCGACCGCATCCTCGTATATTCTGTAGAACAATTCTTTCGCGTCTTTTATAATCAAGGTAATAGCTCTTTCCGGTATTGTGAAAGGTATCATGCAGCTTACAGTCATTTCTTCCTGTAAATCCCTGATAAACGCGTTAAGGCAATCTACAGAATCCCTGTCGCAGGAATCTACGAGATTATGCCTTTCTGCGCCTTTGTTCTTAAAGAAGTCTTCGTATGCAGCCATTATGTTTTCTCCTTATATTTTTCTTTTAAAGCTTTGAGCTCGAGACACATCCTCGCATTTTTTCCGTTAAGCTCATCAATTATCTTTCTGCTTATCTTGTGTCTTTCCTCAGACTCAAGCCATGCGTCCCTGTAATTTTTAAGCTCTTGCTTGTGCTCTTTCAGTTCGTCTTCAAGCTCTTTGATTCGTTCGTCTTTACTTTGTTCTGTACACATATATTAAATTATTTTGATTTTGCCGCCTGTTTGATGTCCAGCTCTATCTCATCTTTGCTCTTAACAAGCTCACTGATTTTCTTTTCAAGTTCTTCTTCATCAGTAATCTTTTGAGCGTCGTTGATTTCATTAGTAATCTTTTCGAGTCTATTTTTCAACTCGTTGTAATCACTTGGAGCAACAGATTTAGACATCTTCTTAAGATTATCCTTAAACGATGATATGATGCTGCCGATTGCTTTAAGCTTGTTTTCAGGCTTGTTCATTTCACTGACATTTTTCTGATACTGTTTTTCAGCTTCATCAGTAAGATTGTCAATGACTTGATTCCTCATATTCTTGAACTTATCCCATTCATTTTCGATAGCATCAACATTTGTCGTGCTCTTAATTTTATCGTCGTTAAGGATTATATCGATAACACAAAGCTCTGCATAGGCAAGCATTGAATTCGCCCATTCCTTTGCCTTCTCATCAGGAATTCGCTCTATTGCCGTAGTCGCAGCCTTCTTATACATTCCATTCTTTAGAGCAAGCTGCTTGTTCTTAAAGTTGATGACATTCTGATTCATGTCAAGAAGCTTTTTACCAGAACCTTTATAAGAGCCGATATTCAATAGAGACGACACATCTTTTCCTGCTTCGTCAGTCAATTGCATCTTCAGCTGCTGCAGATATACGTCAGCGTATTCCGCTATAGCTTTGACTGCTTTTTTCAAATCACCGATATTCTTTGACTTCGCCCAGAAATAACCGCGGCGTGTTTCTTTGTCTTTGTTCGCAAGTTCATTTGCTATTCTTGGATTCTTTGAAAACTGCGGCCACCATTTCATAGTATTTGCAAACATCCCGAAAACACCTTCGTTAACGGCTTTTGACTCATCATATTGCAAATTAAGGTCAGCTGTCATATCTGCTATCAATGAATTAACATCGAAGCTTATCATATCACGAGCAAAACCTTCTATCTTGTCATCAATTTCAAGATATTGCGTATGAGTTCTAATCCAGTTAATGATATTATTTACAGTAAAATCACCTATTCTCTCAAAATAGTCACTCATGTCATTAAGCATACTGTCAGTATCAAATGTGACATAAGCTTCATAGCCGTCACCTCTTTCGCCTAAATCTATATAATTCTGAGCGAATTTGCTAAGCCATTCACTTACTCTGTCGAGAGTCTTTTCTCCTTCTATTTCAGAATTCTCATTAAATCTCTTTGATTCTCTGAATTCATTAAAAGTCATTAAATGTTCTCTATCCATAGCCTTATATAATATAATAAACAATAATTTCCAAATTTATTTATGGTTTACCGAGAATTTCTTACTGAACTCGTCAAAGGATTCAAGTATATCATCATCATTAAAACCTTGTATGTGTTCTTTAATCTCATTCCAGTAATAAGCTTCTCCGTTACCGTTATTCTCAGTGCTCCATGCCGTTTCAAGACCAAGGTCGATACAGTCCGTTTTCAAGTCGCCGCATTCACGTATGCTTCCCATCTTGTCAGACAGTATATCGCCGCTGATAATGTCTATCGTGTCCTTATCGAATTTAAGAGCCTGCAGTTTGCCATCAGGTCCTGGGGCTATCCAATAGTAGCCTACGAAATAACCATACTCAGCATTGCTTTCATAAAGGTTTACCGGCAGGAATATCTTGTTTCCGTTAGGACCTTTCACATTATATCCCCACTGTCCTGTCTCTATGTCCCGCTTCCAAGTCCAAACGCAGTTATTGACAAGCTCTGACATTTGCTCTCTGTCAGGAAGATTTATCTGTCCTGGTATGTCTTTATTTTCAGTAATTTCTTTCGCCTTACCAAATTTTGCGACAGCAGTATCCCAATCATAGGAATTACCAGCTTGCTCCGGATTATCAGCGCCTTCATTCTCTTCACACCAATATATACCTGAACCTTTAATTAGTTCAATGCCTTCATCAGGATTATCAGATACAAGACGTACATTGCATTGCGTTCCTTTTAGCATTGGTTGACATACAGGATATATTTCTCCATAACTTGAAAGAATAGAACAAGTATATGAAAAGCCTTTGAATACAGGAGTTGAAGTCCAGGTATTCGCAACCTTCATCTCATTTCCTTCAGAATCAGTCATAGAGGAGTTCGCCGGTATGAATATATTTGCCCCTGTTGAAGCGGATGATATTCTGAATACTTGCACGCCATTTAAAGAGTATTCCCTAAATGTTATATCTCTCGATTTGAACAGACTTTCAAATTCTTCTTTTGTAGGTAATCGTTTCATGTCCTAATTTTTATTTGTTTTTTTCAGACTTATATCCATTGGCATACATCGCCTTCATCTGGGCTTCCGCCTGATGCTTTGTCGGGAACACCTTCCCTGTTTGCCCGAACTTGTATCCACCTTTAACTTTCTGAATCGGCATAGCTTTAATTTTTACTGAATTCGCTGAATGACAATAACCTGTTCTCCTGTTCATCAAAAAAGTTTTCAATCTGCACAGAAGAACGTATTTTTATTTCGACTTCATCAGGTTCGTATTCGACACTTGGCATTTCTACAAAACCCAACTCCCTCCATGTCGACCTAAGTCTTGACATAAATTCGAACAGCTGCTCGTCAAATGTCTCCCTGCTGCAGTTTGCTGTGAGGTCAGCTTCGATTTCCACATAATAACCACTGTATTCGAATTCCGGAGTACCGTCTATCAAACCGCTGAAGGCGTCATTGAAATATTCCTTTACAGAATCCTTAAAATCTTGAAAAGTAGTAGCTTCCATAGTATTATATTGTTTTTATATATTTATGGTTTACCAGATAATGTTTAGAGGCAGTCTCTTCGCAACCCTTGCCCGCCAGGCATCCAAAGGTATCCTCTTATCCTTGTCGAAACTGCCTCTTAGTCTCATTTTCTTATGAATCTTGCAAGTCAGTCCAAGATGAAAGCAAACATCTCCGAGATGTACGTCTTCAACACCCCAAAATCTCTCAATATCCGTACTGAACAGTTCTCCCTGGAATTCAAGGACCTTGTTTATTGCGCTGCGTTTCATAAACAGACCGCATGAATAAAAGCCGTTATGAAGATGTCCATATATCTGGCTATAATCTGTAAACCATTTAGGGTCATCCCGCTCATCATTCTCTACAAGGAATAGCAGTATGTCGCTGTTATATAAATGGAAATCTTTATGGCCGGAAACCGGATACCTGTCGCCGTCAAGGAAAAGAACGTCGCTGTCTTTGTCACATACTGAAAGTCCAAGATTTCTTGCAGATGAAACCATCCTACCTTTCCAGGTATTCGGAGTCTTAATGTAGTTAAGGCTCAACTTATGACATAGCTCTTCGCTATTGTCATCACATCTGTCAAGAACCCATATCTTTTTATCTTTCAGAAAGAATTTGTCAAGCTCTTTTGACATTCTTTCTATCGTCTCTCCTTCATTATGGCCGATAATAACTATATTCATTTTATTGGGCAATGTCATTATATGTCAGAACAGCCTCAACACATGAAAAAGGAATGATTCCTTTGTAGCATATCGAAAAACCTTCGTCCGCGTTAAAGTTCTCATCCTTCACGAAAAGATTCTTGTCAAGGCTATTTGTATTTATTTTCAAGACAATTATATTTTCTTCATCAACATCGTGCTCTTCTGCATATTCACTCTCATATACAAAATCAAAAGCACAGTTCTCGTCATCAGTCAGGCATACCACGCCCGGCGATGAAAAGCTCCACATCTTCCTACTGCTGGCTCCGAGTCCTTTCTCTTTGATAGATTTCAACCTCGACTTCAATGTCGCATGATAAAGAATCTCAGGAATATCTATATCGTGTAAGCCTTCCGCTATAAAATCAGAATATGTTTTTAATGGTTCCATTATGAAATTGTTATAGAGTTAAACCAGCAACCTTTTGTTCTTGCGGTTCCAGAACCTGTATCAGGCTTCATATACATAACATTAAATCCGACCACATTTGATTTATTAAAACCAGATGAAGGCAGACTCAAAGTATATGTTAAAGTATCAGTCGTTTGTGGGGATTCATCATAGCTTTCAGGGTTCAATGTCTTATTACTGTCATCATAGTTATATGAAGTCACATTACCGTTATTGTCTACGAATGCAACGAATACTTTATAATAGTTATTCTTTGTAGCATAATCATTAGCAGCTTGCGTCCTTGTATTCTTTGCATTCCTTGTAATACCATTACCGCTAAGCTCTGAAGAAGACAACGCATTAAAGGTTTTGACACCAAGAACTAATTTACGGGCATCCGTTAAATCGACAGAATTTGTAAATCTATATTCTATATGGTCATGCTGATTTGGTCCCAACGAACTTGGTTCATTGCATATTACATAAACTTGTCCAAGCTCTATGGCATTAGGATGTACTGCTCCTGATGTCTCCGTTCCGACAAGGTAATATCCTGCAGAAGATGTATTAAAGCTGGATTCAGATATACAATCGTCTATGTATAACGGCAATATCCACCCACTGGCTCTCGCAGCTGTTATGCTCTGCTGGCATTGACTGTCAGCAAGTGCCGTCATCCATACGCTCGCCTTAAAGTTACATTCCGCATTCGTGGCATGTGTAGACGAAAGATGAGATAATATCGTCCTTGAAGAGTCAAGAGTCAACGGAGATGAAAGCATTTTAATACTGTTCTCTATATCAGATGTACAAGTAATATTCGTAAGACTTGTGCAATCCTTAAACGTGCTCTCACCCATATAGCAAGTGCTTGGTATTTTCGGAAGGGTGAGATTAGTCAAAGCAGTATCTCCCGAAAAGCAGTTTGGCATACCATATCTCTGTCTACCGTCTGTTGCTCCGTCGACCATTACCATATCATCTGTATGCAATCCCGCCAAATCAACAGTCGTAAGTCTCGGACAATCATTGAAACAGCCCTCCATAGTAATCAAAGGGCAATTCGTAAATTTACCGAACCCTGAAATCATAGTGGCATGTTCAAGGTTAGAAAACGCAAATAATAACATTGTCAATCCAGAAACATCTCCAAGATATGATAAATTTATAGTCGTGAGATAACTAACATTATTTCCATTGCCACCATACCTCGAATCAAATGTAAGATTCTCTATAACAAGGTCTTCAGGTATAATAATTTCAAAATCACCATGAGAATCAGAAGTGCCTTCGCAGATAACTCTGCCTGAATAATTAGAGTCGACATTCCAAGTCCTGTTAGTGTTATCCCATGTCCACCTGTTATTAAAGCAAACTCGTATAGTCTTATTACTTTGGTTACAAGTGCCGTAAATCATTCTCTTCTTGCCTGAAAGAGAAGTCCTTGCCAAAAGATTCATCTGAAGTATCTCATTCATAGCATTAAGTCAATTTTGTTACGACTCCAACATATTTATTTGAAGCAACTTTAGTACAACAGAACATATATTCAGCTCCGGCGTCAAGTCCAGAATCACCATACCAAGTTATACTTGCAGGCGTATCAGGTGAGACTACGTCATCATTCTTTACCGCCTGCGGCATACCTTGCATATCATCATTCGTAAAGTATCCTGAAAACATATAGTTGTAGTCGCCATTAAAACCTGTCTCATCAAGTTCCAAGTCTCCTACTGAAAGAGCTGTTGTAGGACAATAATAAGTATCAGGATTACATACTGTTGTAGATATTGGCTTCTTCATACCAAACATTGCGCCATTAACTGTAAGGTTTCCTGCAAGCTCTTCATTACCATGCCAGTCAAGTCTTCTTGCATTAGAACGCATACTATCAGAAAAGCCGTTACCTATAACTTCTGCATACTTACCAAGCCCTGATGGAACACTATATAGTTTCTTCCAATATCTTGTATCCATCCAGGTCGTTCCAGTTGTATCTTGAATACATTCATATACATCTGTTCCGTATCTGACAACTATGTCTCCTACTGAATATGGCTGGTTGGAAACCCAATTAGGATATGGTAATTCATAAGCTTCTGAATCCTCTTCGTTATACATGCCTGAAACATGCTCAGCAGCCTTTCTTGCGATTGTCCCTATTCCTTCAGCGTGTGAAGATAAACCTTCAGCTAATGTCTTGCTCCCTTCTGAATGTGCGCCGTTGCCTCCAGAAGCTACAGTCTCGTTACCTTCAGCATGAGGACCATAATTACCGGATGCGAGAGTTTTCGAACCCTCTGAATGCGCTCCATAATAGCCGTTTGCGACAGAACTATCACCTTCTGCATGTGAATAATATCCTTCAGACCTTGTACCATATCCTTCAGCATGTGTAGCCTGACCAGCAGCTATACAGTTCATACCTTCAGAATGTGAGTACATTCCGCTTGCAATAGATGTAAAGACATTTACATTAAATGTTCCATCTTTTGATAAATTATATATGTTAAATGTCGTAAGTCCTGTAGTAGAATCATAAATGGCAGAACCTATCTGATATAATTTATCAAAATAAACGCAGCATCCATTATAACGTTCATAATCACCTGCCGCAGTATATTGATTGTAATCGCCATGAGTAATCTGAATTTGTGTAATCCACTCATATCCTCCTTCAGAATGTGAGCCATCACCGTATGCAACCGTATTTAAGCCTTCTGCGTGAGAACCTGTTCCGTATGCTATAGAAGTACCTTCTGCGTTTGAATTTTTCCCAACAGCATCTATTGCCGAGTTAAATACTGTACTATTTTCTCCAGAACCTTCAGGTAAAAGTTTACCTGTCAGCCAGTATTCATCAAGATATTTAATAGTTTGTATACCAGAACATTTTATGCTAAACTCGACATCACTTAAAGCAGAAGCGGCTGTCGCTTTTGTAAAAATACCTGTTGATGACTGGTATTCTATTACAAAATCATTCTCACCTTCCATATCTCCGCTACTACACAAAACATAGTCTCCAGTCGCTGCAATATCAGTACCACCTATGCTATATGTCTTATTTTTAGGTGTAACCTTATTCAGCATAATATTTTCATAAGTGGTGCCATCTAATGTGACATCATAAAATTTCTTAGTCAATAGTTGGATTGCAGGACATACCGGATAACTTTCTCCTTCTGGGAAAAAATTATCAGTGGTAGTTCCTATCGATACATTTTCAAGAGCCAGATTATAAGATTCGTCAACTTCAACCTTTATAGAACAGTCAAGGCTTGAAGTTTCCCAAGTATCCTTACCTTTTATAAAGAAATTTGTAGAATTAGGCAAGAAAGTGTTATACTTGCTATATATCTGCAGCTTGCCACCATATATCTTGACACCCAGACGTTCTGAATCCGTCGGAGCACTAAGGTCCTCTGCTTCTGCAATATATTCACCTGCCCAATCAGGTACTGTCTGCCCTTCTAAAGGTATAAGCGTTATTTTATATTTTGCTCCCTTGACAAATTTCCTATAACTACCAATACCTATCACTTGCCCTCCTTCAGAATAAACTGTAGGATTCATATAGCTGGACGTCTGTACAGTTGTTGTAAATCCTGGGTCTAATACAGGACCTTTATAATGTGTACGATGAAGTATGTGTGATGGTGAATTTATATCGCTTTCATCCCAGTCACCTATACTTGGCGGCATACATCCCCAATAGACTTTCTTGTCTTCATCAAGAGGCACATAGTAATCAGCGATATAAGATTTTATCTTTCTTACTATCTTCCGTAAAGAATTTCTAAGTATTGGATTCAGTTTCATTTTCTTTAATTTTAATTATTCCGATTCTTCCGATTCTTCAAAAATATATCTAAGGTCTTCATTATCGACATCCATGTAATCAGTCAACTGCTCAGTTATAACTCCATTCTGAACTGCATTTTTCGATTGCCTGTCAAGATGGTCGTCATAGGCGTCCTTATAGTCGCCGACAGATACGTCACATCCAGCGAATTCGTTACCGAAATATATAAACATAAAATCGGAATTAGTCGTATTCGTTATTTCTTCAAGGTCCAAAAATGGCTTTACAATATCTGTCGGTTTCGATTTCTGCGTTACAAATTCTATTGTCCTGTCACCTGGTATCGGCAATTTGTTGGTAGACGTCTTTGTCTCAATCGCTTGTTTGACAGCAGCTATAGACATCGGATTTCCGTCAAAAGTATGATTAGGACCGGTAAACAGTATTCTCACCACGGTATACCCGCTCGCCGTTATATAAACTTTTGACAGTCCGCTGATATTATATAGCTTATAATAGGTATTCTTGCTTGCATTATCTGTATATACATCCCAATTCGTACCATTATTTCTTACATAGACATTATTCGATGTCGAGAAATAATCACCTGTTATTATTGATGAAGTATCTCTTATACCCTTTGTCGTTACAGCTATCCTGTCAAGTTCATTAAATTCAGCTTGGTTAACCTTTGTTGAAAGGGCAGCAGTTATGGCACTGTTCCTTACTGTATTATCCGAAGAAGGACTTAAAGCAGAATCAACCTGCGGTGTCGATATTGTAACGCTTGTACCATCGCCCTTCGTAAAAACTGTTTCTATATTACCATTAGCGGGTATAGGAGAAGTCTGCGTTATATCTATCTCTATATTATCGAGAGCCTCCTTTATGCCTGATGATTTTACTGGGTTATTTGAGTTAGCTGTTGGAGCATCATCGAATGTCAATGTATTCTGCTTTGTTCCAAGTCCTCTCCAGATTCCGTCAGAAGTTACAGGATTCATAGAATCCTCTTGAGGTACGTTATCAAATGTAAGAGTATCTTGCTTGTTGGCAAGTTCAGACTTCACATCTCCGAAACTGTTAATATCGGGGTCATCAAGAATTGCGTCTATTGCATTTGCATTTGTCGTTATCTGTTTCACAAGTGCCTTAGTAGCTCCTGAATTTATTGTTTCCATTTGTCCAGGGGTAAATGACATCCCGTGCACTACCTGCAAGAATGTCCACGTAGGCATAGTCGTCTCTGTCTGTGCGACTGTACAGATATATCTCGTCGTAGGAAACAAAAGGTCGTAAGTCGTATTAGGGTCACCGCTTATATCCGTTATATCAGTGCCTGCACCTACAAGATACTCGCTAACGCTATCTACGCCGAGTTCAAGGTCAGAAATGCTACAGGTATAGATAATGTTTTCATTGTATCTCACATGTGAGTCATCAAGAAACCATATCATACCTCCGTTTATTTCTACATGAAGTTCTGCGGTCATAAGCGTCGTGCTCGCAGAAGGACCTGGAAGATTTATCTTACCCCATCCAGAAACACTTATTGGATTTCCATCTTTTATCCTTTGATATTTGAAATTATCAGCTGACATGAAATAGAACAGCGTCTCATCTTTAAGAACAGTAGCCTGGTCGTTTATGTCGACATAGACTTCAGGTTTGACGACAACGCTGCCTTCAGTGACTTCAGGTCCGCAGCCGACTATCGCTCCGTTATGATTCTTATACCATCTGTATGTACCGTCTGCATTCTTATACCAAGGTGTTTGTAAATCCCAATCCCTTGTATCAAGAAACGTAAATCCTTGGTAAAGCTTCGAATATGCGAATGACTGACGTTCGAACCCCTGAGACATCTCTTCATTCGAACCGATAACTGCAGCGGCATTCATCTCCATGGCATTCGCGAGCTGCTCAGCATTTACAAGTTGGTTCGAGTCAGTTGTCGTATTCGGAATTTTATCATTTATATCAGATATTGCCTGCGTATTTATAGGTACCTGGCTTATTGCGTTAAGCTGGTCTGTAGTCAATGTATCCTGCTTAGTACTAAGGCCATTAGTCACATAAGCTTTGTCTGCAAGCTGGTTTGAAGGAGAAGCGTCATCAGGTATAAGGTCTGTAATATCAGACACTTCTGATTTTGTGGCAAACTTCTGCCTCAAATTATATAAAAATCTATCAAAAGCACTTATAATATCCATTTCAACACATTTTAATTATTTATGTAAAAGAATGCTTACAGAGATGCAAACAAAGCATCTATCGCCGCATTCGTAAGACTCCTGACTTCTATATTTTCAACATAGACGGTATTGCTTCTCAGAGTTTCCGTATCGTCAACATCAGACATACCGAGTATGACAATATTTTTCTTATTTGTTTCATCTATGTTGATATTATCAGATGCTATGACAGCAACTTTATCACTATTGCCTTCTATTGAAATTTTCTCGCTGCCTATAACTGTAGGATACAATCCCTCGGTATAAACTCCATTACAACCTATGAATGTTCCGTAAGAACCGTATGTACTATTATAGTTTACATCCTTACCGTGTATAAAGTTGACTTCGCCTCCAGTCGCGCCTATATAGTTCAAGTAGCCGCCAATATGCGAGTACTTACCGTAATCAGTGTTTCCTGAACCTTCAATATGCGAGAATTCAGCTTGATAACTTATATTGCCTATACCTTCAATATGTACATGCCTTGACAAATAAATGTTATTTCCACCGCCTTCTATATGTGACGCTATCGCGCGTGTCATTCCTGAAACATACTTGACTCCTGTCGTTATCGGTCCAGACAAAGTATAGATATATTTTAAGGTCGAACCAATCATTCTTTGTTCGATACCTATGATTTGGTCTGTTAAAGAATATGAAGGAGTATGCTCGGTATCCACTATATGAGAGCCGACTCCGAATAACTTATGGAAATCCAAATAAGTATAACCGTCAATAGTACCTTCTATAAAGTATTTGTATACAGGCTCTTCAGAACTTTCAATTTCAGGCTCACTTGAAACATACTCAGATACTGTTACCTTCATAGAACCAATACCTTCATTATGTGTAAGCTGTGAATTATTGACATAATTCCCTTCACCTTCAACGTGGTTACAATATGAGTCTTCAACATGATTGACATTACCTTCTACAAACGAACCATCACTACTACCTGATGACATTGTTTTATAATAGTTGCTGTTACCTATTATGCCGGAAGCGAATGCCCTCTCGACTCTATTGTAATTACCTGCGATGAGGTTATACATAGTATAGCCTATCCTGTTATTGTTACCGAATATCGCATTATATGTGATATTTAAATTACCGCCCAGGTTATATTCCTTATAATCGGAATTACTATTCCCGTTACCTGCTATTATATTACCAGTAAGATATGTCGGATATGAACTTTGTCCAGTACCTGACTCAAAGCTATTGCTATTGCCAAATAAAGAATTATAAGATGACCTACAATTTATTTTTATATAAGAACCAACAATTATCTCAGTAGATTCATCCTGTCCTTTGTAGTCATTTCTATAGCCACCTATAATAGAGCTCCTTATATCACTTCCTAATTGATTAGAACTACCAAAAATTATAGAATTATCTATATTAAAATTAGTTTTAGTCGTACTATTATTAGAACCTGTTATAAAAGAATTATTTATATAAATATTTCCTACATTATTGCAAGCTCCTGATAAAATGCTACTTGATAATATATAGTCAGAAACATATCCATAAGATATAGCGCCGTGTATTATAGAATTATTTGAATTTTTAACATGAAATCCATTACCTATAATCAGATTCATATTACTGTTAGTAGCAGTATTATAATGACCAAAAATATAAGTACTGCTATATCCGTTAATGTTGTTATTAGTACCGAATATTGCACTATTAGGACTTTTCGTTATAGAATTCCATACACCATTTATAAAATAGCTTTTATCCATAAAATCAGATGTATCAGCCGATATGCTATTATGATAGCCGAATATAACACCGTGTGTGGCATTATTTGTATTTTGGTCACCATGTACAAATGATTTCAAGCCGGTATTATTATTCTGGTCACCAAGTATATAATTATACTGGGAAGAATAATAATTATTAGTACCTAAAATAAAACTATAATTACAGCTGCCTGTATTGCCATAACCAATAGATATACTATTATATATAGAATATGCCGAATTGCTATATTGATAACCAATAACAATACTACCCGCAACTGAACCCGTTTCAAGTCCGCTACCCATTATCAATGAATAGCTTGACGACTTTATATTTGCTGTTATTGCAGATACAAAGCTATTATATATATCATACGTATTTACAACTATTCCATGACCTAATAAAGCGCTATAATTTATATTTTTCCCATATTTACCTTGAGAGCCAGATATATAAGAAAATTGTACATCAGCAGATATGTCAAATCCATCTCCGATAACTGCTGAACTTACCATACTGCCACCCGTTTTCCTACCCTTTATATTATAGCCGCCTGGCTTAAGGCTTATTATAGAATTATCTATACTTCCCTTATATTCAGCTTGGTCACCGTTTACATAGCTATTGGTTACAGAACTACCATCAAATGTAAGGCTTGCACCGCTTATTATGCTTGTCTTTATGCTACAGTCCTTAAAAGTAGACTGACTTGTATTCGCAATAATTTCTGTTATATAAGAATTAACAGAAGGTGAAGATGTCATATAAGTATTTCCATAGCCGCCAAGCAAAGACGCGGTAGGAATTATACTTTCAAAATTATTACATAATCCATAAAAAATAGTACCGTCAGGTGTAAAAGAACCAGAAGAACCTAATTTTTTAACGATATTACTTAAGCCAAATACGGTAATTGAACTGCCAACATTTTGTACAGTATGGCTGGAACCGAATATATGAGCATAAGCAGAATTTTCTATTCTTAAATTAAGACCTTGCGCATATATATTATGCGTAGAGCCATGTATTCTTATATAATCACCTTGAACAAATGTATATGTTGGAGAGCTTGATGTTACAGTTCCATCCATAAGAGTCCTTGTAAACATTATATCAACACCTCTCGCGTAAATATTATGCCCACCATTATCAACTATAATCTTGTCGCCCTCAAAAAATGAATACGATAAGCTGGAAGGCGTATAGTCGGTTATATACTCAACTTGATATTTAGAAGGATTATAAATTGCATTCATACCAAGGCAACATCCGACAGCATAAACCTGATTTGTATTATATAATTTTCCGTCTGTACCCCTTATCTGTGAATAACTACTATTGCGTGCTCCAAGCAATACCCCATCGAAATATATAAATTGACCGCAGCCGCTTTCTATTGTATTTTTTGTACCTCTAAGATATTCATATCCACTGGCACCTTCTTTAACCACATTATCAGCGCCGTCAAGATATATAAATTGACTACAGCCATCTGTAATGCTATTAGAGGCGCCTCGGATAAATCCATATCCACCCACACCTCTTGCCATAGTATTACCAGCACCTTCAAAATATACAAATTGTCCTACACTGTTTTCTGCGACATTTTTAGTTCCTCTTACATATAAATAGCCACCAACGCCACCTTTCCCAAAATCATTATCATGACCAGTAACATCTACAATATCGCCGCTCGAACCAGTTATATTATTATCGGCACCAAATATCCTTATGTATTGCGCTCTGCCTGTTATTGCAGTTGAATTCGATACACCGAATATCTGCGTAAATCGCGTGCCATCTATCGAATTCCTTATACCAAAAACATTATTATAGCCGTTAGGATTCACAACTTCCCAAGTATCTGCATAAGGATATGCCTGATATAAGACATTGCCTGCCCCAAATATTGCGTCAAACCTGCTGTGTGTAACATTATCAACACCTGCCACAAAATTATATTCATCATAGCTTGTATTGTTGCTGCCGAACATATTTCCGAACTGGGCGTTCGACCTGTTGAGCTCGCCTACGACCAAAGAACCTTTCGCCTGATTGATATTGTCTTTACCGGCAACTAATGAAAAATCGCCTGAACACATCGAATTTTCGCCGATGACCATTGAATTCTCACCGACCTGGTATCCTTCAGAATCTTCAGATTCCTCTACGGTATTGACGCCTCGCAAGGCACCGTCTTTCAATCCGTCCTTCAAATGTTTGAGTCCGCTGCCATCAGCACGGCCGCAGCTGTTCCATTTGTCATCTTCGGCATCACAGACAAAGAGAGTCTTGTCGCCGTTTTCTTGGTCTTTTTCGTTAAAGTACGCAACTAAAAAAGCCCCTTGCCTTACAGGGACTTCTGTATAAATATCATCGCTATATAAAAATTGTGGCAACATGTCGTCTAAACTTATTTAATCCTTTACTATTTATGATTTCAAGAGAAACCATAAACGTTAGATAAAGGCTTAGACTTTCTCCCATTCAATCATATTGACTGCCATTATTATTTCTTTGATAGTCTTTTCTATAACGACAACTCTTTCTATCAATTCCGTAATAATGGTATATGACTCGGAGCTCTCGCTCTCATCAGTAACATCAGGGTATGCAAGCATTACGAATCTCGCCATTCCGCTGTCATGAACTTTCATAAGGGTAACGGATGGATGTTCGGGAGAAAGGTCTATATACCTTTCATGCTGGTATCCAAGAAGCCTTACCTTTATCATGGCGGTAATCGCGTCGGTATCTTTTATCCTTATACAGATAATTTCACCATCCTTCAAGTTATTGTATATGCCTTCCGTCGTAAGGTCTATGCTTGCATTCTTCGATGCAACAGTATATATGAATCCACGCTCTCCTTCTATGTCATCAGTGCTGTGCTCCGAAATTATCTGCACGCCGTTGTTATCAAGAACAAGCCTGTCCATATTATTTTTCCCGAACCGTACAAACATACGTCCGTCGATATTACATGCCTTCCCTTCTACCTTACCTTTTACAAGACTTGCGACATAAGTATTGTCAGACAAGCCTGCAAGAGCCTTGTCGAGCTTTTGTACATTATCGGTGGTACACTTGAAATCATTGTTAATCTTCCGACGCATCGTCCTTATGCTGTCAGATATGTCAAGCTCCTCCATCTTGCTGAAATCAGTTACTTCTGGCATAGTCGTAAAGTTTTTAATTATTTATAATACTCATCGAAGTTCACGCCACGCACAAAGAATTTCGTGTTGTCTTCAATATCCTTCGGACCGTCATAATCGATATTAAGGTTATTAAGACATTTCTCAACGGCAGAACTGACCTCATCCTTAAAGTCGTCGTTGATAGTACCAGATGTATCTTGGAAATTGATACTTGCCTCCTGGCCGGCAAAAGATATGATAGCGGTGCTTGAACCTTCTTTTACTGTCGCCATTCCAAACTCAGTATCTAAATCCATATCAAACTTGATATACGATGAGTTCAAAGCCTCTTGCAGTTGCTGCATAAGGTCTTCCATTCCAGTAACATAGTCTCTTCTATATTCACTAAAAGTCTTTAAGTTTCCCATAGTACCTTATTTTTTATTCTGTTCTAAATTATCGTAATATTCCTTTGACTTTTCATACATCTGCTCGGTGACATAAAACTTATAATCAGCTATATGTCCGTCAGGGTCTTTTGTCTCTCCGTCGTCGTATAAGAAAAATTCTTTCTCGTCGTCAAGCTTGTTAACACCGATAAAATCCTCGATATAACGCGTTATACTGTCCTTATAGGCAATATCTGCTATTATCCAAGCTTCTTCTATATAGATGTCGCAAAATGCTCCAGATTTCATTTTTTCAATATCAGCGTCATCTGACGAAAAGACAATAAAGATTTTCTTCTTGTCATTGTGCCTCGTAAATCCGATTTTCGATATGCACCTCATCAGAAGATGCTCTATACGCTCTATGATTTCTGTAGGCTGTTCTTCTTCAACAGGCGTCTCGATTACTGCTGTCTGCTGAGTATCTTCATGCTTCTTTACAGCAGTATGTTCATCCTTAACAACCTCCTCTTTCTGTTTTTTGGCTTTAGGAGCTTTGCTTGTATCCTTAAACGTATCTTTTATGACAGCTGTCTTTTCTATATCTATCTTATCAGCTATATCTTGGTTGAGGTTGGCTATCTTCCCGTTATACAACTGCGAAATCCTTACATCCCTCATAAGCTGCTTGCATACACCAAGCCTCGACATCGTCTGCAACATGATGTTTATATTCGGAGCAAGCCTCTTGAGCTGCTCTACTCTTTCAGACCTCTTGCTTTCATCAATGCCTTCAAGCCATTTGCTGTATATCTTCAGTTCACTCATACTTTAAGGTATTAAATCATACTTTGACAATAATTCATAAAAAGGAGTACAGTCGAAACCGGTATGTGATTTCAAAACGAACCTTTCAGAAAGTCTGTCCATATCCGGAAGCTCTCCTGTTATCGTCTCGAGTTCACTGTGCCTTACCTTATACGATGTCACTAAGTATTTTGAATCAGATTTCTCTTCAGCGAACTCCGCATTAACTTCATCAAGGAAATATTCGATATTATAGTCAGTAACAGGTTCGAATATGTTCTCTATAAGGTATTTCACATTTTGGTTCTTGTGCGAATATTGGATATAAGGTATGTCCAAATACCGCCTGCCGTCCTCTTTATCTGTTATAACAAAAACATAAGTCCTTTCAGAATTGGCGTAATTACTCGGAAATTCAAACCTGCCCTTAACATAGAGCAAGCTTTCAAGAAATTCTTTAAATGTCAACAATGCCTTCATCTCCTTATGTCATTACGTTATTATTTATGGTTATTGAAAAAATATCCCGAAAACTAAGCAAGTCTTCGGGATATTTTTAGAACTATCTGATAATCAGTAAATTATATACCTTTTAGGTCACCAGATTGCTTCATAGCAACTGCCATATTGCCTTGTAGCAAGCCTATGAGGTTTATTTTTGAGAATGTACCGCTTACGAATGCCTTCATAATGTCATACATTTTATCTACTGTTTCCTTGTCAGGATTTACCGTCAAGAAGATTGAATCTTCAGGGACAAGGCTTTCAAGTGCAGCTATATTGAAGTCTTCAAGCTCAGAAAGCAAAGACTTGAAGCAAGCGACATACAGCTCAGTAGGAACACCTGTCTTCCGGCTGCGTACTTTTATTTCAGCGATAAGCCAATCCATATTGTCAGCAGATATATTGTTTTCCCTTGCGAAATCAAGTATCTCTGTCCTGAACTCACTTATATCCGGTACGATTGTTTTCCTGATTATAGAAGGAGTTTTAGGGTCGCTCAACTTGTTAAACAATGAATCAAGGTTTTCATATACATTCTTATTGCCTATGGTCTTCGCAAATTCAAGTTCATCAATGCTGTTGCCTTCATCCAAAAACGGACTTTCCTTTACAATACGGGAAAGCTTTACGACTCTGTTCTGTCCCTTAGAAAATGTACCGTTCCTTCCAAGAAGAATTGTTTCTGCCTCTTCTTCACTTGAAGCAATGCAGGTATCCTTAAAGTCGCTTATAATATCTCCCTTATTGTCATAAACAACAAAATGACCGGTATACGTTTCTTGCGAATCGAAGTCACTTGACTCTTTGATAAACTGCTTGTAAGTCTTTAACTTTTCCATGATTTTATTTTATTAGGGTCAACATATTTTTATAGCTTCTCTCATCGAAGAAAACTTCAAGGAAAGAATCAGATGTTTCAAGTCTTATGATTGCCGCAAAATCTTTGTTGTCAAACTGGACGTCTGCCTCAGGCGACAACTTGAAGAATTTGGTAGAGCCTGACTTATCGGTATATTGAAGCGTGGTGTTTCCACCGTCTTCACCAAGCGTGACATCGCCTTCGCTCGCTGAATTTTCCTTCCATTCAGACGAATAGTCTATGGCACCGATAATCTTGTAAATGCCGTTAGGGTCGTCAGCCTTAAACGCGTCTTTTATTTCAGAGAACTTGACTGTTGTACTTGGTTCGATGTCTGTCATCGCTTTCTCCAACACAAAACCATATTTAGGGCTGCAGTCGAATGTCTCGAATCCACCTGACGTCAATTCAGAACCTTCTACAAACATTCTGTATTCGTTGAATGTCATCAGATGTCCTTCTTCGACAATCTTGAACGGTTTCTCCTTGCCTATCGTCATTTCAATCTTTTTGTTCTTGAACTGTGTCCTAAGAGCTTCAAGAGCGTCATGAGCGACAAGCTTCGCCGCGTCGGAACCAAATCCGCGCAAGTCGTCATAATTGATGTATACGAATTTACGCGGCCTGTTTTGGTTATCGCCTGGAAGCGTGTAGTAGAATCTCAGCATTATGATGTTGTCCATCGTGTAGTTCCTGAAATTCTGGTCGACTGACATCTGGAACAATGCCTTGTCAAGGTCGTTCGCCTTCTGTTTCGGAGTCTCTTCTTTCTTAAAGTAGCTCTTTATCTTCTTATACGTGTCATGGGTGATTTGCATATAGAAGTCGTCGTCTTCGATAAAGATGTAATACAAATCTTTGTCGTAGTCGGACCAGATTATACGCTCTCCTTCTTTGTTATAGAATACAAGGCGAAGCATCTCGCTTGTCTTCGGCGTGTCGACAATGTCCTTGAATTCCTGCGGAGAAAGCTGCTCAGGGTCGCAAAGCCTTTCGACTGCCTCAGAAGATATGTCGTTATATTTGCAGTAGTTCTTCGCTTTCTTAGCCCATTCATCTTTATCAAGGCTATCGAGATATACTCTGATTCTTGTAGGGTCTTGCGATATGTCGTCTATCTCCGATTTCGTCAGAGGTTTCTTTCTCGAGCCGTATTCCCTTGTAACGACATCAATAAAGACGTCGTCAGGCATGTTCTTAAGCAAGTCGTCAGCCTGTTGCTGCGTAAGCATTTTCTTACGGCAGTAGGCGTTCCAGTTAGAATTCCAGTCTGAATAAGGGTCCATCATATACTGGTTCTTCATTTCAGGATTCTTCAGGAAGTCCTGCACCGTCACACGTCCTTTGTCCTTAAGCTCGCGGTACCTCTTGTTGAAGTCACAGTGCTGGAACATGAAGTTCGTTATATGGACAAGCTTTATGCCGTTGCTCTTCGCCTTGTGCGTCATTACGCCTGTCTTTGTCACGGCGTTCACGCCTCTCTCTATGATTTTCCTCAATGCGGCATTGTCGCCTTCGTCGACAGCTTCAAGCTCTTCGACATCGAAACGCTCTATCTCTTTGCCAGTTTCAAGTTCATAGACAAGGAAATCTTTTCCGTCTTCTTTCTTTTCGGAATCAACTATGTCGAAGCCGACAACCGAATTGACGTTTATTCCCTTGTTCGTGCCTTCGCCAGACCCGTCAATGATTGCGTATGATATGTAACAGCCTTGTACGCCGAAACGAACTTTCACATTCGGATTCTTAAGCATCCTTAAAAGGTCGTTGACATTCTTTACCTCCTTTTTCTGCCCGTCGGCATCTATGTAATAAGGAGGATTTTCTGCCTGTTCTGTCTCCTGCACTTCGGCCTCAATTTCCTCGACGCCTTCGCGGAGCATTCTAAAATTTCTTTTTCCCATTTCTAAGATATTTTTATTCCTACCTTATTTATGGTTTCCGGATTTCCTCTGTCCCGAAGAATCTTCGCAACCTCCTTCTTCACCATCTCAATCTCATCGATGAGGGTGCGGCTGACCTTGTCCTTGTCGTACATGTCGTATGCCTGGCGTACTACCCTTGAATAATAGCAGACACTTGAATGGTCTACCCTGAGGGCGTCGCTGCACTCGTACAGCGTCATACTCGAGGTTTCCCTGAGAATATATCCGGCAATGGTCTTGCAGCGGACGAACTGCGCCGACCTGAGGCCGCATAGAAATTTGTCCCTTGATATTCCGAGTATCCTTTCTGTCGCCGTGAAAACTACGTCGGCATAATCCCCGCCGTACATCTGCCGCACTATCGTCTTCGCTGACTGCTCTTTCATAGAGCGCTTCATCCTTTTAATAAGAGTCTTTTTCTTTTCCAGGTTGCTCCTCAATGAAATCACTTCATCGATGAGCTCTTCTTTCGTCATCTTTTCTAACTTCATCCCAACAAATTTTCTTTTTCTATTTATGTTTAAACCAACATATAAAAAACAACGTTTCCAACAGAATTATTAACAACATCTGATGTTTACCTACTAAGGCTTTTGTAAGAAATTGAAATAAAAAGTGTTAAGCCTTCAGGCAAACAGTCAGTCAGAAGACATCCTCCAATGACTAATTATTGAATTCGCATCTGTATATACATCACACGACGACACAGACGCGACCGCGGACGTACATCACCCACGTATATGACACACGTGCATATATGGCATACATGACGTACGTCACACGCGGACACGGACGTTACACGGATATACGTGCATAAACACAGGCGAACGCACAACGCACTTACGTGCATAATGCGTTCGGGCACGTCATACACGTGCCCAAGCCAAAGAAAATTAAGAATTCTTTAAGTATTTCTTAGTATTATTTCCTGGTATATAATAGAGTTTCATTCGTGAAATCACTACGGTTTTCAGAATTGGGGAAAAGGACAAAAATAGATAAAAATCAGATATGAAAAAATAAAATTGGAAAAAATTTCAGAAAAATATAAAATTTTTTAGGAAAACGTGTACAACTTAAAAAAATAATACTATATTTGTAACTGTAATTTTCATTGGAACCCAAGCTCTTGGGTAACGAATTCTCTGGGTCCCTGTTGAAAAACAGGGATTTTTTTTTGATAGAAAGCATACAACTTAAATTTTTTTGGCTTTTATTTGCACTTAGAGAATTTAATTCTAACGAATGAAAATTAGAAACAGCAATATTAACTTACTGAAAGACAGAACTGAGAGAATGTGCATAGCTCTCGTATCTATACTTGTCAAGAAAGGATATACCTCGATACCATATACATCGTACAAAGGAAAACAAGGAAAAAAGAATTCGAACAAATACAACGTCTCGGGAAGGAACTACAAGAAAATATCGACAATCATTCAATCATCTTACAACGCCGCAAGGAAATGGACTGACAACTGCATAACGAAAGGATACATCGAAGACACAGGCGACAAACTATTGATACACAGCGTAAGCAGCAAACACGACGACAGATGCTTTAAGATTTGCGAAGACTTGAAAGACAATGAACTGACACTGACACTCGTAGAAAAGGAACTATCATATTTCATCATCACGAATCCCATACGCAAGAAGCAACACATCAAAGACTTACTACAACAGCGAGAACAAGTAAAAGATATAAAGACCCTCAAAAAAATTGATTCGAGACTGAAGGCATACGGCGTTGACAGCAAAGAATATAAGGATACCGGCATAACGCTTAACAAGCTTGCGTCGGAATCAGGCATGGCAAAAAGCACCGTAGTAAGGTACATCAAGTACGGCCAAAAAAAAAATCGGCTCGAAGTAAGACGAAACGTAATCAGCACATATACACAAGGAAATAAGGCAGCCGTCGAGAGTGACAAGATAGATTGCCAGTTACTCGGCGGCTATACTTTTGGATACGTTAACAAAGGCGTGACAGTACTTATCAGGATGTTTGCGAATACATACTGCATACCTCACGCCGGAGACGACGCACCCAGCAGAAATCATTTGACGACAGCTTATAGAAACTGGATAGCATGCTGCTAAAATCGGAAGTATACCGTAAATTGTTGTTTTCTATATGATATAGAAAATAATAAATTTTTGTAAAAACATTTGACTTTTCTAAATACAAACTATGTATTTGCAGATATGAAAAGTAAAGATGTATTAAAGATATTAAAAGAAGATTTTGGAAAACGAGATAAGTTAGTATATGCGATACGTTTATAAATTCATAGTACATACTAATGCTGAGACAAGACGTAAACTTGTACAGTTGTGCTCCGTTTCCAAATGTTTATACAATCAGGCAATCTATGAAGAAAGACAATCTTTTATAAAAGGTGAAGGATTTTTGTCTTATAAGAGACTCAATGAAATCCTAAAGACAAAAGTCAATCTTAACGGTGATATAAACTACAGGTTACTGAAAGCACAGGTTGCCCAGCAGAACTTGATGCAAGTGGAGAAGAATTACAAGGGATATTTTAGTGCGTTGAAGGAGTATAAATTACAACCTAACAAATTCAAAGGAGTTCCACAACCACCTGAATGGAATCGTGGGTTGTACCGTCAAATAACTTTTCCAAATCAAAGTTGTTCTATTAAAAACGGAAGAGTGTACTTTGACAAAAACACTTACATAAATATACCACAATATGAAAAATATGGAGAGCTTTTGAAAAGCTTTAATCAAGTACGTATAAATCCAAAGAGACGTGCGGAGGTTCTTGAATGCGAGATAGTTTATACTGTACAAGACACTCATTTGAAATTAGATTCTGAAAGATATGCTTCAATTGACTTAGGAGTAGCTAATTTCGTAACTTTAGTGAATGACTTTACTAAACCGATTATTTATTCGGGATGTCAGATTAAATCAATAAACCAAGGATTCAACAAGGAGTTGTCCAGACTTAAATCGGCAGTAAAGAAAAGTCAAGACAAAAATACAAGCAGAAAGATAACGAAACTATACGAAAGGAGGGATAAGAAATTACAGGATTTATTTCACAAGGTAAGTAAACATATTGTAGATAATTTAGTAAAACAAGGAATCGGAAACTTAGTTGTAGGTTACAACGAACAATGGAAGGACTCCATTGAGCTTGGACACAAGAATAACCAGACTTTTGTTTACATTCCTTATAGAAGGTTTCTGAATTATCTTCGGTACAAATGTGAAAAAGTTGGCATAGTCTTCAAGACAAATGAGGAAAGTTACACGAGCAAGTGTGATGCTCTTTCTTTTGAGGAAATATGCAAACACGCAGCATATTTAGGGAAGCGCATCAAACGTGGACTGTTCAAGTCGTCCGTAGGAAAAGTGCTGAATGCAGATGTCAACGGAGCACTGAACATCATGAGAAAAGTAGTTGACGAGTCTTACATAGGTGAGATAGTCAATAGAGGCTGGTTGTTCCAGCCTGTAAAGTTTAAGAATCTATACGGACTTCCTAAACTTTATAAATAAATTCGTATAATTGATAATAATTTTAATAGGATTTAGAACATAGAATTCTTTAGTTTGTAGGTAGTTCACAGAAATGACATAAATAAAAGAAACTGATATTATGCAGACTCGACTTTTTATTTTAAGGGTAATGGTAGCCGCGCTTTTCGTGGCATTCGCAATAAGTTTTTTCGGATACTTTAATTATAGGAATGAATCCGAAAGGCTTGCAGTGAATATCAAGGGAATATTGTCGCAGTATGATTCGTTAAAGGACGAGACAATAGCCCTGAATTATACCATAAGCGAACTGAAGAACAGCGAGCAGTCATTGTATGACAGCATCAAGGCGATGGCGAAAAATAACGGCATAAAGATTAAGACGATAGAGAAAATAGTTTACAGGGATGCCGGTTTCGTCAAGCGAGACACCATATACATAAGCGGCTTGGAAAGCTGTGTCATAGATACGTGCATAGGCGACGAGTGGTATAAGCTCTGTATAAACGGAGATGCTGGATATTTTCAGACTGAGGTTTCGGCGAAAAGCGAACTGTATATAGTATGGTACGGCAAGAAGGAAACAATCTATCCAAAACGGATTTGGCCGTTATGCCTGTTCCAGAGAAAGCATACTGTCATACATGTAAATGCCGATGAGAGAAATCCGTACATCAATACGAATAACATGAAGGTAATCGAACTCGAAAAATAAAAACAGATAGAAAATGGTTGAATCTATAAAGAAAGCATTCAGGGTATATCGTACGTATAATACCGTACGCAGAATTTGGAAACGCGCAGAAGGGAGCCTTGCAAAATATGGTTTTGAGATGCTTCCTGACGGAAGAATAATGAGGGAGTGTACTGTGGCTATAAACATAGCGACCGCCAAAAACCGTGTTCCTTATATGAAGGAGGTAGTCACAAGGTCGTATGAGGAGAATATCAACACTCTCGCAGCCGTGCTGAAAGTCGTAAAGCTTGACGAGTATGTGGATGTCACTTATGACAACCTGTATTTTCTCATGCTCGACGAGAATGACAAGGATTATGACGACAATACCATTATAGCAAGATATGATATGGTCTTCGTTCCTAATTCCGATTATGAACCTGACTGGGAATCATACCTGACTTATGCACTTATGAAGAGAATAATCAGATGCTCGATAGCAGGCGTAAGTATTTTGGCGGTAATTCTGCTGCTCATAAATATATTGTAATTATCATTTTAGAGGATGGCAGGATTTATTAACAGAGGTATAGGTACCGGAATGTACGGAGGCCAAGTGACATTGCGTAAGAAGCTCGCGAATGTCAGGTTTACCGGTAGGGCCTATTCGCCTGACAATATGACATCGCTTTCGCAGGTAATATCTGTTCCGCAGAACAGCTGGCACCGCGCTGAAGGCATTGGAGGCTCGCAGCCTGCAAGTTATTCAGTACAGAGGGAGACTTGTAGGAAATACGCCGCAGAAGACGACATAGACAAAATACTTGATATTGTTTGTGACGAGAGTATTTGTTCGACAGAGCAAGACCGTGATTTCGCATATATAGAATCAACGGCTGACAAGATTTCTGAAAAAGTGAAGGAGAAACTGCCTGAATACTTTATGAAGTTCAGGTATCTCTACGGTCTTATGAATACAGATGATGTCTGGAGGCTTTTCAGGAGATGGATTGTCGATGGTAAGCTTGCATACCGTATAATATATGACGAAAAACAGAAAAACATAATTGACTTTGTAGAGCTTGACCCAGCGAATGTCGAAAAGATATGTGACAAAGACGGCAAGATACTGTATAAGGTCAGCACTAATGACTTAACGACGGGGAATGTCATAAACCTTACGTTGACTGAGCAAGAGATTGTTATCATATCTTATTCAGATGAAGATAACGACCTCAGCTATGTTTCAAGGCTTATACGTTCATTCAATACATTGAGGATTATGGAATCGACGAGAATTATATTCTCTGTCGTCAACTCCTCTTTGAAAATGAATTATGTCGTACCTGTCGGAGCGGTGTCGCCACAAAAGGGAAAGCAACGACTCGCGCAAGTTGCAGCAGACCAGGCTGAGCAAGTTGACTTCAACTGGTCGACAGGCGAGATAAAGACCAACGGACATCCGATGTTGCCGTTCTATAAGCAGATGTTCTTCGCCATGACTGAAGGCAGCAAGCCTGAAGTTTCGGTCTTGAGCAATAACGGTGGACCAGACTTGTCGAATATACAGCCGTTGACGTATTTCGCCGATAAGTTCCACGATATAACGAAAGTACCTCTTGCAAGGTTTGACAGACAGGCTGGCGCCCAATATACGATGAACGTCGAAGGAATACATAGGGAAGAAATCAGGTTCAGCAGGTTTATAGCAAGGCTTCGGAATATTTACCAGATGCTTTTTATCAAGCCTATCTATATTCAGATTTGTCTTGACAACGAAATAAAGGATGACATTTCTTTCCTTGCATCTTTGCACCTCGTATACCAGTCAGACTCAGTCTATCTTCAAATTAAGAAGCTTACAATCATACAGCAGAATATCAATGCTATTTCAGGTATTCTTAATTCGATACAGGTAACTGACGAACAAGGAAACCAAACACCATATTTCGACCCTGACTTCTTAATGAAGAAATTCTCGTTGTTCACGCCTGCAGAGCTTGAAGAAAATGAGAGGATTAAGAAGGAGAAAGCTAAGAAACGTAAAGAAGAAGCAGAAAAGGCTGCTACTGAGCAACAACCTTCTATGGGAGGTGATATGGGCGGTGGTGGAATGGATATGGGAGGTGGCGATATGGGTGGCGGAGGAATGGATATGGGAGGCGGCATGGACATGGGCGGCGGAGGCGATATGGGAGGCAGCATGGACATAAGCGGCGGAGCTCCTGAAGCAGGCGGCGCTCCAGAAGGCGGTGAACCTGCAGTTTAATGTTTAAAAAGATAAAGCGATGGAAGATTTTATAAAGATAGAACCGAAAGACAGCCTGAAAGTATCACGTGAAAAAATTAACAGGAATTTCAAGATAGTCAAAGAAGGAGTCGGAGCATTAAATACGAAGAGCATTCAGAAAAAGTATTATAATGCGACTATCGGACTTGAAGTCGGCTATTATTATGATTTAGGCGAAATCAGCGAGTTTCCACAACTGCCGAATACTATGACATCTGACGGCGACAGTCTTAAAGTTATAGAAGGTGAATTCACGTCAGCCGGTTATATTTCTATGCCTTCATCCACGACAGATGTGACAAGCATATCTAACGGCTCCCAGATTTTCTGGGCTTACATAAACTGTACGTCTGTGGAATCCGGCAGATATTATTTCAGGATTTTTAACAATAAAGGAATTGTCGTCAAATTCAGTTAAGAGGAACACCTGTAAACGATGACATATCCAGTCGACAGAAATTTGCCGGCTGGTTTTTTTATAAATAGAAAAAGACAGTTCAAATGCAGATAGATAAGCTCTTATTTTTCGATAAAATCGGAAAGCCATATAATTTCAGGTATGATGAGAACGAAGGTATCTATAAAGGTATTATCGTTTTCAAGAAGGTTTCTGTTGAGCTGTATGGTACTGAGACTATAAGGATTACTGAACTTATTGACGGAATACCCGTGTATCCGATGTCGGAATCCGGGAATCAAGAATTCCTTGCGCTTTACTGGGACCCCGTGAATAAGTACGTCGACGAATTCGGCATACTTGAATATCCGAGGGATGAATTTATAACAGAGACATCTGCATTAAAATTTACGCCTCAAGACGGACCGGATGTCACCGATATTATAAGGTCGCCGAAAATAGAAAAGTATATAAAGCTTGCTGAGACATCTGAAGAGTCTGATGACGAACTGACGGATGCCGATATAAGGACTCTCGACATCGACATCTGCTTTTCAGCCGACGAAAGATATTTGTCCAAGACTTTTATGAGAACCCTTTATATCGACATTATAGATATTAAGGGTAAGAGAAAACATCTTGCAGAAATAACGATGTATGCTGAGGCAGTCTATGAGGACGAACGCCTTGCCGTGCTTTGTAAGAATTTCGGGTATGACGTAAAAACGTCTGATTCGCAGATATTCGCGGAATCAAACATACACGAACCGATTTATGATAGGATTCTTATTAACCGTAAGCGAAAGGAAATGCTTCTTGAAGGTCCTGACATATACCGTAGAACTGGTTCGTATTCAAGCCTTATCAAAGCCATAAAATTCTACGGCTACGATATGAGGATTTATGAGTATTGGTATGACTTGCATACCGGGAAGAAATTGCAGGTAAAATATCCAGGCTCGATACAACTGCCTTCTCTTGATTACAAGAAATCAAGTTACATATCGCTCGCCTATGACATTACAAAGGCTCTTAACGACATAGGCCCTGACGGAAATCCTGAAATCAAGGAAGTGTTCAAATACTCCATAGAGGACGCCAATATAAAGCTTGGTCTGCTTAAAGACAAGCTCAATAATGAGTTTATGCCTGTGAGCAGCAGGATTTATGACATAACAGGCGAGACAATTTATTTCACGACAGCGACTCTTAATAATGTTATACAGAAAAGCAGATTCGATGACATTCTTGCTGGAGACGGCTTCGCGTATACCAATGTCTTGACAAATGACGTGTTCATAACGTCAGACCTTCTGTTTAACAAATATCTTGAATCTTTGCCTAAGAAAGAGAAAACGGTTGAGAAAGAATATAAGAACGGGAATGTGCTCAACAGTCCGGGAGCGACGCATCCTTATGAAAAAATACGGGATGACGATTATAACATAATAGGTATAAGGTGGGATACTGATGTCGACGATATTGACTTCAGCTCGATAGAAGTCAAAAGAGGCGACGGAGGAGAATTCACAGGTGATTATGAAATAACGGATAAAGGCATAAACGAGTATACTGGAAATCCGTATGTAACCATCGAATACCATAATTGCGATAACTGGAATTTTAATGACGACTATGATACGGAATGGCCTCATTATATCGTCCTTGGATATAAGGAGCAAATACCTATGACTCCTGCCGAAATGGTTGATGCTTTCATATCATTTGACAAAAATCATGACTATATAGATAACGAAAGCTTCGAAGATTCTGAAAGTTCAGAAGTTATTGAGATGTCTGGTAAGTGTATATGTGAATTCATACCGTCAGGCAGCATTGCGATAGGTGACAAGAATGTGCCAATATCAGCATATTCGGACGATTTGACGATAGGAGACCTCGATACCGGCGAAAAATATAGAAGGATAGTATGGAAGGCAGTTCATGAAGAACAAAATTATGAAGAGATAACCATCGAAGGAACTTATGATGAGGTCTGCAAGGTATTGTTCAGATTCAAGTATACCGGAAATTATACTGTCACCTGCTGTTATTATGACGCATGCAACAATATGGGTATGACTAAACCTGTTATCATATATGTACGCCCCTTGCAGATAGAGCTTAACGGATTCTATTACGATGCGAGAGAAAATCCTAACGCCGGAATGTATTCTGACGAGCAAAAGAAGACAGTCGTCGAATTTATCAGTAAGCTTAAAGAATATATTATGAGTCATGATGTCGAGGAATCAGATATGGACATGTATTACCCGTATTTCTATGACAATCTTGGTACGCTGTTGTTTTCGACCACTGATAATATAAGTTATGACGTATCGACCCATTGCGAGGATTCTGAGTCATCTGAAACGGTATATGACATATTCGACAGGCTGAGGTATGTCTGGAACGGTGTTACCGTCAGGCCATATACGTGGATAGTGATGTCTTGCAATATAACAAGGATAGCAGGTATAAAGGATATAAAATGGTCTGTCACGAAAGACGGAGAACTTGTTTATACGTCAGGCAGGGATTATTTGTATTTCTTATATAAAGATGCTGGAAACTATACCGTGGGAATTACGATAACTGATAGGAACGACAACACTTATAATAGTATCGAGTCTCTCATAAAAGTCAGGAATGACGAAGACCAGGAAACAGTGAAAAATAATTTAATGCTTAAAAAACTTGAAATTACCGGCAAAATGTTGTTTATTATATAAAAACAAAACGGTAAACAAAACAAGATGAGAGCAAGTAAAAATCTGAGGCGTACTCTTTTTAAGAAATACTGGAAACAAATTGTCAAAGATTCTGACTTCCAATATGTGTCTTCTGTTGCTATATCTGGATATTTGATTTCTTTCAGTATCAAGATGAATGAAGACAGACAAACTTATGATTTCGTTAAGTGCGACGTCAGAAAGTTTATGAGTGACAACAGTACAAATAATGGGAAACGCCGTATTCAGAATGAGCCTGAATTGATTGATAGCTATCAATGTAAGAAAGGTTCTAAAGAGTTTGCTAAAATGAAAGCAAGTCTTTCAAAATTATACGGATTTCCCAAAGAAGATTTGAGCACTACTATAAATTCAAGTGTAAAAAATTTTATCGAAGCTATCGAGAAACAAGTAAGGCTTGAATTGTTTGAAATCGTATCTGCTAAGATAAAGGATTCTTTCAAGCAGGCTTTGCAGAAAGTTGTCGATGACTATGAGCTTAAAATCCTTATACAAAAGGATTGGGATGATGAAGGTTCTCGAGAAATCAGAATTTTTGACAGGACAAATTTTATGGACTTAGGAACGATGTATTCTGATGACTTATTTAAGAGTCTCGATTCAGGAATTAAAATTTCAGTTGATTTGTAAACTATTAAAATAACACAAATAAAACAGTTTTAAAATGAAGAAAGTATTATTGCTTTTTGCAGTCATTGCGACAATGTTCGCAAGCTGCGCCAGAGTGGATTCCTCAGAGGTTGGAATCAAGTTTAAAAAATTCAGCCTTACCGAGCAAGGTGAGTTAAGTGCGACAACGTGTACAGGCTGGACGTGGTATAACCCGTTTACCACATCCGTGTATACTTATCCGGTTGTGGTACAACAAAAGGATTACGATTCATTAAAAATTATGACAAAAGACGCTGCCATCTTTACGATGGACCCGTATCTGTCATATAAATTGAATCGAGCAAAGGCTATAGATGTATTCAAAACGTATCGCGCCAAACTGAGGGTTATTGAAGATGGCTATATCAAGACTTGCATTTATGATGCTTACAGAATATGTGCGAATAGATACACGTCAGACGAACTTATGAGCAATCGAGCGACTTTTGAGAATGACGTCAGAATTATGCTTGATTCATCCCTTGCAAGTGAAGGATTTGATATAAAAGAGTTTACATCACAGATAATTCCGCCAAAAAGTTTGTCTGCAATGATTGATGCAAAGAATGCCGCTGTACAATCTGCACTTAAGGCAGAGAACCAAGTGAAAGAAGCAGAGGCTAATGCAAAGATTGCTGTTGCGAAAGCACGAGGATATGCGGATTCACTGAAGGCAATGGCTGATGGAGAAGCTTATTATAACCGTACAGTAGCTAATTCCCTGACGCCTACTCTTGTACAGCAGTATGCCCTGGAGAAATGGGATGGAAAACTTCCGGTTACGAATGCAGGCAATACTATCCCGTTCCTGAATATAAAATAAAAACTAATTACATTTTACCTTCAAAGCCTATGCAAGAACAGTGTAGGCTTTGAATTTTTGTAACAGTGAATCTGTTAAATCAATTCGATTCAGAGTAGTTCTTAAAAATTTAAAAAGATGGATAGAAAGGAAATAACGGAATATGAGGCAGGATGCCTCGTTAATAAATGGCAGATATTGTCAGAAGAATTCAAGCCTGAAGACAAAAGCAATATCATAGTCGCTGAAAGGAATGAAAAGAATCCGTACGTTAATTATTATACGTATGACGATGTCGACTGCGATGAGCTTATGGAACAGTATAAAGGCATGCCTGTTATGTGGGCATACCTGAAGCGTGAACTGAACAGACTCGACCCATTAGGTATAAAGAACGTGAATTTCACGGTAGGAAAGCCTGATGACGAAAGGTGGAAGATGTGGGAAGAGCAACGCCTTACAAGGGGATTTGACGACACCGAGCTTTGGAATCTTGATATGACTATTCTCGAATTCATAAAGCCAAGGCTGAAGGCATTCAAGGAACAAACTGATTCCATGCCTGGAGGTTCCGAATTTAAGACTCTTGATGAATGGAGGGCTGAGATAGATAAAATGATATATTGGATAGAAAACAAGACAAATGATGAAAGAGTCATTTATGAGAAAAGCCCAAAAAATAAAGAGAAATATGAAGAGGGAAAACAAGCTTTTATAAAATATTTTAATTTTCTTTGGTGGTAAATTTAAACATGATGTAATATGAATGAATTAGTTATTCTTATTCCGATGGTGCTGAATTTCATTATTTGGTTTCTGCACTTAAACGCGACACATGCAATGTCTATAACAAAATTATTAGGGCTTATCCTGTGCTCGATAATCCCTATCGTGAATATCTTTACGATAATCCTTTACATCATTTTCCAATCGATTGCGACAGCGACAAAGGAGAAGGACAGTAATTACGATGATTCAGGCATAGTTCTTGGTATATACAAAAACTTCGACCCTGAAACTATAAGTGGCAAAATTCTTATTTACTTAACCAAGAATAGATAGAACTTAGAGTTATGGACAGTAAGGAAATTTACGAGGTATTGCGCAGCTATTGCTCTGACAAGCGACTTCAGCTTTCAAGGTTTATAGTCATAGATGACACAGTTTATGTGTCTGACAGCTATTGTATGCTTGTAATGCCTGTCGAATACCTGAAATCAAAGGGATTTGACATTACGAAAGGGTTTGATACGAAACCAGATGACAGCACGCCTAAATTCAAAGCAGTTCCAAGTACGGCGGCAAAGGACACAGAGTATGTGACTGCGACAATAGAAGAGGTACACAATATCTCAAAGCAGTTTATTGAAGGCGAACACTCATGTCCGGAATGTGGTGGAGCAGGAACCGTTACCTATTGGTACAAGGGCAAGCATAGTGACTGGTATGACGAGAAAGAGCTTGAATGTCCAGTATGCAAAGGTACAAGGGAGACATTCAGGAATTATCTCTGTGAAATCTTTAAAGACATTTATGTCGATATGCAATGGTTCACGAGACTATACAACCTTATGAAGGTCTTCAGTAAGGATACAGTCAATATCTACATGACATCTGATACGACTCTTAGATTCGATTTAGGCGAATTTTATATTATATGGGCGAAGAAAATTGTACTCGACCCAGACCCTGATATGAAAGAGTATAAATTAAAACAAGAATAATTTTTAAGCAATATAATTATGGAAGGAATATTTGAAGAAACAGTGAACAACTTGAAGATAGGAAATCTTCAGCAGATTAACGAAAGCTTGTTAAATTTGTCAGTAGACAATGCCCTAAAGCAGTATGTCTATTTCAAGAAAATGGAAAAGTATGCACAGGAGGCAATGCTCAGATTAAAAGATGCAGCCATTAAAGAGGCTTCTGTAAATCTCAAAGGGAAGAAAGATTTTCCATATAATGATACAGTCGTGACTGTACGAAAGGCGGTCACAAAGTATAAATATGACGTTTCAACCGAATGGCGTGAGGCGAAACATGTCTGTGAAGAGGCTGACCTCGCAAGAAAGGTGATTGAAGATAAGTTGAAGATTGCAACTGAAGAATTTCCGTATGTAAGCAAAATTACTGGAGAAATTATTTCGGAATGCCCTAAGGAGCCTTCAGAAGATACGATAGTCATAAAACTTTTGTAAGATGGCATACATAGACAATAAAAAATATACTGAAGCTATCATAGAAAGCCAGAAAGCCGGCAAGGTTACCGATGAACTCGTAAAGTACTTTCAGATACATATCAAGCATCTGAATATGAGAAACAGGAATAATAACCCAGAAGAGGCGAAGGACTATGAGCAATATGCTATGCTTGAACTTCTTAAGATGTACAAGAAGTTTGACGCAGAGAAAGGGAATGCTTTTTCATTCTTTACGAACCAGATTGTGTTTTCCCTTAATGCCGCTTATAACCAATACCATAAGAAAGGCGTTGAATTCATATCGACATCTTATATAGATGAGGATGGTAATATCAAGGATAATTTCAGTATATAGGCCTATGGGATGCAACTGTAGAAGAATAACGGATTTAGGTAAAAAGATAGGTAATATGGTTTTCCAAAAATGGAAAGAAGCCTGTCAAGAAACCAAGAAAAAGACAGAAGTCATAAATAGAAAAAGGATTATAGACGATGGACACAAGAAAAGTTTATGACATGAGGGTATGGAATTACCGCGATTTCAAGTCTGTGATAGACAAGAGTCGTCAGACAGGCTTGACGAAAAACCGTGGGTATGACGTATCTGGAAAGGGTATACTTAACAAATGTGTCAGCAAGTATCTGTACAGGGAGTCGAGATTCTCGATGTTTCTGATGTATGTCGATAAAATGATGGTGCATTTTATTAACAGCATAAAAAGGATACAGTTCTATAATAACTTTTCAATGAAAGAAGATGATACATCTCTAAATATATGACTTTTTTTGTTTTTGTTTTGAGTTTTGTTTTGTTATTTTGTTTTGGGACAGCCGCGTGAGGATTCCGTGGCTGTTTTTATTTTTGCCGTCGTCTATAAATATAATGAATAACAAAAATTTTCAAAGATGTCAGATTTCTATAAGTTGACTGATTCGATACTCGTCGAATATGTAAAATATAATGAGGTGAAAGATGAGCCTCTCGCTGTTAAATACCCTGAAGTTTCTGGTAATTACTTGTCTTTAAGCGAAGGTGTCTGTGTCGTAAAGGACGGACGCTATTATAACAGGAGGTATATATTTTCTGATAATTTTCAGGATACGTTTAATGACATGACGACGAACGTGTCTATGTCTAATACCATTATGTCAACGAAGATTAACGGAGGTAAATTCATAGACCCTAATTTTAACGGAGAGCCTTGTTATCTTGATATTGACAACAAGTTTACGCCGACAGCTGACATGGTATATCATTCGAGCGAGAGGATGTACTATGATACAGTGACATTGTATTTTACAAGGAGCGGACTGAATCTCTCTGCATATAAAGGATATGTTCTTGAGATACGTAATGTAACTACGTCAGAAGAAAATGATGTCATACTCGCATCCATAAGACTTGATGCAGACACGAGGTATATTTTGTGTCCGAAGCCTGAAGTCATTGACGGTAAATTATACGTTAAGAAGATAGTCTTACGAATACCAAGCGTTGCCTACATAGCAGAGGACCCTGACATAGAGTCGTTCAGGAATGCCTGCACGGTAAATGACTTGAATAATTCTTATAATAAGATTTCACTTATAGGCATTACGAATAAGATTGTTTCTGACGGAATATTTATGACCTATGACACTGAAGTCATAACTGCTGCAAATGTCGTAACAAAAACAATATCGGACATAGGGCTTGACGTAAAGCCTTCTGGCTTCGGTGAATATTTTGAGATAAACACACTCGTAAATGACGGCAGGTCTCAGTTAAGCGATTTGTTCAGAAGCAAATATGACAGTTTCGTTCTTGATTATGAGATAACTCTTAAAGAGCATTATATCGCTGAAAGGACATACGACGTCGATTCTTTGGAAACAAGCAGAGTAAATGTCATAAAGCATTTCGACATCGGGGACGTTAGTGACGAGACAGAGGAGTGTGATGAACAAATTACTTACAGACCGGTGCTGAAGACGCATAATACCGTAAGTTTTGACATAAACGTCGCCCTGAAGATTACGTCTGTTTCAGACGGCAGCATTTATACATACAATGCCTCTTGCTCATACGGTACAGGCGAAGGCGAAAACGTGTCGAATTACGGTAAGAGGATAAAGGCATATATAAGCAGCTCGGCAAACCTACTTTCAGTCAATGTCTATAATAAGCGTGATAAGTCAGATGAGATGAAGCCTGTTCTTCAAAACAGTTCTGTCACGTCTATAAACAGGAAAGCGACTACTGTGGAAATAGCGTCTTTCATAGAAACTGCTGATATTCAAGTATCCGTTTCTGACGTGAATGTTTCTGACATAACTTTAAATGACTAATCATGAAGATTCCTGACACCTTAAAGGATATGATATGTATGGGCAACCAATGCCTTATGATTATAGAAGCATTGGAAAAGCAGCGCATAAAGATACCTGAGAATCCAGTCGTAATCGTAACGAAGCTGACAGATGAGATGACAGCTGAACTCGGTGCCATGAAAGAAGAACTCGCTGCGATAGCTGAACAACAGGCGAAACTTGCTGCTGAGAAGGCGGCAGCACAGACTTTGTCGGCGGCGAAGACTTTTTATACAAGTGTCCAAGAGGCGAAAACCGTGGAAGAAAGAAAACAGCTTAGCGCGAAAGAAGCTTTGAAAGGTTCCCTTACACGTGAAAAGAACAGGATACAGAAGGAATTCAATGAGAGAAAAGATGAATTCGAGGAACAGATTAACGACCTTAAAGAAAATTACAGGCTAAATCTTGAAAGCTTTGAGACATATATCAAAGAAGTAACAGTCGGATATTTGACGGAAGGCGGCTACGGCCATAAGTTCGTATATAAGAGGTGTGCTGAAATGGAAGACATCATGCAAGAGTATATGGAGCCTGCCCTTAATGACCTTGCGACTGAAATCGTGAACGGTATTACTGAGAGCGCCGCGCCGGCTGTGCTTGGTTCCGCCGTCGACAACGTCATTTATAAGATATGCCTTATTGTTGACCATATCATAAAAATAGCGAAATATATAAAAGAAATTTCTGGATATATCAAGTCTCTACGCGATATTATGGAGGAACTGAGAATTCCTGAATTCAGTACCATACCTGACAGGATAACTGCTTTGGATGCAAGCTCGATTATTTCTTTCGTGCCTGACAATTCGCTCGGTAATGCCGTAAGCAAATATGACGACCAACTGTCGCAGTCGAGGGATAAATTTGCGTCTGCGCGAAAGTCGATAGCCGACAATATGCAGAAGAATTACAGTTGCATAGACGATAAGAGGAAAATGTATGCAAGGTACTATTATAATATAGAAGAGGACGGAGCAAGCGTGTATGCGGCCGATATTTATAGGAAGACCGGCGAAGGCAACAGTGATAAGGATTATATTTTCCTATACCATATAGACTATCCTGCTATGGATATGATGGAGATACTTGCCATGGGTGCTGACGAAACTGAGAAGATAAAGAAGGAGACTGAATCAGGTAAGCAGAAATCAACTACGAAGACGAATTTGAAGGTGAAAGTGACGTCATCCGGTAAAGTTTATATTTCAGAGTAATTTTGCAAAACAATAAATATATAAAACTTAAATTAGATAGGCAAATGGGAAAAAAATTTTTTGAGGCCTATATGACGGCTAAAAAGTCAGGTTGCAATATGGAAGATTTTTCCAATGTTAACAATACTTTTTTCAAAGGCAAGATTTCCTTTATGGAATATGCAAAGCTTATGAACAGAATCGAAAATAAGAAATTCTTCTACCTAAGTGAATGCGCTGCAGCCCTTGAAGAACATCCAATAGATGAAATAACATTTGAAGTACCTCAGATGACTGTTGTTGACGGTGATGAGAATACAGCGACAAACCCTATGATTTCTGTTGTTAACGGGAGCAATGAGGAATTCGCGACAATCAAGGTTACCGGCACAAGCATAGAGGTAAAGCTTAATTCGATACCTACGATGCAGGACCAACAGGAGATAGTAAGCGATATAGACGTATGGCTACAGAACTATATCTATTCGCGCTATCCTGAAACTGTCATAGAAAGGGATACAGATATACATGGAAACTTTACGTACAGGATTAAGCAAGACGCCATAGAAAACGCTGGACCTATTCAAATGCCTTCTGGCGGCGATAACGGATTTTCAGGCGTGCGTAATGGTTCCGGCGACGCAATAGTAGGACAGAAGAAACCTGTCGTACCTGAAGAAGAAAGTGAATCGAGCGAAACTGTTATTGTAACATTCGGTGAAAGCAACGAGCCTCTGCTTGCCACCAAGGAACAGTTCATGAAATACAGGTTTGCTCAGAAAGACGGCAAATATAATATGCTTGACTATCCTAACGTAGTGAAGACATATTTCGGCGATACGCCTATAACACAAGATGAGTATCTTGACATAATCAGCAGATATAACGACTACCTTGTGAAATATCAAGATGTAACAGAAGGCGTGCTCGGCGCGATAGCCGGCGGCGTGCTCGGTATAACTATCGGTCCTTCAATAGGAAAGGCTGTTGCGAGCGCGTTCGGATGTACGAAAGGTCCTTTCTACGAATTCTTGACATCAAGGGCGTTTACAACAATTCTTGGAGCTTATATAGGTGGCAAGAAATAAAATTATAAATAGAATAGTAATACTTAATAATATAAAGCTATGGGATTACATCATTTTAGGAACAGCACAGCAGCTGTCAAAAAATACGAACCGGTTGTAACGTCGTATTCAGATATAAACTTGATTCTTCCGCCTGCATTGACGAAGAACGAGCTTTTTATAGAGCACGTTCAACAGATAGACGGTCTTGATAACTTGTATCCGACTATTCCGACGATTAACCAGCAATACTACCAATCGACGAGAACGTATGCAGGTATGCCTACTACGACAAACGTAGACCTTACCGTTACGATGACTCAGAACTTGGACAATACTCACGTCAACTACATATATAATACGGTTATGGAATGGTACCGTCTTATCTATGATGAAAAAACAGCTCAAAAGAGTTTGAAGGTTGATTATTGCGGTAGTGGTCTTATCACTCAGTATGACCGTGATGATTCAATTTGGCGTGAATTGATATTGTCTATGTGTTACGTTACCGGTCAGCCTACAGGTCTTGGCGGTATCAATACTGTTCCTGATAATAATGCCGCTACTCTTCAATTCCATTTGATGGTTGACGTTGCCGAAATACGTACGAGAGGTATCGATTTCTAATATAATTAGGAATGGAGCAAAAAAATAGGTTTTCACGGTCGGAAAGAGACAGCAAAGTTTTATGTAAAAAACTTACTGGTTTCTGTGAAATTGATGGTATTGAATATGTTATGGTCTGTCTGCCATTGTCGCAGTCAGACCATTCTTCTTCGGACGCTGCTAAGAAAGGTAAAGAAGAAGGTGATATTATGTCATTTCTTATCAAACGTGAAGCTTTTGCTAATAGTAAAAACTTGACAAGAGACGAGCTGTTTTACAGGATAAACCGTCTTGCTGGCAGGTCCAAAGCCGGTGAAGCAATTACGCCTATTGAGATTATATCTGTTGACGATGTATTTCGTACGAATTATTCTGATATAGATATTATACATCTTAGAACAGCTCCTGACTCTTTGCAGGCTAATATAGAAGTTAAAGAAACTTTTGATAATGGAGAAGCAGAATTTCCTTTAAGATATTCTACACAAAATACGGAAGAATCCGAAGATAGTCCTTTTGATTTAGTTGTACGTCATGCAATGAATAAAGGGCAGTTTATTAAATGGAGATTTGTTATAGGTATCAGTGGAAATAAAATAAGTGCATACTTTTGTAGTAGACATTTCTGGAATAAAGTTATAGAATTCTGGAATAACGGCTATAAACATGCTGACAAGTATAATAAGAATCAGTATTATAAAAGTTTTCATGTAGGAGAATCAGATTTAGAATCAATGTCTAAATATGATAAATGTATTATAACAGATACGACTGAATATAAGAAAGACGGTCCTGGTATCGTAGATTATAATAATGACTCACTTCTTTCATTACGTGAATTCATAGCGAGAAAAATGCTTGACAATAAAGTTTTATTCAGCTGCTGCGAAGGATTATCATTAGGTTCTTTTAAGGACTTTTCTCTAAAATTATAAATAGAATTAGAATAACATAAAATTTTAATAACATGGCAATAGATTCATCTTTAAAGCATAATTCTGCCGGAGTTTACACTCTTATTATAGATAAGAGCCAGCAGTCTAACGACATGCCAGTTAGTCCTACGAGACAAAGGTTGCTAATAGGCTTTTCTAAGCAAGGTCCTGTTAACAGGCCTGTACAAGTCAATAATTATACGGACTTCGTAAAGATGTTCGGTGACATTGACAGAAGTCTTGAGAAGTCAGGTAGCTATTTTCACAGAATGGCTAAAATGGCATTGAATACAAGTTCAATACTTGTTCTTAATCTTTTGAAGACAGAAGAAAGTAAAGACAGGGTTCCTAACGCAGGCATATCTGTTGCTTCTGATGTGGCAAACAATAATATAATGTCATTGCCATTATCTGGATGCTATGACACATCTGTATTCTGGATTCCTGATGCTGAAACTTACGGTTATACTGTATCTAAGTATTTCGACCCTCAAGAGGTAAAACCTCAGATATTGAACTTCGTAAATATCAACAAGAAACCTGTAAGCATTCTTGTAAAGAGGTCTTCGGAATACAACCGTATGGGTTATAACATGACAGTTAAGGACTGGTATGGTGATGAAGAAATTCCTTCATACCTTAACCCAACTTCTATTGTCTCTGATTACTTCGTAGACGTTTATATCGTTCAAGGTGATTTCGGTCCGAAATGCGATATTAAGCCTGAACATACAGGAACTCAGTTTGATGACGGAACACCGTGCCTTACTGAAATAAGTATTCCTGTGGAAAAAGATAAGCAATATTACAGATTTACCTCAGACATCACATACCAAAACTATTTCGATGAAAACGGTTTCAAAGCTGACAAACTTCAGGATTTCTTGAAGATTCAGTCTGTAAAAGTTCTTGCAACTTATACCGGTTGTCTTATTCCTAATTTCGTGAATAAGCTTGGTATCAATGTCTGGATACAAAAGCTTATCAATGACGATACGAACTATACAGGTGTTATCTGCTATGAAAACACAGAATTGGTAGAGAATGCTGAAATTAAGTCAGGATATGACAATCAAGATATTATTGATGAAAAGATAGATATTATCGGTCATAAACTTGTACAGAAGCTCATTGACCCTGAATCTGAAATAGAAGATTCTGAAGGAATAGAGGTTAACATGTTGTCATACTCTGGTAAAGTATCTGCATACGGCGAAAGCAATGGTTTGTATAGGAAAGTAAAGGCATATACGAATGAAAGTCTTAATCCTAATGAAATCTATGTTGATAAAGATGAAAACATTAAGACAGGCGATTATTTTGTATCTGACGTTGCTGTCGGCAGGTTGACAAGAGTATATAATGTTGAAATGGTAGAGACCTCTGTTGAAGAAAGTTCTGAGCAAGTATTCAAAAAAGTTATTTGCTATGATTCATTACCTTTCATTGATGAAGAGAATAATGTATGTGTAGCCAAACAAGTTGATGAGGCAGTAAAGAGCTATCAATGGATATGCCTTAACGGATTCAAGCTTGAAGCTCGTCACATGCCTGGTACCGGTGAACAGCAAGAACCTTTTGCTGTCGAGAAACAACAAGAGAACATTCTTTCTATTCTTGAAGAAAACTATGATAGGGATGATGTTAACAAACCTGAATACAGTTTGTTTAAATCGCTTGTAGATAAACGCATCTTACAGTTCAGGTATCTTGTCGATACATTCGGTAACGGTATTAGTCCTGAATCTAAGAAAGTGTTTACAGAGATTTGTCAAAAGAGACTTTCTCTTGCGATTATAAACGGACCTTCTGTAAAAGAGTTTAAGTCTGCTGAAAAACCAGGACCTGTATTCCGGGGCAAGAACGGAATCGTTTCTGCAGAATATATTTCTAAGGGAGGTAATCCTAACATCCCTTCTCAGTTCAAGTATTCTTTACCTAAAGAAGAGCAGGGTGCTTCATTCGGCGGTTACTTCTATCCTTATGTAAAGATACTCGATAACTCTATAGAAAAATTCGTTCCGCCTTCAGCAGCTGTTTCGAATCTTTTCTATAAGAAAGGTGATTTCCCTTGGTACTTGGTAGCAGGTACTGAACTTGGTGTTCTCGGTGACGGCGTTAAAGGTGTTGAGTCTACGATAACTGATGACAACCGCGATTGGCTTGAACCATTCGGATTCAACAGTATCGTGAAGATAGACAACTATGAGGCAGTTATTTACGGTAACGTTACTGCTAAACAGTCTCCAAAGTCTTCATTGAGTTCTTTGCACTGTACTGATACTTTGATATATATCGTTCTCAGTATAGAAAGCATTTTGCAGAAATACATATTCGGTGTATATCATAACGATGACAATACCCGTCGCGAAATCAAGAGTATCGTCGATTCTTTCCTTGAAGACATAAAGAGAGCAGGTGGTATCTATGACTTCAGTACAGTAATGAACAAATCGAATAACACCAATGAAGTCATTGATGCAAACTCTGGCGTTATCGATGTCGGATTGGAACTTGCTAAAGGTCTTGAGAAAATTACTCAAAGAGCAACTATCTACAAGACTGGTGTAATATCTACATTGTCATTTGGCGAATAATGGGATTAAGGGATTTCAACATATTGCCTCCTAATTATTTGGTGACTGAAGATAATTCAGCTGTTGAGGTTAACTCCGAAATCGCGGAGTTAATCCAACAGATGAATGTCTTGTTTTTTACAAATAGAGGTGAATTGCTGAATATGCCTGATTACGGATGCAATCTGAGCGACTACCTGTTTAAGACAAATTATAATGAAGATATGGTCGAGGCTGACATCAACGACCAGATGAAACGTTTTGTAAATACGACTGAAAATGTCACATACGAATTGTCGGTAAAATTTCTGACATGGGAAAAAGAAGTGTGTATGGAAGTGGATGTCGACATCAAAAACCTGAAAACTAATGAAGGTACGGTGATGAGGTATTACGCATAATTTTTTAGGAATTTTCAAAAAAAATAAATATATAAGAAAAACTTATAATAACAATGGAAAATAAGAAATATATCGTTGAGAGTTTAAGTGACGGTGTCTGCTCAAGTTCTGCGGACGGCGGCGATATTGTTCTTGAAGGATGCTTCACGACGTTTAACGTGAAGAATCGTAATAACAGGATATATGACTCTAAGAATTTCCTTGAGAAGCTTGGTGCTCTTACGGAAAAGATTAAGAATCATGACCTTCTCGGTGAGCTTGAACATCCCGCTAATATGAGGTATGTGTCTTATCAGAACGTTTCTCATATAGTTGAAAGTCTAAGCTATGACCAAAAGACAGATTCTATAAAGGGTCGTATCAAATTATTAAATACTCCTTCAGGAAGAATCGCGAAGACTCTTATAGAAAATAAAGTGCCTCTTCATATATCTTCAAGGGCTATCGGTACTTTGACACCTGACAATCATGTCGTTGTCGAAGAACTTATAACTTATGACCTTGTTGCTGAACCAGGTTTTGAGAATGCAGTTCTCCATGCAGTTAACGAAAGCAAGGGCGCGGGTTCTGACGCTCTTATAAATGCCGTTAATGCTTTGAGTTCACAGAAGAATGCCAAAATGAAGAGCCGTGTAATACTCGAGTCTTTCGATGGCGCCGATTTGTACGAATTGCAGGATGAAGGTCAGAAAGAACCTGAAAGCGGAAATGAAAAACCGAAAATAGACGGCAAGTCTATTATAGGTGAATTCCGTAAGGCGCTCGGTATGAATCCTGGCAAAATGGACATAACAGTCGACAGCGATATGGGTATCTGTTCTGTTGAATCAAATTCTGATACAGCAATAGTTAATTTCGTAAACGACCATGTTGAGGTTGAATTCGGAAAGAATGTAACAGGTGAATTCACAGGCATAATCAATAACGCTGTTGAACAATGTCTGAACAATATTGGTGCGAACATTACTGACGGTCCAACCGTACAAGACGGAAAGACATATTTCTTTGTAAGTGGAATCAACTTTAATAATTATTATATGGAACAGAAGTTAGGCAACCCTCAAGATGTCGTAACAAGACGCGACATGGATAAATACACTAAGTATTTGTCTGAATACTTGAATAAATTGAAAAAAGGTGTCGTTACAAGCGAAGACGTAGAAAAGTATACTGCATATCTTTCTGAACATCTTGCAGCTATGAATAAAAACGTAGTTACAAGCGATGCTATGGAAAAATATACAGGCTATCTGTCAGAACATCTTAAAAAGATGAATAAAGACGTTGTCACATCAAAGGATATGGAACGTTATACAGCATATTTGTCTGAACATCTTGAAAAGAACACGGTAACGGCTGAAATGCTTGAAGGATATACAAAATATCTTTCTGAAAGTTTCGATAAGGTTCTTCAGAAGAACAAGCAGCTTAATGAAAAAATTGAGATGCTTCAGAAGTATACAGAATATATCTCTGAGTCTCAGACTAAAATCAACAAAAAGCTTAGCGGTAAAATGCAGAGCATAGTTGAAGCTGCTGACAAATCTATAGAAGACATCAAGATGATGGTTGAAGGTAAACAGCGCAGTACTGAAGACACTCAACTTCAAAACCTTGTAGAATCTGTAAATTCTATTGCTTCGTCTATTAAGGATACAAACAATAAGATGGAACAACAGAGTCAAGCCATAAATGAACAGAAATCTGTTACAGAGGCAGAAAAACTTATTCAATTTATGCCTGACTACTTGAAAGAATCTTGGAGCGCTCTTTCTGACAACCGTAAGAAAGAAATCCTTAACGAAAGCAAATTGTATATTATCGGCAGTGTAGACGCAGCTGTTCGTTTCTGGAAGACAAGGAATCTTACGGAAAGCGTAAGCAGTCAAGATACGAAAAAATATCTTTCGGAATCTTTGAGGAATCAGAACAGGAACGTCCGTAATGAAGGAAAAGTACAGGCTTCTGTCGCTGAAGAGATAAAAAGACGTTTGAAATACGGATTCTAAAATGAGGAAATTTAGAAAAATATAAATATAAAAGCTAACGCTTCGGAGCAAGAAAGAAAGGAACTTATTCCGGTGTTGTGAATTGTTTCAAAAGTGTAACTTAAAAATTTGATAGAAATGGAAATCAATAGTGTAAAAGCCCTTCAGGATTGGGGCAAGGTGATTGAAGAATCAACCGGAATAAAAGACCCTGTAAAAGTTGCTTGGATGTCTAAAGTTTGCGCTATCCAAGATAACGACGATAAAATGAAACCAATTTTGGAATCTGCTTTCTGGGGACCAACATTGAATCCGTCAATGACTATGCAAGGCGCTGGCGCAATTCAATTCCCTAATGGTGGTGAAAATGGTTTCTCTGGTGTACGTAACGGTTCAGCAGATGCAATCGCTTCAAGTGTAGCTATCGCAATGCAAGCAGCTGCTCAAACAATCGCTCTTGACTTGTTGGCAGTTGTACCGGTATCAGCTCCTCAAGGTCAATATCGTTTCTACGATACTGTTTACGAAGGTGGCCGTATCAATGGTGACTTGCGTACTTACGACAAAGATGGTAATGTAAGCTACAAATTTACAAATGCAGTTGCTGACCCATTGCTTGTTGAAGTTGTTGAAGCTTCTGAAGAAGGTGCAGAATTATTGAAGAAAGTTATCGAAGCTGAAGGTTCTGAAGCTCCTGTTATTGAACAAGGTGATTTCAAATTGACATTCGTTGAACTTGGCTTCATCTCTGGTAAACCAATCTTCTTAGTTGAAAGAAAAGACGCTAAACCGGGTGAATTCAATGCACGTCGTTTCAATGGCGCTCAAACTCTTGCAGAAGCATTCGAAGGTATCTTCGTATTCGGTCAAGTAAATACGAAAGAAAATCACATCACTGCATTCACAGGTCGTGACTTCTATGAAAACTCAGTAGAAAAAACTGGTTCAAAGAATCCTTACGACAACAATTTCGGTGTAGAACCATTCGAACGTGAAGAAGGAGAAGCTACTACAGTTAACTTCTTGGGTGCTAAACGTACTTCTTTCGATTACAAAGTAAGAACTTACCAAGTTGGTTTCTCAGCTACTTGGGAACAAATCGAAGATGCACAGGCTGACGGTCAAGACATCATCGCTCAAATCGAAGGTGATGCTCTTAACGAATTGTCTCAATCTACTAACAAGTACATCTTAACTAAGATGTGGGAATTGGCTGGCAAACATGCTGACCGTCTTGAAGACAGAGGCGAAGTATTGAACACTTACTTCAAATCAGTTGCAGATGCTGACGAAGACATTCCTGCTGCTTACAAAGATTACAAACAAGTAGTTGTTGACAACGGTGGTGAAACTTCGTTGACACTTCAAGCACGTGTAATGCGTAAATTGTTGTATGCTGCTAACATCATCTCTCACGATTCTCGTTTGTCAGGTGGTAAATTCTTCGCTATCGGTTCTACTCAGTTCGTAACTGCAGTACAATCTGTAGCAGGTCTTACTCAAATCACTTTGCCTAACAACGTTCAATCTGTAGCTGATGCTCCTAATCCAATTGGACAGGTAAGCAACATTACATTGTACCAAGACCCGAACCTTCCTGTAAACTATACAGGCGTTTTGGTTGGTCGTATCACTAAACCTAATGACCCAGGTTTGATTTTCTTACCATACATTATGGCTAAGAAAGTAACTACGACAGCAACTGCGACATTCGCATACGCTGGTGCAATGAAATCTCGTTTCGCACTTCTTGCTGCTGGTCACTATCCAGATTTGCAATACTTGCGTTTCGATATGGCATTTAGCCCATCAATCGAACTTGTGTAATCTAACACAGTTAGAAACAACCAAGAAGGTCTTCCGTAAAAAGAAGACCTTCTTTTTTATTGTGGTTTCTTGTAAAATGTTGTTTTTTATATACAAACAAGTACAAACAACTAAAAACAAAACAAAAATGGAAACAAGTATTTTTAAGACAGGCAGAACATTTGAGTATTCAATTGTTGAATTGAATGGAAATCCAAAGGAAATAGAAAACGTATTGGGTATACGTATTGGTGAGACTGGTTCCCTTCCTTTAATAGAGGCATTATTGGAAGGACCTATTTATGCTATTCTGCAGACAGAAAAATGGGTGAATGTCTTCGGTAAGGAACAACAGAAAAAGACAATATTCGGAATAGATGTCTGGGATGCTTTAAAATGTCCACCATTTATAAGATGGGATATATGTAACCATCCTGTTATAGAAGGCTGTTGCGATACGATTGCATACGGACATTCAGGCGATGACTTTGGATATGGAGGATTTATGAATGTTGTCGCATATACCAAAAAAGAAGGTGCTGAGAAAATGCTTCAATGGATAAAGCAAGTTGATGAAAGACAAGAGAAGCTTACAAATTTATATAATACTGGAATGACTATCAATGCAATATAGAATGTTGCTTTTATTACAAACAAGTACAAACAAATAAAAACAAAACAAAAATGGTAACAAGAATTTTTAAGACGGATAGAGCATGTATTTCTAAGTCTAACAAAAAAAGTATTTTTGTGGGTGGAGTTGGATTTATAATCTGTGTATTAAGTATTTTTATTACATTTGCAGTTATAGCTTTTATAACTATTGGAAATGCGCAAAATTGTAGTAATCAATGTAAGAATATACAATGCAAGCATGCTGAGATGGTAAACTGTAATCAATAGAGTCTACACAGTTAGAAATAACCAAAGAAGGTCTTCCGTAAAAAGAAGACCTTTTATGGATTTCTGGTAAAACGTTGTTTTTTATATAAAAACAAAATTGCAGTTATGGCAGCAGCATTAACATTTGCTATCATTTTAGTCACAATCGTACTTTTGCTGACTGACAGAGTCTTTAAAAGAAATGTGGCTATCAATTTATCAATTGAAACCGCTAAATCAGTAACTACTGAAGATGACATCAAAGCTCTCGAAGCTACATTTTCAGACTTGAAGAGGTATGCTTATAGCGATGAAGAGTATGACACTGCGGTCAAAATGCTCTATGATGTCGCAAACAAAAGCATAAAGAGAGCAGAACTTCAGAAACTGAAAGACATTTATTTTTCCAATTTGATGAGAAAATACTAAAATACTATCAATACAATATGGGATTTTTTGATTTATTCAGGAGAAAGAAAAAATTTGACTTGCGCAAAGCCTGTGTGGAGGTTTACGGTGATGAATTCGGACAAATATATGACAAGCTCAGTAGCGGCGAGCCAGTCGCTGGATTTATAGAAACATGCGCAATAATCGATATGATAGAGAAAGTACGCAGCCAACATGAAGACGAAAAATAAATTTTATAATTATGGATAACGAAGAAATCAAGCAATTCATAGTGAAAAATGTAAAATACGAAGAGCATTTATCCGATATTGTCTGTCAGATTAAGGATGAAGACTTTCAAGCGAAAATTCAAAATGTTTTGAAATATCTTGATTGCGACGCGTATAATGAGAGCGCTCGTGAGGGATTCAGGATATTCGCAAGGCATCTTCTTGAAGTAATTAAAAAGAAATGACGCGATTTCGTTAAATCTGGGACATTTTTACTCAATAGCAAGTAATTTAATTACATTTGTTAAAATAATCAAATAATGGCGAGAAAATTAGTATTGTACAAGGGTGACGACAAACACCCTGAAAACGTGAAGAGCTGGCTCTCAAGATACGGAGCCGAAGATGTCGACAAGTATGAGTATAAACCGGATACTTATTACTTCGTTCAAAACAGGAAAGTCAGATATATCCCGGAATACATGCTTAATATGCTGAAGGAGTATATCGACTATACTGTGATGCGTCCGAGGAAAGCAATTTTTTCTTAAGTCCTTACTATGAATGGTTTTCAGGAATTCCATAAATATAAAGGTAATTTAAAACTTTATAAAGATGGAAAATAATTCTGGAAAACAAACGCAGGTAAAAGAGCAAGGCAACATAGTCGATTTGGCTATGCAGATGTTCGCAGGCGGCATTGAAAAGAATGTAGCGGAAATCGCTTTGAAAAACATGCAGTATGACAAGGCAGTCATCAATGATGTCCTTGAAAAAGTATGGGGCAAGAGCGACCATTTTCGCAAGTATTACAACCAAAGGATTCAGCAGTTCGGAAGCTTTAACGAGAAACTGAGAGACACGTTGCAAAAGGATTCCAATCTATTTGCTGCGAAAGCTCTTGAAACATTAGGCTTCTTGGAAGGTTTGTATCCGATGTCAAAAATCGAGAACAACAGTCTCTTACTTTACGAAGCTGCTCCACAATTCGCAGCGAAGCTTATGGAGTACAGTCAGTCTGTTGAGGTCGTTAACGACTATATTCAGGAGGTACGTAAGCTGATAACTTCCGACATTTATGCCGTTGAAGCTATGAGGGTTATGGCAGGTTGCCGTAAATACGCAAACAGTCCTCTTTATTCCGAATTTGTTGAACGACTTTGCTCTGAGATAGAAGACAATATCGGACGTAATGACGATGAAAGGAAACCTCTTGACAAGATTCTTGAAGGGTACGGACAGTTGCCGATAGTAAAGAAATATCTTGAAAAAATCAATCCGGCGCCTGTTGAATGTAACAGGAAACCAATGGACAGATATGTTCTCCCTGTTATGGTGAAGGAAAACGGGGATATTCTTTTTGGTATCAAGGATAAGTTGTATGTACTCGAGAAAGCGAACGAATTCATACACGAGACACAGTTGAAATACCACGAGCCATCAAGCAACAGAACGATAAGGTTCGGTACCGTGCTTGAAGGCATAGGCATGTTTAAGAATGAAGGTACAAAGCTTTCATATTATAACAATGTCATAACAGTCGGTGTCAACGGCATGTTTTCAATCAATGAGGCTGAATATTCAGATTTGTCCGGATATGTTCTTTCAGAGGCTGTAAGGCGTGCATCCCTTCTTTCTGATGTCAAGTTTGACGTAAGGCGTATGTCTGAGTTCATAGAAAACAGGATGTTCATAAAAGACATATCTGACGTATGCAAGACTGAGATGTTCGCAAACGACGTCAATTCGAATGTAGCTATATTCCTTGAAGGCAAATACAACAGGAACAAGTATTGCGTGTTCTATGTCAGTGAGGGCAAGTCGATGTTGAAAGACTACAAAGACCTCAACGAGGCGGTAAGCGATATGTCTAAATGGACGTCGCTTGACGTGAAGACTATGATGCGTGAAAGACTTATAGACTACAACAGCAAGTCTGTAACGAACGAAATGAAGAAAATGATTTATGACCATGACCTTGAAATACTTGAAAACCTTATGAATGTTACAGACGGTCTCAATCCTAAGGATAAAGGTCAGAAGCAGAAGCTTGACGAAGTTCGTGCATTGATTGCAGACTATACAAATAAAATTCGTGAAAAGAAAGAAAATATCTAATTATGCCATTCTTAACAGGTTCAAATAACAGGTTCAAATTTTTGTTCCCAGCGTCGTTTGTGCCGGAAAGTATAGCTAAGAGATATGCTCCACTGATTAAGAGACTCCCTGACTATCCCGTAGATAATGTCAGGGATTTTCTTAATCTGGCAATTCAAGGCGTGCAGATTCCGCTCGGCATACAGCAGACACCGGTAACGCAGGGAGACCAAGGCTCGAGGGTACAAAGGCAATACAGAGGCAATGTAAGTATCCACGGACTTTCCGAAGGAACGATGACAGTATCTATGAAACTTGATGAAGGATACCTCGTATTTTTCATAATGGCTGACATCTGTTACTATTACTATTCACATTTCGGCGAGAAATATCTGCCTGAGGCTTTTTATCTTACGTTCCTTGATAACAGGAACCTTGAATTGTACAGGCTGAAATTTTCTGAAGTTCTGTTTACACAGGTAGGCCAGCCGCCGCAGCTTGACTATTCAAGTAAAGCAATAGATATGCAGAAAATAGACTGCACATTTGCAGTAAAGAAAATAAAATTCGTTCTTGAGAACGAAGAATATGAAATACCTTCGGAATACGAAAAAGATTACGTTTTCTAAATTGATTAGATAAAATGAAATACAGGTCAAAGATTCTCATTAAGGATAAACAGAGGAAACAGGTAATACCAGCAAACAATAAGTTTGCAGTTGTGGCACGGAAAGGTAATACTGACAAGACAATGCCTATTAGGAAGTCAGCATTGCCGACAAACATAGTTGACCCTAAACCTGAAGCAGTTCCTGTACTTGATGAAAGACAGGAATTTATCCAATGGTGTAAAGGCAAATATGACCTAAAGAATCCCAAGACGATACAAGATAAGCTACAATGGCTTAAGCTTAACGATTTGTCGGAACTGAAAACGAGATGTGCCGATAAGATTCTTTTGCACGAATACTGTAAAGAAAAATTGGGAAAGGATATATGTATACCGATTCTGAAGGTATTTGACGGTAAGAACATTGATTTAGAAGGCCTTCCGAAGAGCTTCGTTCTGAAATGCAACCATGGCAGCGGAATGAACATTATAGTAAAGGATGAATCCAAACTTGACTATACAGAAGCCGTAAATAAATTATCGTCATGGCTTGATTCAGATTTTGCAGTCAAGAACCATTATGAATGGCATTATCACGATATAGTCAGGAAAGCTTACGCCGAAAAGTATATGTTTGACTCGAAGCAGAAGGAATCGTTATATGATTACAAATTTTGGTGCTTTAACGGCGAGCCTAAACTGTACACGATAAATGCAGGACACGGGCATGGAGACATATTGTATTTCGATATGGATGACAACGTATGTAATTTTTACGGGATACAGTATGACTTGAAGGATTTTGCAAAGCCGAAAAGTTTCGAGAAGATGAAAGAGATAGCAAAGATTCTTTCAAGTGACTTCAAATTTGTACGTGTCGACCTTTATGAGATTAAGGGTAAAATTTATTTAGGCGAGCTTACTTTCGCTCCAGGTTCTGGAATGTTTAGATATAAGAATAAGGAAGACGAAATAATGGTAGGAGATATGTTGAAACTTTAATAAGTCATATAAGCTATGATTATAGTATCATTTACATCTTGGAAAGACAGAATAGAAAATGTACCAGCTGTCTGCAATTCGATTTTGAATCAATCATTAAAAGCTGACAGTGTAGAATTGAACTTATCAACGGATGAGTTTCCAAATAAAGAAAATGAATTACCAGGTGATGTGATAAAATTAGTATCTGACGGACTACTTAAAATAAACTGGGTGAAGGAAAACACGAAATCTTTCAAAAAGTTTATACCTGTTCTTAAAAAATATTATGGGCAAGAATACCTTTTGCTTACAATAGACGATGATTTGCTATACGGCAGCGACTATATAAAAATGATGGTCTCTGAAGTTAAAGGTTGTGATGTATTTTGTCCCAATTCAGGCTTGGTAGGCAATAGAGCGATTTATAGGTCAAGTATATTTGATTCTTCATTTTGGGAAAAATTGCCAAATGATATAATTGCTACCGGCGTAGATGACACCTATATAAGGTTTTATCTCAATTATAAAAAAGCAAAACTTAAATTTAAGTTTAATCAAAGTATAAGAGACCAGATAAAAATATATAATTCTGTAAATCCTTTATGTAATTTTTATAGGAAAGATAATAGGGTTGATATTGCTGTAAATCTTTCAAGGAGACTTTGGCAAATATAAATATAAAGATATACACAGTAATTGTTAATTCATTAAATACCAAGATTTTAAATGAAATACAGGGCAAAGATACTTATTAAGAAAAGTCCGCAGAAACCGGTGATGCCAGTAAATAAAAAGTTTGCGGTTGTATCACAAAAAGGTAATTCTGGTAAGGCGATGCCTATCAGAAAATCATTACTGCCGATAAACATACGTAATCCAAAACTTGATTGGAATAATGATGAGATTACACCAAAAATTATAGAGGCTTTTGAAAATCTTGAAATCTGGAAATATAAAAAGCCTAAGAAGAAATATCCTTACGCCAAGAAGAAAATCCATCTCATTCATTGGTGGTTTAAAGACAGGTCAAACCTTGTATTAAGCGATTTAGAGAAATTCCATTTTTCAATGTTGTGGCTTGCGGACTTCGATAATAAGTTTGACGAGATACATTTCAATGTCGCGCTTGATACCGATACCAAGGAGGCAAGAGACTTTATAACAAAATCAATCAAAGAGCTTACCAAGAACGGGAAAGCCGATGTTAAAATAGAATTCAGAAAGAATAGCAAGAATACAGGTGAATTTGAAACCTGGGTAAAAATGCTGGACTTCGTTAGCAAGGCTGACAGCATAATTTTCTATTCTCATTTCAAAGGAGCTAAGTATAATGACGCCTCTAAGATACTCGACATAAAATACTGGTGTTACTTGATGTACCAAGGCTGTCTGATGGACGGATGGGATTCTGCTCTTAAGACCCTTGAAGATAATTATTCCTATGGAGCGATAAGTTCATGCGCAAAGAGCGGACCGTTTAAGAAAGATGTCGATATGATAAGGAACAGCTTGAAGGCTGACGGCATCAAAAATGACGGAATACATTATACAGGCACGTTCTATTTTTGGAATGGTGAGATGTGCAAGAAATATTTTGCAAAGAATAATATCAAGCTGACTAAAAATAAATTGCTTGGTATAAAAGGAATAAGAATGAATTTCTTAAGCGAGACACTTTCTTCTAATTTGACGGGGAATGCGAGGACTTACTTCGGTGACAGGTCTGACGCCGGTATTACCAATATGTATAAAATGTATACCTACAACAAGTACGGCAAATACATAGAAAAGTTCAGGAATCTTTATAAGGATAATAACAGGAGCAAAAATATCTGTTACACCGTCATAATAAACGGGTATGACGACCTGAAGAATCCGCAGGTTATTTCACCGGCATGCAGGTATATCTGTTTTTCTGATGACAATCTGAAAAGCTATGTCTGGGAAATACATAAAATACCTGACGAGCTTAAGACGGTTGATGCTAAGAAACAGTCAAGGATAATAAAGGTAATGCCTCAGAAGTATTTGCCTGAACACGAGTGGTCTATGTATATCGACGGCAACATAACCATCAATACCGACCCAGTCAAGTTCATATCGGATGTGTGTGATAACAACATATTCAGTATACCGCTTCATTTCAAGAGGACTTGTCTATATGATGAAGGCGATGTTGTAACAAGTTTCAGTATTGATAGTAAAGACGTCGTAAGCGCTCAAATGAAGAGATACCGCGATGAAGGATTTCCTCAAAATTACGGCTTGAATGAGAATAATCTTTTAGTTCGTAAGAATGACAAAGCTGTCAATAAAGTAAATGAAATGTGGGCGAACGAGATTCTTAAAGGTTCTTACAGGGACCAGCTGTCGCTGAGATATTGCTTATGGAAGCTTGATTTCGAGATAAACAACCTTCCAGCGACGATAGTCCGACAATCGAAGTATTTTACGTATAACCAGCATAAGAAATAATGGACGTTGTATTTGTAACAGGCGCTGCCGGATTTATAGGCTCTAATGTTGTCAAAAGACTGCTTGACATAGGAAATGTCTATGTTATCGGTATAGACAACATGAATGATTATTATGACGTAAGCCTTAAAGAATACAGGCTGAACCAGATAAAATCATTACATAGCGAAAACTTTCGGTTTATAAAGTCTGATATATCTAACAGGGATTATGTCTTTTCACTATTCGAGGAATACAAGCCGGACATCGTAATCAATCTTGCCGCTCAAGCTGGGGTAAGGTACAGTATAACGAATCCAGACGCCTATATGAACAGCAATGTCATCGGATTCTATAACATACTCGAAGCCTGTCGTAAATATCCTGTAACGCATCTGATATATGCTTCTTCAAGTTCGGTTTACGGCGGAAATACAAAGACTCCGTTTTCTGAGTCTGACAAGGTTGACGGACCTGTCAGCCTATATGCTGCTACCAAAAAGAGTAACGAGTTGTTCGCTCATACATACAGCAAGCTATACGGAATACCTACGACAGGGTTAAGGTTCTTTACCGTCTACGGACCTGCAGGCAGGCCTGATATGGCTTACTTCAGTTTTACCGACAATCTTCTCAAAGGCAAGAGCATAAAAGTGTTTAATAACGGAAACTGTGTGAGGGATTTCACCTATATCGATGACATAACGGACGGCATTATGAGTATTGTCTATCGCGGACATATATCTGCTGATAAATCGAATGGAATACCTTACAACATATACAATATCGGAAGAGGACGCCCAGAAAACCTTATTGATTTCATATCAATATTATATCAGGAACTTAGGGATTTCGGAATGCTGCTGGAAAACTACAAGCTGGATGAACATCTTGAATTTGTAGAGATGCAGCCTGGTGACGTGCCTGTCACGTATTCTGATACCTCAAAGCTTGGCCATGACTATCAATATTTCCCTAAAACTGATTTACGGGAAGGCCTGCATAAATTTGTTGAATGGTACAAGGAATATTATAAACAGGCGTAAACTGATAAAACTATAAATTGTAGATATTGTTTTTTATATAAAAGCTTAAAAGATATGGAAAAATTAAAGACATTCAAAAGCTTCATCAAAGAAAGTATTGATTTGAATGCTTTCAGAAAAAATAATGGAAAGTACTATCCTGAAGATAGAGATGAATTGAAATTGCTTATGGAAGCTCTTATAGAGGAGAGAGGTTTTGAAGGTGACTTTAATGATATTGACACATCAAGGATTACTGATATGAGCCATTTATTTGCATTTGCCAGAAGTTTTAATGGTGATATATCACAATGGGATACAAGTAATGTGACGAACATGCGAAGAATGTTCAGTAGTGCAGAAAAGTTCAATCAATCTATTGAAAACTGGGAGGTTTCAAATGTAAAAGATATGGGAATGATGTTTATGTCTGCAAAAAGTTTCAATCAACCTATTGGAAACTGGAATGTATCAAATGTAGAGGATATGGGAAGTATGTTTAGTGCTGCAGAAAAGTTCAACCAATCTATTGAAAACTGGGATGTCTCAAATGTCAAAATTATGAGAAGTATGTTTAGTGCTGCAAAAAGCTTCAATCAGCCAATTGGAAACTGGAATATTTCAAATGCCTATTATATGCCTTTTATGTTCCATAGAGCAGAGAAGTTCAATCAACCAATTGAAAACTGGGATGTCTCAAATGTAAAAAATATGAGAAGCATGTTTAGTTTTGCAAAATGTTTTAATCAGCCAATTGGAAACTGGGATGTTTCAAATGTAGAAGATATGGAAGCTATGTTTCATTATACTGAATCTTTCAACCAAGATATTTCAAATTGGAATGTTTCGAAAGAAGTAATATGCAGGGATATGTTCGTTAATTGTCCAATCAAGCAGGAATATAAACCTGATATAAAACAATAAAGTAAGACAATATGAAAAGAGAACGTCAGAGTGAAATTCTTTGACACTTTCTTTTTATCGAGTAGCTTCGCATAGAATCTGAATATAAATAACCGGGAAAACCATAAATAGATTGTAGATATTGTTTTTTATATAAAAGCTTAAAAGATTATGGAAAAAATTAAAGAAATTTCTGAAAATAAAGGATTTGTCTTAAAGACTTATAATCAGGTAATTGCTGAATCAGATGATGCTGGAAGATTCTTGAAAGCTGATACAAGTGTAATAAGCGATTCCATTTATGAGTCTTTCTTTGAAAAGCCATTTCAAGGGGAAGAAAGAACACTTGAAGATTTATATGCTGTATCTAAGACATCCGACAAGTATAAAGGTCTTAGATTAAAAGAAATATCCAAGATTGAAACTGATATACAAATAATTCAGGCTATAGATAAATGGGTTGAGAAGAAAAACGTTCGTGATTATACTTTCCTGAAGAGAATTGGGCAAGGTTCGATGATAAACACGAAACTATATTCATCTAAAAATACGCATTGGGGCGGCATGGCGACAGTCGACCTTATGAATGGTATCGCGAAACATGTCATTTACGATTACTCCGAGACCATAGAAGGAGAAGCAATCGAAGGCTTCATGAAGATAGAGTATAATGATGATATGCTTGCGATATACCAGCAGTATGACAACCATACTGTAGGCAAGTATCATATCTATGTAAAACTGTAGGCGACATGAGTAAGGGATTGCTGACATATAGCAAGTTCTTAAAAGAGTCCGTAAGTCTTGACGACTTGACGAACCTCATCATTGAATGGGAACCTAAATGGAAGGTATCTGTTGAGGAATATGATGAGAAGATGCGTAAGCTGAATAATACTGAATACTTGTTTGACCTTTCAAAATATACAGTAGACACAGATAAGGCTCGTTTAATTATTTGGATAGGTTCAAGAAAATCTGATGGCGTTATAGTCATAGACGCAAGGGCAAGGCTTAAAGATGAAAGCTTTTATAGTTCTGAACTGTCTGGTTCGAGGACGAATGCCGAAAGAGAGGTCATGAAAAAAATGATGAATGACAATACCTTACTTACAGCGATAACCGAATTTATTAACAAAAAGTATCATACGAGGATAGCAGCTCTTGCCGTTAAGAACCGTATAACGATGTCAAACTGGCTTGGTGCCGAAACTGAAATATAATATGGAAAAATTAAAGACTTTCAAAAGTTTTATCAATGAAGCTATTTCTGGCTGGGATAACGAAATCAATGATTATGTTGTCAAAAAAGATAGTAGAAAACGCGAACGAGGATATATATTCGTACCGAATGGTGAAGAATTATACAAGCGCGAATTTAGAGCACCTCAAATAGCTTGGGGTTTCGAAGACTACCACGTATCTTCTTGGGATAAAGTCAGACTGAGAAAAGAAGGTTACAGCGACGAACAGATTGAGCTTATAGATAAATATCTCGGTCTATGGACTTCATATCGAAGCACTTATGCTGTCGTAAGTAAGACATCGTTAAGACAATCTGAGAAACTGACAGGAATCGCTACTCCAGACAAAGATGTCTATGTAACATACGAGGTAGGTGCTGTCGGAATATATCAGAAACGTTACTATGACTTAGAAAAATTTGCGACCTTTGTAAAGAATCATTGTAAAAAATAAAAGAACAGAATTAAAACATTTTTATCTAAAAACTTGAGAAAGATTATGGAACACTTAAAGACATTCAAACAATTTTATGAATCAAGGGAAGAGGACCTTGAACTGTACAATAAGGCGAAAGACGCATACTATAATGGCAACCCCATTATGGGCGACGCTGAATTTGATGAGCTCGAAAGAAAGCTTGGTCTTGAAAATCAGGGCTATATAGGTACACATCATTCTGATAATTATACCGTAAAGCATCCGATAAAAATGGGAAGCCTTTCGAAAATACAGATAAAAGAAGGTTCAGACGGCCAAACCCATTTTGACTCATATATCGATACCCTTAACAAGTATTTCCAAAATGTTCCGGACGATGGAATCATTGAGGTAACTCCGAAATTCGACGGATGTTCTTTTGAGGTGGTGTTCGATGACGAAGGAAATGTTGAAGGAATATCGACAAGAGGCGATGGTGAATACGGTACGGATGTAAGCCACTGGCTGAGTCCTTATGTAGACGAAATACCTTACAAGGAATTCCTGCAGAAAGGCAAGAAGCTCGTAGTAAGGGGAGAAGCTCTTATAAGCTTTAATGACTTTAACGCAGGCTATCAGGATAAATTCGCGAATACAAGGGCATTCGTTGCTGGCATGTTCGGTCAGAAATGGGACGGAAAACAGGAACAGCTTGATATAAGGAAAGATTTGTCAATAGTTGTGTATGACTTCAGGCTTGTATCTCCGTCAGGCTCATATCAATGGGTTGACTATAATACGGTTCCTGGCTATGACATATGCGCATACAATGTGCTTACCTTTAAGAAATCAGAACTCAGTCCTATGGAATTCGCGAGGATTTACGAAGAAATGGAGAAAGTTCGTAAGGATTACAAATTCCCTCTTGACGGCTTCGTGTTGAAACCAGAAGTGAAATACCGCAAGACGGAAGATGTTCAGCGTCCGAGCGACTGCGTCGCAATCAAATACAAACCAAGTATCCTCGAGACAGAAATCACGGAGATAGAATGGAATGTTGGAAAGACAGGAGAACTTTTCCCGAAGGCTGTGTTCAAGACGATAAAGATGGACGGAAAGAACATCAACAAGGCGTCATTGCATAACTACGGATATGTTAAGGACAATAACGTCGGAGTTGGTTCTATCATTAAGATTTCGCTTGCCGGCGATATAATTCCTTTTGTGTATGAAATCGTAAGAGACGGAGGCGACAATATGGCTCCTACCGAGAATGTGACCGTTAAAGGACCTCATCTTATGATTGACTTGTCTGCTGAAGAAAAAGTTGTCATAAAGGTAATAGCAGGCGCTGAGGCGATAAACATCAGAAATTTCAAAGAGGCGACGATACGTAAGATTATGCCTGAGTTCTTTACAAGCGAGGATGTAAAAATCGAGAATGTCCTTGACTTTATGAAAGATGAATCAATCGCTTTTATGAAGGAACGTTTCGGAACAGGGACATCGATAATGAATATCGTAAATGCCCTTACTGAAAGGCGTAAGACTCTGACGCTTAATGAAATCATACTTGCCCTGCAGTTCCGTCTGTGCGGCAAGGTAGCTGCCGATGTCTGTGCCAAGTTTATCAAGGGCGACAAGTCAAATCATCTCATAGGCGTGCCTGGTGAAGTCAAGAGATGGCTTCTTGATGAGAATTCTCAGGAATACCAGACTATTATTGGGTATGCGAATTTGTTCAAAGTTAATATGGCTCCGGAAGCAGCCGCTGCGTCGACGGCGATACCTGTGATTATGACAGGAAGTCCGAAAGAATTCGGATATGTTACCAAGGCAGCTTTCCTTGCGGCGCATCCTGAATATATAGAGACATCAGACTGGAAGCAATGTAAAATCCTGTTTACAGACGATATGTCTTCGACATCCGGAAAAATGAAGAAAGCAGCCGCTCTTGGTGTTGAGGTGAAAACATACGGAGAAGCATAACATAAAATTTTTAATGATATGAAAAAATTAAAGACATATAATCAGTTCCTTAAAGAAGGAAAAGACATACGTAAAGAATATGACAGCAGCCTTGAAAATATGATGGATGAATACGGAAGTGATTCCTATGGTTCTGTCATAACAAAAGAGGTCGAGGAACTGCAGACAATGCTGAAGGACAAAAATCTTTTGGAGCCTGTCGATAAAGTTGTGTCTGTAATGTTATACCCTGAACAAGATTGGCATCCGATATATGCGATGATACGTCTTGAAAACGGCTTGCAGTACGTAACGACAATTATAAATGTAGCCGATAAAAGCAAACTAAGACTGATGTCTGACGAGATGTATAAGATATTGCTTGAATGGCTTCAGAATGTCATAGATGAAGACAAGAAGAAAAAATCAAGTATGAAGTCAATGCCTGAAATCAAGGATTTGCTGCCTGAATATCTGAATATCGTCAGTAGATTTGTTGAAATGTTTAATATAGGCAGAGCCAAGTATGAAGCTAAGATATATAAGACAGACTCGATTCTTATTACATATAACGGAAGATATAATGGGGTTCTCATATTCTCCAAAACTGAGTATGCCTATAATATCGAAGTACATGCTGTTACTGGCGGATTTTATGATACTGATTATTTGTATGATGAATCCAGCAAAGTTATTAAAGATGCCGTTAATTACATTTTAAAACAACAACTATGATTATGAAAATAAATGACAGAAATATGAAAGATATTCTCGACGAGCTTAGTAAGGTCGTATCTGATGCGATAGGCCTTGAGAATATCGTTGGTTACTATACGAAGAAAACATACAGCTTCAAGTCAGATGTCCTGACGATTACTTTGTCTTATCACGAAGACCCTCAACGGGAATATTATGATTTGAAGCAAATCAAGTCTGACGCGTATAATGCCGCTCAGAGTATATTCGGAGTATTTGCTCTGCAAGATTATAAAGAGCAAGTTGATGTTACGAAAGATGAGATGTACGTCAATATCATCTTCAAGTTTACTGTCGACGAACTTGAAAAGGTGAAAGTCGTATATGACAGGCTTTTTACCGAGGGTAGCTCAAAGCTACTTACTTACAGCCAGTTTATCAATGAGAGTTCTAAGAATGGTGTAGAGCTTGGTAACTATGAATTCGCGTATAGATGCGATGAAGAGGAGAATGCCGACGAGCTTATGGAAATAACTCATTATGACGAATTTGCGAATAATGACTACAGCATACAGGATGATTATTTCGGTTCTACAGTTAAAATCGTCAATACCGATGAGATGCTTCCACATTTATTCGGCAACAAGCCTGAAGAGTCAGAGATAGAATACTGTGCTTTGAATACCGTTTTGAACATAGCATTCATACTTGATAAATCTGGCTATCATTGGATTTATGAACTACTCACAAACTAAAGATTTGTGGGCTTCAGGCTTCGCAGACAATTGCTTGCAAGCAAGTCTTACATCGTCTCCACCTGTGTAATCGACAGTCCCTGCCGATAGAGTTGTTAATCCTTCTCTAAGGATATTGATAGCAGCATTTAAGTCCCTATTGTGGTGTTTACCACATTTAGGACAAGTCCATTCTCGTACACCCAAGTCTTTGATAGATTGATTGATATATCCACAGTCACTACAAGTCTGTGAGCTTGGAAAATATCTGTTAATCTTCACTAAAGTCTTGTCTTCCCTTTCACACTTGTATTCAAGATAGTTTACGAATGTTCCCCAACTGACATCAGCAATATGCTTTGCAAGTTTATGGTTCTTAATCATTCCTTTTACGTTAAGGTTCTCACAACAGATTATGTCATAGTTTCTGACAAGTTCTGTTGATACCTTGTGTAATACATCATTTCTTGAATTTGAAATTTTCTTATGAATCTTGACAACTTTTCTTCTTTGGTTTTCAAAAGAACGGCTGTCTTTTTGCTTACGAGAAAGATGCCTCTGTGCTTTACTTAATTTTCTTTCATATTTCTTTGTATATCTATGATTTTTGTAAACTTTTCCATCTGACGTAATAACAAAGTCTTTTAATCCTAAATCAATTCCGACAGATTTATTAGATTTTTGTATTGGTTCATATAACTGTTCTGTAAGAATAGCAACATAATATTTTCCATCGCAATCTTTAGATACTGTCATAGAACGTACATTCCCTGATATTTCTTGATGTTTCTTTATTTTTATATTAGACTTGAATTTTGGTAATGATATAGAATTGCCAACAACAGAACAAAATTGTGGCACTACAAAAGAGTTTCTGTCTTTCCTTGATTTGAATCTTGGAAACTTCGCATTTCCTCTAAAGAAGTTAAGATATGCAGATTCAAGATGTCTCAAACTATGTTGTAAGGTTTGACTGTTAATCTCATTTAACCAGACAAATTCTTCATGCTTCTTTAATAGAGTTAGTTTCTTAGCTTGGTCATAGTAATTATCAGACTTTTGTGTAGCTTTATATTGCTCCATACGTTCGTTGAGAAAATAATTATAGACGAAGCGAGTGCATCCAAAATACTTACCTAACAACTCTACTTGTTCCGTATTTGGATACATTCTAAACTTATATGTCTTATAAATCGTTTTCACAGTAACTATAACTTTCTATATTTATAAATTTACAAAAAACTTTTATTTTTGTAAAATTATTCTAAATAATTATACTTCAAAAAACAGGCACAAATATTACTTGAGATGTCATTTAATATTTGTTTGTAAATACAGAAAACAATTATTACAATACAGACTGGATATAGTCGTAAAACAATTGTTTCAAAAATTTTACAAACTTCTGATTTCGATATTGATGTTATGGAGATAGACAAAGGCAATATACATCTTCTTATATCATATCCACCAAATATTTCAGTCACTTCGATTGTAAGAAAACTCAAACAAGATAGTGTCCATTATCTGTGTTTGAATTATTACAACTTTCTTAAAAAGAATTTTGGAAAGAACATACATTTTGGAGTGATGGATACTTTGTTCTATAGGTAAAGCAAATCAAGATACTATTAGAAAATATATAAAGAATCTGGGAAAAAGAAGTGTGTATGGAAGTAGATGTCGACATAAAAAATCTGAAAACTAATGAAGGTACGGTAATGAGGTATTACGCATAATTTTTTAGGAATTTTCAAAAAAAATAAATATATAAGAAAAACTTATAATAACAAAGGTTAGTACGATTCATTCCAAAGGCTAAAGACCTTAGGATTTTCTTGCTAAAAATTATATAAAACTGATTACTTATGGGAAAGTTAATGACATATAAGCAGTTCATGGAGAATAAAACCATGAAACAAGTTAACGAAGGAGCAGGTGCAGGATATACCATAGAAGGCATTATACGAAATATCAATCTTGGAGAAAATGCGAAATTCAAGAAAGTAAATGATGATACTTTCATTATAAATGGTGACATCACCTGCAATGTCGAAGTCACTAAGGCTGCATCTTACGAATATGGCGGAGATAATAAGGTATTTAACGAATATAATGCAGCCGCCAAAATTTCGAATCTGAAAATCCAGGTATATGATATGAACAAGGGCGATGAAGAAGAGATAAAAGAAGACCTTAGACAAGCGGAGTTCAAATTCAAATACATTTATGGCGCAGGCTGGACACATTCCACGTTTGGAGGCGACTTAAAACTTAGCGATGTCGATACTAACGACTGGTCTAATTCGCAAATCATAAACGGCGAGCTACAGATAGAAGACAAGAAGCTTTGTGATTTTGTCGATAGAGTGGTACGTGGTGATAATACATACACCGCATATACGATAAGATGTAACGGAGACCTTATTGAACAGGAATTCAAGACTGAGAAAGAAGCAATCGAATACGCTAAGAAGAACCTTGAACCTGGAGAGAATATCTGTAAGGTAATTATAGATACTGATTATGAGGACATAGAAGGTGAAATAATCAGCAGAGATTCCAATATAGTGTACGAATTCTAAATTCCATACTGTATATGAACGGAAGGCGTCAGGATTAAATTCTTGACGCTTTCTTTTTCTAACGTTGTTTTTTATATAAAACTAAAATAGAATATTTAATGAGTAAAGTTTGGATACTTGGAGACACTCATCTTGGATACAAGAATGATGATGAAAGGCATTTACAGAAAATGACGGAATATCTTGAAGCCGTCATAGACAAGATTAACAATGAATCTTCTGAAGGAGACATATTTGTCCAGCTTGGCGATTTGCTTGACAGGAGAATGAACGTCGGTACAATCGTGTTGGAAACCGTCATCAGGCTTTTTAAGAAACTAAAAGTTGACACATATATCATTGTCGGGAATCATGACACCAGGAAAAATGACGAGCACGACATCATATCTACGTCTTTTCTTGAATACGTCTCACCTAAGATACATATTATAAGAGACATTACGGAAATGAGCATTAGCGGCAAAAAGGCCTTATTCGTGCCGTATTATACTCCAGATGTCGCGAAAGAGAAACTGCAGAGCTATGAAGGTTCATTCGATTATATGTTTTCACATCTTGATTTCTGCGGTCTGAAAATGAACAAGTATTCAGTATCTGATACAAAGCTTATGAAAGAGGATGCAAAAGCTGGTATCATATTCAACGGACATATACACCTTTTCCAAAAGAAAGACAATATAATAAATGTCGGCTCCGCATACGAGCTTACCGCTGCGGATGAAGGGAATTCGAAAAACCTTTTGATGCTTGACACTTCGACAAACAAAGTGGCTGCATTCAAAAATAATATGTCGCCGAGGTTTATAACTGTTCCTTACAGCGACATCCAGAACATAAGCAAGTCTGTCCTTGCGAATAACAACATTATTCTTGAGGTCAAATGTTCGGAGATGACTAAGACCGACCCGCGCCTGATAGCGGAAGTAAACAAAGAAGCTTACAGTATGAGGACTGTCATTACAGGTGGAAAGGTCGTACTCGACAGCGAAAGCGGGAATACAGATACAGATTCCGAAACCATGACCATAGGAAACCAGAATTTTGATGACAAGGTAGACGCTTATATGGCAAACCTTATTGAACAAGACCTGTATTCAAAACAGGATGTTGAGGTTATAGGCAAGATATTTAAGAAAGTCTATAGCAATGTCGCACATTAGACCTTTATTTTTTTCTTCATGGAATTTGGACCGATAGGCATGAAAGGTACGCCTGTTGGTCCTTGAGTCGTACCATGTGTATGTTTATTGAAAATATCCATCACTTCATTCGCGGTTATAAGCCTTTCGCTTCCGCCGTTTATGACAACGTTATCCGAATTGATGAGGAGCTTCTTTGAATTTATCTCAATACTGCTTTTATCCATTTTTATGAATGACTTCCCTATTTCTATGGAAAGGTCTCCATCATTGGACAACACTATCCTTTTGCCGTCCTTACAGGAAGATTCTATAACAAGTCCGGTTTCGTCCGTGTAATAGATTCCAACTGTTGTTCCTGATTTCAGTTTACGGTACAGTAGCACGTTCGCATCGAGGTAATTCTTATTCTCAAGAAGGTCGGTCTTGACATCTTTATCGACTTTAAGCATACTCTCATAGAGATACGTATATTCATTCACTTTATATAATATAACGACATCTCCGACATCAGGAATCGAGAAAGACGACTTATCATTACCTATGAGCCTGACGCACCATGGCAGACTGTCGTCATTTATAATATAATCGCCAGATTTATCCTTTTCTTCTTGCTTTGAAAAGATACGACATTTTATTTTTCCTTCATATTCTGGGTCGAAATTATCGACAACTTTACCTAAAAGTCTCATTTCTCTACTATTTTTATATATTTATAAATGATTGAAAATCAGGGCTTGAGAAAAAAATTTTCAAAAAAATTGAAAATTTTTAACAGTTTTTGTTAAAAATTAAAAATAATGTGTTATATTTGTCAAAACAAATTTAATTAAAACTCTTAAAAAATTATCGTTATGGCAAAGAAAAACAGAAAACCAGAAACATTCGGATGTCCGAAAGAATTTGAAGGCTATCAAAGATTACTTAACGCCTTATTCAAGTAAACCCAAAGTACAACAATTCTAAATCTTACTACTATGTTACCTACTTATCAATTACAGCAACTTATCAAGAAAGCGACTGAAAACAGAGAAAATTACGCAGTAAACGACCCTACTCGTTATATGGAGCTTGTCTCACAATGTGCGTTCCGTTATGCCAACAAGTATCCAAGAATTCCATTTGAAGATATTTTCGGATATGGCATGATAGGACTTACTAATGCCTGCAAGCGTTTTGATGGAGACGAATTCGCTCGTCTTGCTTATTACAAGACATACATTGAAGGAGAAATTCGTCACGGTATCACAACTGAGCTGAACTATGTTCACCAGGCTGTAAACAATATGCAGAAAGAAGAAACGACGATTATCTCTATGACCAGCGGCGGAATTGATAAGGAATACGAACGTGATGACAGAATGATTACGGTCGAGAGATACTTGTCAGGCAACAACAGCCTGAAAATCGAGGAAATCGCGATTCTTAAACGCGAGCTTAAGTTTACTGATACCCTGAAAAGTGACATCTGCCGTGAATTCAGGCTTGACAGCAAAGGTTATCAAGTATGCCTTGACAATGCAATCAAAACTATGCGCAAGGAACTTGTTTACGCCTGATAATTATAGATAAGACAATAACAGAACAAAACTTACAGCTATGGAAATCCTTGTTAAGAAGCACTTGTTTCATACCCAACTTATATTTGGGGAATACAATAAGAGTGAAAACACTGTCAGTGCCAAGTATGTTACGGAGAGAGCATTCGACACGTATCATTTAGTAAAGTCGTCAAGCGTTTACTATGTTGAGGACAAAGACATCTTGCGGGAATTCAATGTTCCTGGTCTGTTCGAACAGTTTGAAGACATGCTCGATACCATCAATAAGGCGAAGAAGTTCCTGGAAAGTCTTGATTATAAAGGCAGGCTTGATGACGACCAACGTAAGATTGATTACTTCATCTCCTACAGTGAAAACAATTATACGTCGAATACGAAAAAGTATTATATGGTTGTCGATAATGTACATCGTACCTGTTCATGCTTTGACATGGACGTGTTTGGATTCAAGCTGTATAATATGAAGCATACCTTCAATGTAAAGGGTTCTTATGCCGAAATATCTATGGATGATTTTCAGAAAGTTTTCGGGACGGATTACAAAAGATTCTGGAAGACAATTGAAAAGTATAATGAGGCTGTTACATTCCTTTTGGAATTCGTAAGGGTTTCATTAAATCTTGGAATATGGTACAGCTTACCTAAAAACTTATCATTATGAAAACGATTATGACAGTCATAGTACCTCATTCTTGTTTCTATGGCAAGCATGCGCATACAAAGGGAAATAGGTCTGCAGAACAGGTATCTGTAAAATGCGACTCTTGCAAGTGTACATTTTATGCTGAAGTGAAAAGGGGAGAACCAATGCCTACTGTGTGCGAATGGTGCAAGAAATCAAGTCTGGAACAGGGATTGACAATGTTCTTTATTATGTTGCCAATATTGATTATAGTTTATGTCGCTATTAAAGTAAGATAGTTATGGAAAAGATTTTATTATGTGAAGCTTTTGAATGGCTAAACAAACATCTGCCTTATAAAGGCGGATATACGAATTATATGAACGAATTAAAGATGAGAGGATTCGCATTGGATGCTCCTTCAAGTATTAACAAATAAAAATAAAAGCTATGAAAACTACAGAGAAAGCGGTTATCCTCGGCGGATTCAAACAATTCAATCCAAGCATTGAACCTGAAGGAAAATTGTTCGCCTATATATCAGATGACAATAAATTGTGTATAGGGAAACTTATGAAGGATGAACAAACATGGTGGCTTGAAGATATGTTAACCGGCAAGAAAAGATTCCCATATACGTCACAAGTTCTTCTTCTTGAAGATTTGACGATAAGGGATGTGACAATAAAGATAAGTTAAATGAGATAGCGTTATGAATCCAGGAATTTATTCATCGTCAATGACGGGAGCAAGAACGAGTGTCATCAATCATCACAGCCATACACGCAAAACGAAAGAATGCACATTTGTATGTGATTCTTGCCATAGAGAATTTCATAAGGAAATATCTATCGAAAGAGATTGCCCTACTGTTTGTACAACTTGTAGCGGAGAAGATGCAATTATAGTAATAACTTTTATAATTGGTTTATTATGTTGTATTGCAGCTATAATTATTAACCGATAAAAATAATTAAATAATAAGACTATGACACAAGAGAAAAACAACTGTTGATTAAAGAACTATGTACAAGAATGCCTTATGGTCTTTATGTACAAGTTGACAATGAAATTTGCTCTTTAAGAGAATTTGATTGCGAAGAACTGACTTGCGGTGTTAAACACAGTGATGGACATTTTTTCAGGAAGGGATGCTGATGAAATAAAGTCTTATCTCCGTCCACTATCGTCAATGACGAAAGAAGAGAAAAAAGAATATGATGAGTTATGTGATGACTGCCTCGAACAGGATAGTGTAGATTATAACATATCTACTCTTGATAGAACACAGCTGATTTTTGTAACTGATTGGCTCATCGAGCATCACTTTGATTTCAGAGGTTATATTGAAAAGGGAATCGCTCTTGAAGCTCCTGAAGGAATGTATGACATTAAAAAATAATAGGCTATGAAAAAGAACAAATTGGTACAAATAAAAAATAAATCTATTAAATCGTTTGTAGATATGGTATGTGATACTGGATATATCGATAAAGCAGTCACTGAACTTAACAATATGCTTGCTTCAGGATGCGATGAGTCTGAAATCGTTACGAAGATGAAGGACCTTAATGACTCTGGAAAGAAAAGCATAGACTTCTATTTCGACAGAGACCTTTTCATTGCCGGCGTAGAAACTTTTGATGACGTCTTTAAGGTATTCGAACCGTGTGAACTCGTATTTGAAAAGAATGAAGACATAGTCGAGCACATGGGCATAGTCATAAGACTTTCTGATAAAGGAAAGTATAATCTGGAACTTGCCGAATTTTGCCGTAAGCTCCATCTTAAGGATATTGGAGACCTTTCCGATGGCTATCACACATTCAATGAGCTCTATGAGCAAAGACGTATTCTGTTCCAGACAATAGTAAAAGTTTATAAGGACAGAGCATGGAAGTCCAAGAGGCATGAAGACGGCAAGCAATGTTTTGACGGCAATTGGTTCATAGTCGGAATAGATACGCCTGAAGGCTCTTATACGTATCATTATGAGATGAAGTATTTCGACGACTTCGACTGCGAGGAGCTTGAAAACGGCAAACATTGGGACGGTCATACTGACAAAGATGTCACGAGATTACTGAGTCTTGTAAAATAGGTTGTTTATTATATTAAAAAACAGAAAATGGAAACAATATCAGGAAGCTTTGAAGAAAAGAAAGAGTTATGCGATTCAATAACTCTGAACGATGTCATCGAATACCTTGAAGGCACTATTTGCGAAGTGCATATTATGACGGTAAACGATGATAAAAAGACGTTGTCAGGAGTGTTCAGTCGTCCTAAGCTCGTCATATTTAATAAAGAAGACTACGATTACGCTCGTACATGTCATAATACATATATCGAGCCCAGCAACAACTACCTTAATGAAATCACTGAAGGCAGCCAAATATTGAAAGACGCCTATCAATTAAGCAATAATCAGATTCGTAAAAGCCGGAATAAAAAGAAGGCAGTCAAAATGTTGTTTAATTTGACGCATAATCATTTGTTTTTCCACATGTATGATAACAAGTACATTCATATAGAAAAAGTCTTTAAACGAGATAAAAACGCGTTTAAACACGATTTATTAGGCAAGCTTACTGAAACTTCTGAAAAAATAGAGAGACTTAAAAAATATATCAAGGCATTGGAGTATAAGAAGTATAGACTTACGAATTATGTCAGCAGCCATGACAAAATTTATGGGTCTGATTCTATAACTGTCATATATGCGAATGCGGATGACACCGACACCGAACTGCTTAAAGGAATCTGGAAGGATTTGAAGAATGTCAACGTTATAGAAATTACGAAGAATTCCGAAAATTACGAAAGTATCGTCGATAAAGCGATTATGGAAGAGAAGGGAACCCTAATCTTCGCCGGGCATGGAACGCCATACGGGTTGCTGCACCCTAACTTTGCAAGTAACCAGTATCTCCTGCACGAAAATAACAAATACCTTATCAAAGCAAGCAAGGTTATTTGCATCTGGTGCTATGCCTCTGAATTTGTAAAGAATTACAACATATTTAACAGCTTCAGTACATCTATGTACATATCGAATATAGATGAAGCTTACGACTACAATATGTACAATGAATCAAGTCGGGCCATACAGAAGATAACTGAAGATTTCTGCGCTGACGTCAATAATCTGCTTAAGAACAAGGTCGACCTTAAAGAATGGCATGACATCATAGTTCAAAAAACAGACACTAACAGCCAGATTGATACTTTTAACAGAACAAATACATTCATAAACATAAGAAATTAACGTCTGTAACTTATTGATTATCAATATCAACTGAAAATAATTTGAAAATTTTTAACAAAAAATGTTAAAAATGAAAAATATCAGCTTATATTTGTCAAAACAAAATTGATAAACAAAACTTAAGCATTATGGAAACAATAGGATTCGGAGGTACATATTACACGTTATGGTATGTATACGAAAAAGACGGGTATGTTCATTACGACTATGTTAAAAACATATCGACTGACGAAGAGAAGGCTAAAAGACTTTATCCTAAAGCAGACATCGATATGAGTCTTAAAGGCAGCCACAGCTTTACAAGAAAAATAGAAGACCCCCTTGAGAATGACTGCTTCGAAGGAGGTATGTATAAAGGTACGAAATTTGAAGATTGTCACGATGATAGCTATATGTTGTGGTGGTATAACAATGGAGGTAGTTGCGATTGTCTTAGACAGGTTTTGGAAAGCCGTGGATATAAGTTTTATGATGGTAGAATGATGACTGAAGAAGAATATACAAAGTTTGCTCAGCGTGACAAAACCCGTGAAGATGAAGCTTTTAATATCAACAAGGCGCTTGAAAAATCTTTACCGTTCACTTGCTCGTCATCAGACCGAGTAAGATACAATAATGACGGCTATCCGTTATCTGACAGCTGCAAACTTGTCCTTGATAGGATAAATGATATTAACATTGAGTATACGAATGTTACACTTGTGTTTGAGGAGTATAAGGAAACACTTTACAGCATTCTGCCATGCCGTAACGGAAAGGGCGTTGTTGTAAGGAATAAGAATATCGAAGTGACGGATTATATTGTTATGACACGAACATTTCTTAACAGCGTTTCTTATTTTATAATAGTAAATGATTTTAGGATTATTAAGGATAAAGTGACAAAAAGCGAATCAGAAGATGAGATGCTTACATCAGAGGACTTAAAGGAGTCTGCTATGAAATGTGCTGAAGCTGAAAGATGTTTCGGAATCTTGAAGGAGGTACTGTCACTTTGAAAGACAATGTCTATACAGTAGTTGATGAAAGAAGTCACGGCCCTTGGTTTGGACAAGGTCCTGGGACAAGGAACAGAACAACTAAATATCTGAAAGTATGGTAACTAAATTGAATTATTAAACAAATAGAATATTATGGTAGAAGGACTTACAAAAGAAAGACACATAGCTTCTATAGAAGAAGTTAAGACAGTCAAAAAGCTTATTATTGAAAGAGGGAAAGAGATAGTGTCAAAAGTCCCAGAAGGTATTGACATCGGAGTTAAGAAATGTGACCAAGTCTATGCCGACGACTATTATGTTTCTTTCGAAGATATGTTTGAATATTCTAAAGAGGATTCTAAAGAAGATAGGGAGAAGTATTGCAAATTCTACATCAGTGAGCGCATCCCTTGTCGTTATGCAGACGACAGGAAAGTCAGTATCAAGTTTCCTATTGACACATTGTATTCCGATACGGCTCTTGAAAAGTTCTTCAAAAAGCTCGTAGAAGAGAAAGAAGCAGTTGTTGCAGAGGAGAAAAAAGCAAAAGAAGCAGCTGAAGCCGCAAAAGAAGCAAAAGAAAGAGAAGAGTACGAAAGACTAAAGACAAAATTTGAAGGAAAATAGTTATGGCAAAGGATGAATGCGTAATATTATTGGAAAGTTTATTGAGGAAATAAAGGCAATGGATACCGACAAGGAGGTATTTATAGCTATTGAAGATAGCATTGGTGATATTAGTTGCTATCCCATTGATAAGTTCATGGTCAGGGAGGGTAGGGTCGGTATTTATATAACAAATTGGCGTGAGAATTAAGGATGAATAGTTATGAGTACAAGAAATTACTTTTACAACATTCTGAAACAGGAATGGGAGAAATGTCTTGAAACAAGTTATTCCAAGATACAGGAGGAGTATGAGTATGTTGGAGATTTTATAGAAAAGAATCTTCATTTGACGAAGCTTAATTCAGAAGTTGCAATAGGAGCAGTGTTTGAAGCAGACAAAAAGGGATATGCAAAGAAATTGTTCTTAGACATACCGCCAGCAGAACGTACAGATACGTCATACTATGTCTTTGACAAAGAAAACTTTGAAAAAGTTATAGAATGTCACAAGGAGCTCATCAAAGAGGTGTTTGAGTCTGACTACCTGCTTGATAAGGACCGCAGAGAATATATGAAGACAATGCTTCTTGCATCTTCACCATCTGACAATCCTAACCAGCTATTGAGTTGTTCTTGGACTTCCATAGAAGACTTGTTTGAGCTGTACTATATGTACAAGATAACGAACTGAGAAAAGGAGATGATATTGGTTAGTGTATCATAAAAATAATAAACCATAATAAAAAGAAGATAGTCATGACAAAAGGAGAGATGTTACAGCAATATGTAAAAAATAATTATGATGTTATTCAAAATCATATAAAGGAAGCAATGCAAAAAGGAGCACATAGAATTTATGTCGGCAAGGAGTCTTTTGCCACAGATTTCAAGCCAGATTGGGTATGCCTTGATGAAACGAAGGATAGACTTGAAGAGGATGGTTTTGAATTTCATGCTTCATCATACGATGAATGGGAAATTACTTGGTAAAATTTTAATATAATACTGATATGAAAACTTATACAAAACAAGACATAATCAATGCAATGAAGAAATTGCACGCATGTCCTTTCTGCGGTACTGTGCCGAAAATCATCATAACTGACGACGAAGGTAATCCGAGAAATACCGACTATCTTAATGATACGTGGTCTGGCATAGCATTCGGTATAAGGCATGATGTCGTAAAAGAGTGTCCGATTTCATTTGACAGCGAGGACGACGCAGATTGCATACCTATGGGAAACCGTCTCTACGACACGCCTGACGTGCTTGTGGAAACATGGAATTCTGCAATTCAGAATACAAAAGAACGAACTTCTGAAGGAAAGCTGACGAAGGAAAGACATCTTGCTCTCATAAAGGAGAAAGACCGTGTTGAAGAGCTTATTATTAAAAGATGTAAAGAGATTATCAGAAAGGCACCTGAAGGAATCGATGTCAAAGTAAAGCCGAACGGCATTATTTGTGTTGAATTCATTGATGAGGCTTCCATAAACGGGAACCATACATTCCACATAGAAGAAGAGACTACTTTCCGAGGAGAAAGCAAAACGAGATACAGTATCCCCTTTCCGATAGATGCACTATATTCTGATGAAGCACTTGACGAATACTATAGCAGGCTTGTAAAAGAAAAAGAAGAGGAGGAATGCCGCAAGAAAGCTATAGAAGAGAAGCGTAAGGCTACACAGGAGAAAAGGGAAAGAGCTCAGTACGAACGGCTAAAGGCAAAATATGGTAAAAGTGAAAATAAGTAAGTTATGGATGTAAAAGGATTGACAAAGGAACGTGTCGAGGCATTCCTGGAAGAAAGGAGTAAGCTGAATGCGAAATTTTGCGCCAGAGGCCTCGAAATAATTAAGAAATCAAAATCTGCAGGAATTGATATAAGAGTCTCCAGTTGCGACGAAATCAAGCTCTATGAGCATATATTCTCGATAATTTCTGGAAGAATAGAAAGTATCGGTTTTCCGATTGGTGCCTTATATTCCGATGAGATACTCGATAAGTTCATAGAATTTAAGAAAGAACAGAAGCTGCGCTCTGAGAGACTTCAACAGCTGAAAGGATTTCTGAAAGATACTCAGAAAGATAAGAAAGGTAAAACAGATAAAAAAGATAGACAATGAAAACAGGATTATTAGTTATGGTATTAGGACTCTCATTGATTTTGGGAGGGATGCTTGTAAAGTTTGTTGCTCCAGTATCGCTATTGCTTTATATGGCAGGACTTATAGCAAGCAGTTGGCTTATAGCGAAATTGTATGGTAAGCTTGTAGACATTATTGACAAAGATTCGAATAATTAGAAAATTTAAGGGCATGAAGAATTTACTACAGAATTTACAGCCGAATGATTATGTAAGCAGCGGCAAGAGCTGCGGAAACATACCTATACAGGTGAAGGGTGTAAGCGATGACAAAATAGAGTTCAGACACAGTGTAGCCTATAACCGCGATGAAAAGAAATGGGAAAGAGTGAAGAGGGATTCCGCGGTGCACCTCAATGATTCAGATGATGATGACATCGAGTACTTTCCTATAACGGAAAAGTTCGTAAGAGACAACTGTCAGATAGACAGGTTTATGCTTTTCTGCGACGTGATAGTTAACGGGAAGGTACTTGGAACCTTGTCTGACGGCAAGCTGACGACATCGATAGGCTGCGCCGACATTACAATAAATTATGTTCACGAATTCCAGCATATTCTTCGAGACGTTGGATTTATCCAAGAAGCTGACAATATAAAAATATAAGTTATGAGCTCGAAATTATTGATGATAGGAGACTGGGTTCAGATGAAAAACTCTGGACGACCTCATCAGATTACGATGTATCAAGAACTTGATGGAGTTCTGACAATGGATTTTTTATTTTTGCCGCTGACTGGAAACATTCTTGAAATTAACGGATTCCAGAATATGGGCAGATACTTACTATTGCCTACGGAACATTTCGTATTGCAATGGTCGCCGTATAGCCATTATCTTGAAGTAAGCATTATTGGGGACACACTCAAAACCAAGTACGCGTGGTTCAAATGCGAATATGTCCACGAGCTTCAACATCTTTTGAAATTGTTTAAAGTTGAATTGATTATTAAAATTTTAAATAGCTGATAATCAATACAATTCAAAAAATAATCAAAAATATTTAACATTTTTTGTTAAAAATGTAAATTCCTGTATTATATTTGTTGAGTCAAAACAATTCAAAACTTAAACTTAAGTAAAATTATGGGAACATCGAAACTTGTGACACTGAATAAAATTCTTACAAAGGAACAACAAGAAACAGTGATGCTTTTTTATTGAAGATAAAGCATGGAAAAGAAGACACTTCGAAAGTGAAGACTTGCTTGAATATATTTATAAAACAGGCTTAAACCTTGACAGAGCTTATTATCTAATAGGAGCTTGTCTCGGTTTTGAATACATTGAAAGTCTTCTAAATACAGGAAAATAATTACTTATTATCTTAAATTTATTAGTGATGATAGAACTTAAAGGAAAATATGCTACTGCGAAAATCTTCGCTGAAACCGTAGAAGAAGGAGTATACCAGCAGGTTTATGATATTATCAACTGTAGAGCGTTTGCTGGGCAGAAAGTTGCCTGTATGCCTGACGTACATGTCGGCGCATCTGGTCCTTGTGGGCTTGTGGCGACTATCGGAGACTATGTATGCCCAGAACATATAGGCGTCGACATAGGTTGCAGCATTTCTATGCTTGTGCTTGACAAGTGTCTGCCTGATGACAAGTATGCTGATTTCGAACATAAGGTTAAGACCCAGATACCGTTCGGTATGAATATCCACAACAAGACAATCTTCGATGAGAAAGATTTCTACAAATATCTTACAAAGGCTTTTTGCGTTTATAAGAACCGCTGGCCTGAAATGCTTTCTGGATTACCTGAGGTCGTCAGCGAGAAATGGGTTATCGAACAACTTAAACGCCTTAATATGGACCCAGCTGTTTTCTATCATTCGATAGGGACTGTCGGAGGTGGAAACCACTTTATCGAATATGGCGAGACGGAGGATAAGAAACATTCCGGGGTGACGCTTCATTTCGGTTCAAGGAATTTCGGCGTAAAGGTATGCAAATACTGGATGTCGAAAACGATTACGCCGTATCCTAAGCAGAAAATGAAGGAGCTTGTGAATAAATTCAAAGATGAATACAAGTCAAGCCATAAAGATATGTCTGAATTTAAGAACGTCCTTTCGGAATATCAGGAATCCATTATGAAGAATCACATAACAGGATACCTTACTGGAGAGAATCTTAAAGGCTATCTTATGGATATGTGTTTCGCACAGATGTACGCTGCATACAACCATAAGATTACGGGAGACATAATTGCCGGCATATTGAACAAATATGGAATCAAGGTGACTGAAGTTGTCAAGACAACCCATAATTATATAGACCTTAATGACCATGTCCTCAGGAAGTCTGCAATATCTGCTTATAAAGGCATAAAGATTCTTGTACCCTTTAATATGAGGGACGGTGTTGCGGTATGTGTCGGAAAGGAAAACGGCGAATGGCTGAATTCCTGCTCGCACGGAGCAGGACGTAGGATGTCGAGGTCGCAAGCGAAAAGAGAGGTTTCTATGTCTGATTTCAAGGAATCTATGAAGGGAGTCTATTCGACGACAGTATGCGAAGGAACTCTTGACGAGTCGCCTCAGGCTTATAAGGATACTCAGGAGATAAAGGACCTCATCACTGAAACATGTGACATCTTATATGTCGTGAAATCAAAGATAAACATAAAGGCTGTGGAATAAACGTTGTTTTTTATATAAAAATAAGATTGTGTTAAACTATTAAAATAAAATGTTAAAATGGAAACAAGTCATAATTGGTACATCTGAGGCAAGAAGAAATGCGGAGAGTTAATTAAAGAAGAACTCGTAAAAAGAGGTGCAGATATTGTTCCTTCAAAATATAACTACGAAAATCCGCATAATATATTTTACGTTGTTTGCGGTGTCGTTCACCAAACTTTTCGTCTTGACCTTATGGGTTATCGTATCGCACTACATTGGGAAGAAGTTAAAATTGAAGATACGAATATAAAAGCTCATGTTCAAGAAGAGAAAGAACATTGATTAAAGATAGTTGTATCGTAATAAGTAATTCAGAAAAACATAAGACTATGTTAGGAACATTAACAACAAGCGAGGAGCTTATGAAGAGCCTCCTTGATACGGAAGAAAAAATCAGGAAAGATTCCGGTTTCCCAGATTATGATGTGAGGAAACTCGATATGCCTTGGGTGTTGGAGCAGAGCGAATTCAACGAGTTCCATCCATGTGAAGGCGTGTACATTGGATATGACGGGAATTTTCCAAGTTATGCGTTTGACCAGACAAGGGACCTTGAACAAGGTTTCTGGTGGAGCTTTAAAGAAATGGAATATTTCGAAAGGCCTACGAAAGACAATCCTCATGCCGGCATGAAAAAGAATGAGGAATACCTTGGTACAGCTTACGGCCTTTGTGACAACGTCGAGCAGGCGAAGAAATACCTGAAGAAATTTATTAACCACAAGTCCAAGGTATTCGTCATCTGGATGTATCCGATTTTCCATCATCCGGAGAATGCTGGACAGTGGGGAGGATTCAGGCCTCATAAGAATGGCGAGTATATCGGTAAGTATAAGAAAATCATAGAAGGCTGTGAATACTTCGACGACTGTGTGTTTCCTAAAGACTTTCAAGGGTATATCTTCGGATTCCACGCTGTAAGGATACAATAACTAAAATAATAAGCTTATGGAAAAGAAATTTGAAGAAATGACGGTGGAAGAACGCCGTAAAGTCTATGACGAGACTCTTGAAGATATTTACGGATGCTGTGACCCTTGGAAAGATTCTTTCGGAGAAATGGACGGAATTTGTCCGGAATGCGGCCGTGCAACATCTGGTGGCAGCTGCGTCTGCGGATGTAACTATTCACCTGTTGTATGTGATGAGTGCGGTGCAAGACCTTGTGACCTAAGTTGTTAACATAAATTACAAAAGATATGTTCTGTGAAGATGACGAACTTATGAATCTGAAAGATGAAATTCTGTTGACACTTTCAAGAAATGGCAAGCTTCCGACTGACATTGCCTATGCGGAGATATGGGAGACATATACTTCTGATGAAGACGAAGAACGCTATATTTCCCTTATACCGAATTATAGCTATGCAGAATATGAGGAGTTCTTAAAAAACGTCAATTTCGAGTATGATAACGATTACGGGAAGCAATATGTACAAGGTTATATCGTTATGAATGACGGTACATGGTTTGAAAGAGATGACTATGACGGAAGAGAATGGTGGAAGTTCAAGAAGAAACCGGAATTCAAAGCAGGAAATAAAAGATAAGAATTATGAAAAGAGATTTTGTTTTTGTAGTGTTAGTGACAACTTTCGGCAAATATCAACGGACATATTTCCCGGAAGTCCATGTAGAGGCGGCATTCTTTTCAGAGATAGATGCAGTCAGATTTTGTGATGACTGGAATATCCATAATGAGTCAGAGGCGACATATCAAAGAGTAGAACTTAACTGATATTATGGCTTAATTCATAAAAATAATTTAGGCATGAAAACAAAGAAGACAGAGAAAACGTTTAAGAAGCTTGTCAAGAATGACATCCTATACCATTGGGTATTTGAAAGAGATACTTACGGATGGCAAATAAAGAAAAAGGGAGCAGTCATTATTGATAAAATTGATGCTGTAAGAGAAAAATACAATACATGGTTACGTATTCAGGATACAGAAGGTTCTTGCTATCGTGTTGACAAAAAAGACATGAATGAGAGCTTTTGTGCTTGGACATCGATAAATGAATGCCTCTGTGCCTTTTCGACATATAATATCAAAGGTAGTGATGTTTTCCAAAAGGCACTGACAATTGTAACGACGTATAATAAAAGGGTTGAGGTCGACTACGGCATACAAGATATAGAGTCAAGACTTGACGAAATAGACAGAGAAGCTGCTGACGCAAAATTAGAAGGATATGATGATTCCGAAGATTTAGAGGACATAAGTTCTGATGAAGTTTCTGGAAAACTGATACATCAACTTTCTGATTCACTACAGTGCGGCAAGCAGCCTAATTCGACATCTCTGCTTATAAAGAAGGTTAAGGAAATTACGTCGTTGGTAAATCTTGATATTCCTGATGACTGCATAGGCGGTACGCCTGACGCAAGCAGAAATCTTAAGAAATATACTGAGATAAGAATCACTCTTAATGATTTGACGGAAAAAATTGATGAGATATGACAATGTCTATTAGAACAGCTGAAGAAAAGAACATCAAAAATACAGGCAAAAATAAAATGTCTGAAATTTTTGAAAAAGATTATGTCGAGAATCAAGTTCTTGAAAGGTCATTATTGCCTATGATGAACGAAAAGACATTGCAGGCGATATTAAGAGCGAATGCAGGTGAAGATAACACAAAGAGAGTCAGCTTCGAGCTTGCTCGTCTTCTGAAAATAAAGTTTTTCCACGAAAAAGAAAACGCTTATTACATACATTGGAATAACAACTATAATGAATTGAAGGCAGAAGACATCGAATTATGCGACTGGAACGGCAATAATGAAAACTTTTATTCCGCGCCTACTTATCTTGAAGTTGGTATCTGGCTGTTTATAAAGCATCATATCTTTGTTTTTATGAACACAGTCCATGAGAAGATGCGTGATGTCAACGCCTACCAACCGAATATTATAGTGAAAGGCGGAAAGCCATATAGCTTCGAATTCTATGAGGATAAATGTGATGCCTATGAGGTCGCTTTCAAGTATTGCTTAACTAAACTTTTATGATTATGGAAAACACAAAGAATTTACAAGAAACTATCGAGTTGAAAACCGATATTCCTGAAGGATACGAAATAGATAGAGAGAATAGCACGTTTGAATGTATTAAGCTCAAACGGATTAGAAACAGGTGGAGAGATACCGTAAGTAAGTTAAATGGATTCACCATAGGCGGCTTCGGAGGAATAGAGGCTACTGGCGCTGTCAGCACGAAGGGATGTGGCGGACATGGTATATTCGCTACGGAGAAGATAGCAAAGTCAGCGCTCGCTATGGCGCAGATTAGCCAGATAATGGCAAATGACAATAGGTTTGGAGGTATTATTACTGATAAGGAGTGGGAAGACGATGATGTTGATAAATACGTGATTGTACGCTCAAATAATAAAATAGAAGTGTTTAAGTATTGGACTCGCTATTATTTCCTTGCATTTCGTACGCTTGGACAATGTAATTTGTTCCTCGAAGAAAACGAAGATTTGGTTAAAGATTACTTTATGATTGATTAGTTATTATATGTTTAATAATATTGTTAATCGGATTTTTAGTCGGAGCGGCATATGACATATATTCCGACTGGGACGATGATAGAGGTGATTTATAACAAATAAAGATTGTAGTTATGGTTGAAGAAGATTATGTATCATTTGAGGTCGCTAACCTGCTTAAAGAAAAAGGATTTGACGGAACTTGCTATGCTTGCTACGAATATTTCGAGTCAGGTGTGACTTTGTATCGAGGATGGCCTTTTGAATATAAAGGCACACCCGTCAAGAATTCGCATGACAGAATAAAATGTCCGACGCTTCAAATGGCAATGAAGTGGTTGAGGGAAGAAAAGCATATCTACATACAGATAATGCTTGATTCTTTTGCTTGCGAAGGAAGCTCAGGTTATTATGTCGTCTTACAAAAAACAGATTCTGACTATGAGAGCATGCTTTCTGATTTTGTAGAAGCTGTCTTTTATGAAACTTATAAGGAGGCTGCTATGGAAGCCATCAAAATTTGCTTAACCAAACTTTTATAATTATGGGAGACGAAAGAAAATATGTTGGATACGAGACGGCTGTGTGGCTGAAGGTGAATGGATTCAGTGAGCCAGTGTCCGCATTATGGATAGGTGACGCGGAAAGCCACTACCTCAACTGCGAGGAAATCAAGACGGACGACTACAACGGAGGCGGAACGGAGCTGTTCTCAGCGCCTGAGATTCAAGTTGCAATGAAGTGGTGCTTAGACAAGTTCGGAGAGTTCTATCATGTGCCGAAGGAGTTCATCGACTACTTCTGGGAAGAACATTATAAGTGAGTGCAATTGAGAATAAAAAAAATGAGGAATAAGATATGAAAGAAGATTACGTAAGCTTCAAAATTGCGAAGCTGCTAAAAGAAAATAGATTTGATTGGAAATGCTTAGATTGGTATTCGACGAAAGGGAATTTATATTACTATGCTGATTCTTTTGAAAAAGACCTTGACGGTATAGATGAATTATGCTCAGCACCAACACTTCAAGTGGCAATGAAGTGGCTGAGAGAAGTACATAAATTATTCATTGAAATAGACTATGAACTCTATAGTAACGTTAATCAGGAAGATGAAAACGAAAAATACCAATATGGTATTGCAATAAAATTCATAAAACAAAAAGAATTTGAAGAGGTAAAGCGTCTTGTATTAAATACGTTATACAATACCTATGAAGATGCTGCTATGGATGCCATTAAGTATTGCTTAACGAAACTTTTATAGGCCTATGGTTATAGTAGTAATATATCATGATGAATATCAGTCTGTTCTGAGGTCAAAAGAATTCTATAGCTGGAATCAGGCCATTCCATTCTGCGAATATCTTCACAGTAAAAATCTGTTTGTTGATACAAGAATGGTAATGAAATAGGACTATGCCTATATTGCTGGAATTCGTCATGAAGGCATTCAAGGTTGAAAGCAGAAGAATGAGCAAGGTTTAATGTTAAATGTTGTTTTTTATATAAAATGGTTTTATGAAAGTTGTAATAAACAATAAGGTAGGAGTATTTCAGTATACCAAGGAGCAGGCTGAATGGTTATTCAATAAGGCGATAATACAATCAGTCATATCTCCTCTCATTAGTGATATTATTTCCAGTTTTGGAGATAAAAATTTGGCCTTTGTACAATTGGATAATTACAATTTGCGCAGTTCTGTTTGGCACGAATATAAGTATCGTTCCCATCCATGGATAGTGGAGGCATGTGAGAAGTTCCCGGATGCGTCGCAGAAAATTGAGGAAATCAGAGGCAGCTATTACAGAATCATAGAACGAAAGGATGGTACTGAATATATAATTACTCCAAGCCTTGGTGATTTTATAAAGGGATTTGAATGGTTTATGATATGAAAGCAAAGAATTTACAAACAGGAGAGATTGTCGATAACTTCGGTTATTCAAGAGAGTATGGGACTGTATCATATATTGACAGTACTGGTCTGCTTAAATTTGATATGACGCCTGTCGATAAGTGGCAGGTTATCAATGATAACAATGAGCCAGAGGTTATGACAATGGACGCGAACAAGTTCAAAGGGTTTATGTCTGATTATGCTCTTGATAAGAGAACACAGGTTGCAATATCCGCAATGAACGGCATTCTTGCCAATTACGACCAGTTCCGTCATACAATAGTAGAAGCTTATGAAGAAGGTGAAATACATTCGATTCCTGTTGGAGTCGCAAAATTCGCGGTAGCTTGCGCTGACGCATTGTTACAACAGTTATCGACTAAAAATAAAGAAAATGAAACCGTTTAATTTAGAGGATGCTAAGAAAGGTTGTCCAATCTGCACAAGAGATGGACATAAGGCCAGAATAATATGTTATGACTGTAAAGACAAAAAATATCCTATTATAGCGTTAATAGATGAGAACGATTATGAATATCCGGTTCACTACACTATAAAAGGTGAATATTCAAGTTCAAGTGGTGACAATAAGGCAGACCTCATGATGGCTCCAGTAAAGCATGAAAAATGGATAAACATTTACAGGTCTGAGAAAGGAATTTATGCCGGTAATACCATATATGATACTAAAGAACAAGCTATAGAGGCAGGTATCGCCGGACGAGGATATGTTTCTACGTCTAAAATAGAATGGGAGGAGAAATAGATATGATAGCTCTAATTATAATCGGATATTTAATAGGTATATTTTTCCCGATGACATTAGTTGCTGTTGCAATATTTTACATTGGACGTTTATTGATTAAATTTTATGATTGGCTATGAGAGAAGATTATGTTAGTTTTGAAATCGCGAAGCTCCTTAAAGAAAAGGGATTCGATTGGATGTGCTCCGTAATATATGATTTGGACAGGCCTAAATCCTGCGAAATCAATAAGTACTATACTAATTTCGGGACATCAAACCATAACAAATGGACTGATTTAGTATCTGCACCGACTCCACAGATGGCAATGAAGTGGCTGAGAGAGGTTAAGAATGTCTTTATCTCTATTGAGTATAGTTACATTTGCTATCAATATAAGTACACTATATGCCTTGCTGATTCTTCGTTAAATCATAAAAGTGGGGCAAATGTAGATTATGACTACAAAACTTATGAAGAGGCAGTCGAGGCTGCATTGAAATACGCATTAACAAATATAATATAAACGATTATGACAAACTTAAGATTATCGACAATTACAAGCAAGATGAAGCAATTAAGGATTGCTGTCTATTCAGTACGTATCGCAAAACTTTTAATGGCTTTACTGTACCTGATATTCTGTATAGCATACTACGTTATATGGTTTGCTATATTTCTGCCATTCTTTATCATAGGCATGATTATATCGATGTTTGTCATACCTGCTGTTGTGTATGTCGCTACAGGTGATTGGGCTTATAACACATACTCTGACAAATTTTGTGAGCTTTGTACCGATATTCATGATTTCCCTGTAGATAATTGTTTTGAAAGTAAAATTTTAAGGTTATAAGATTATGTGCATAGGATTTATTTTATTGATTTTAGCAGTCGTATCATTCTTTATGCTCGGCTGCATTCTTACAAGGCATTCTGAAAAGAAGAACTATAATAACGGCATCTGTCCAAAATGCGGCGAGAAGCTTCGGCAGTTCGATATTGCTTCTGACGGCAGCAGAGGATATACATGCAATAAATGCGGTTATACGACGTGGTGCTCATATAATGTTGATAAATAAGTAGTTATGACAGACGTATATATAGACGAAGCAACAGCTAAATTCCTGTACGACAAACAGTACGGCTGGGAATATACGGATACATACGTTCTTAATCCGTATAGTACGAATCGAGCGGTTTATCCAAAGATAACTCAGGCCCTCGCTATGAAGTGGCTTCGAGACATCAAGGGAATCATTATAGAAGTGAATGTCAACTATGACATGACAGCTGATATGATGGACGCAAGCGACGTCGGGCAAGCGAAAGAAATAGAGGGCAGTGTGACTCGTTTCTGCGGATATGGCTACACGATACATCGTAAGTCGCCTCATTCGATATTGCATGAGAGCGATAAGGATTTCACGACTTACGAAGAGGCGGTGGAAGCTGCATTGAAATACACGTTAATAAATCTTGTATAATTATGAGCGAATCTGAAGAATATGTATCAAAGAAAACCGCGAAACTTTTGAATGGCAAAGGTTTTGACTGGGTATGCCGTACGCGATGCTTTTATCCGACAAGTAAGTTCGATTATGAAGAAGGAATTTATGCGCCTACTCTTGCAACAGCCATCAGATGGCTGAGGGAAAGACATAAGCTGTACATTACAATCTTGCCTAAGGAAATCTGTCTAATCTATGATTATGACAGTACAATAAATGCTTACTGTACAGGCAAATACACTTGGCTTGTCGCTAATGATAATGGGATGGAGGTTGTCAAAGGCAATGATGTAGATAAGAAATTTCAGAAAAATTATGAAATGGCTGCAGATGCCGCTTTAAGGTATTGCCTGACAAATTTGCTTTAAACATAGTTAAAATGATTTTAGGAGATAGATTAGTAGCAATCGTAGATTTATATGAGTCTGGATTTACGGTAACTCAGAAGCAGTTCCGTTGCAAGTACTCATTATATAAGGATTTGTGCAAAAATGAAGATATTGTCAGACAGCCGCCATGTGATGTTCTGAGGGCGTCTTATAAAGATTTCACGGATATGAATGGAATACAGCAGTTTCTCGACATCGAGCTTATGGATAATGATATTATTATATGGAGATGTAATAGTGAATCTCCTGAAAGCTCAAAGTTTTTAGCTGGTCTGAAAGAAAGATATAAACAAAAAGATATTACGAACATCCGAAAAATTTTAGAGTTATGATAGAAAACTATGTTATTGAAAGACACAATTCCGACGAAGCTACACACATAGCTGAAAAACATTGGAATGATTACAAGACTGCTTATAATGCTGCTATGACAATGGCTGAGCAGAAAGACAAATCGTTTGAAAAAGTTATGAGTACTTTGAAGGCTCACCTTGATGCGGCAGATTCATCAAATGATAATGAGGGATTCTGTGAGGCGCTGAGAGAAATTTATTATGACATAGAAGTTTTATAGTTATGAAAAATAAGAATATTTTATTGATAGCGGGTGTCCACGGAGACGAACAGAATGCAATAAAGGTTTGTCATGATGTCGTTAAAGAAAACCCTTGGAAACTATTTGTCCTGCCTGAAAGCGAGGAGGCGCGTAAAAAGAATGTGAGGTGCGTTAACGGCTACGACTGGAACCGCCACGCATCTGAAATTGATTTGAAGAATGTTTCCGACTACGATGTCGTCATGGACGTGCATTGTTCTCCGAATCTACTTAACTGCGTAGTCATAGACAACAACAGGTACGCAGCCAACTATATAAAGTTCTGTAATGAGAATGACATACCGTATGCCTTGGTTGACGCGAATGATACGATAAAGAATGCTGTTATCAGGAATACAAGCCTGCATGTAATGTCAGGAGCACATACCGCTGCGTTTACAGTGGAACTTAACGGTATGGGTATTACAAGCAGGGAGGTATATGACAATAACGTCAGATTTCTGAACAAACTCATAGAAGCTTTCTGTAAGAGCGACATCGATTTTTATGTGGTGCAGAACCTCATCGATTTTACGTCTCAGCTTGCTGATGTCAAGTGCAATGACTTTACATACCATAATTATGGTGAGAAAGTTTTTATAAGCGAGGATATTCAAGGATTCTATAAGAAAGGAGACACGATTCTTACATTATCGTTTCCAGGAAGGACTGATACAGTATATACGGCGCCTGAAGATGGATGGGTGATAGATTATGATGACTGTCCGTATGTGTATTTCGGAAGCAGGTTGTTTGAATTCCAGAAAAAGATAATCATATAAGAGTTGAGACATGAAAAAGAAATTGTCCGAAATGTATAAGAATGTCATTATCCATAAAGGCAATATTGATATGGATAATGTTACCTGTATGCCTATTACCCAAATTATGAAAGATAATAAGGCAGCAGCGATAATCGCTGCAAAATGGGTTGAAAGCTATAAGAACCGTGAGAATAACATCACTATCGAAGAAGCTGTAAACAAGGCGTGTGACGAGATATACCGGGAAGAAGAACGCCAGCTTATGCGAATCGCGACTAATTTTGTGAAGGAGAACTTTATCTGGAATCAGAAGCTGATAAATGAGATGGAGGATAAGATGAGGAGGGTGAAGGCAGATTTCAAAGACAACCGGCCTATAGTAGAACTTGATGGTTGGAAGAAGGAAGAACCTGATACAGATTGCTATGTCCTGCTGATGACAGAAGAATTCCCGAAGAACTGTTTCTACATTGTCGCCGAATGGGATAATGATGCCAAATGTTTTTATTCTGAGGCTTCTGATATGCCTATAAAACATTGGGACTGCTGGAAGCTTATTGAAAGAAATGAATACTTAAAAGGCAAGTCTTACAAGGAAAGGCTTAATGAGATTGCTAATAACCTATAAATCATATAATTATGAAAATATTTAATTTTGGCATACCTCTTTTTGATGTCGATGTAAGGTTGATACAATCAGAAACAAATGATAACTATAAAGAAATTGTTGAGTCATGTGCATTCGCAGGTCTTCTTGAAGAAGATTTGAAGGATATTGAAGGTAAGCTGTCCAGAGGTTTTCATGACGGTGGAGAACTCTATTGGAATTTCAATGAGAAAAGGTTTCTTATAGTTTTCTATAATATGACTAACGAGAAGGATATGATAAAAATATATATGCACGAGAAACGCCATCTTGAAGACAGGATACTTGAATTCTGCAGCATACACGACATGGAGACAGCTGCCTATCTGTCTGGCTACCTTGGAGTGATATTCTATAATTTTTTGATGAGAAAGCTTGCAACAACTGAAGATATTTTTTTGATGGGAAAGCTTGCAACCGTCGAACATAGGCAAGATAATTCCTGCGAAGAAAACGAAGAATCCCGAAATTGATAAATAGAATGAATATATAAACTATATCATTATGGGAAAATTGAAAACGTTTAGTAAAGTTATAGGCGAGTCGCAGCACAGTGTAGAAATGGTGAAGTCATTGTTTAAGCCTGGAGATAAGATTAAAATCGATTTTATGGTTGGCGAGCCTCAATACAGTGGCAAGACCGGAGAAGTTGAATATATTGACGGCATCGGTCAGATTCACGGCTCATGGGGAGGTTGCGCGTTGATTTACGGTGAAGACCATTTCCACAAAATCGAATAAAGTCTGTCAAATAATTCTTTTGAAATTAGACCTATCGTTTATAAAAGCGATAGGCTTTCTTATTTATAATGAAAATTTTTCTTACTGAAAATCAGTTAGTTACATATATGTTATAAAAATTTTTAACAGTTTTTGTTAGAAATAAGATTTTTCATACTATATTTGTGGAAACAAAACTTAAAATAAACAAAGAGATGGAAATAATAAAAGTATCAGGAAAGAGATTGTATCACGAATACACAGACGCAACTGAATTTGATGAGTTGCGCGCCTGGAAAGGATGTTCAGCACAGAAGAGCGCTACCCACAAGAACTCATTCAAGAGAATCAAGAGAACTTTCACTAAGAAAGTTCGTCGCGCATTGAAGGTATCATTAAATAATCAAGAGTTATGAAAGCAATCGATATTATAAAGGCAGACTGTGACAAGGCAGTCAGAGTCATAGAATCCTGCAAGACATACGAACATTACGACGCAGCTGTCCAATATGTGTCTCTTCTTATGGACAAGGTATCAAGGCTTAGACATGAATGCGGCTATGGCGACGATACCGGTAAAATTCAGGATAAGATGATAAGCAACGTATATTCAGTCTTGCGGAAATCTATGTATGCACACTGGAACAACTAACAAAGCAGAAATAATTCAAAACAAAACAATTATAGAATTCGAAGTTAGAAAAAATACGAAGAGCCTGACAAAGTGTCTGGACGCAGTTATAAAGTTTGATACTTGCGACGGCAAGTTTGCCGAAGTGTCTTATGATGAGGTGAACAAGTTCATCAAAAGCGAAAACCTTAAAGGCGTCCTTTGTGACGGCAATTACGTCATAAGTGAAATCGGTGTTCTTGTCGAGACCGAATACCTCGACGGCAAGAAATATAAGATGTACCAACATTTTGTAGTTCGTGAGAACTATCTTGTTGCAACGCTGAATTACAAGAAGAAGATTATGTGGTCGGTTGTTTCAGACCGGGATATGAATACATTTGAGATGGAATGCGCTGAGGTTAAATCTGTCTCTTGCTATGTTTATCTGGATGAGTACAAAAAAGGTACAGGACAGCAACGTTTCCTAATAGGCACCGTTACCCCTGACAAGTTCAAAACCTCTAATATAGGCGGAAAGCAGAAAGTGACGAAAGAGATTGAGAAGAACTGGCAGGATGCGATTGACAAGGTTGTCGCATATCGTGGCTTTCCTTCCGAAGAATATATCGGCAGCTATCTGACGTCCTGCAAGGTGTATTCTTTGAACTATTCAAAAAATCGGAAGGCTAATATCTTGAGAGGATTGCTTGACACGCCTTTGAAACAGTCGAGCGAGAAACAACAGACATTTCTGTTAAAATTGCTTAACGGCAAGTATTCTGAACTTGATGTATCGTTGTTGAATACATTTCAATGCAGCGCTATGATAGGACATCTTACGGCAGACTGTCGCTCAGCCGCTGAATGCGATGAGAATGATGAAAAGCTCAAGAAGCTCTACGAATTCCTTCTTGACAGACAGAATAATAACATAAAAAATTTTTAGTCAGTGGTTAGGCTGAATGATTTCACAAACGTTGTTTTTTATATAAAAATATAAGAGATATGATAATGGAAGACTTTAAGGCGGCTGATTCGCTTTATAACAAGATACAGCTGCTCAAGACAGAAAATCGCAAGCTTGAGAATTTTAAGGACAGAGTTCCGATAACTCTGACTACAGGAATACATGAAAGCGATGTCGTAATCAGAGATTCCGAACGATGCAAAAGTATTGTCAATTTCATTCAGAGCGAGAACTTGAAGAAAATTAAGATTCTTGAAAAAGAATTCGAGAAGATATAACTATGAAGAGATTCGTAAAAATATCCGTTATTATTTCTGTCCTGATACTGCCTATGCAGTCATATTGCCAGAAACTTACCGTCAGAAGCGATTACCTCATTCCGACTAACAAGGAAATCAAGGCTCATTGCTATGACTGTTCGCGGCAAGACGTCAAGGAGATGAGGGAAGAAATAATACTTGATATAAGAAAGCAGGAGTTTGATGACGCCGTGGAATTGAGGAAAACGAGAAATTAGGCGTGAAACATCGATTCTGGGACACTTTCACTAAGAATTAAGCAACAATACAAGAAAAAACAAAAATAACATCTTAAAACAAGCAAAATGGAAGAAAATGTTAAAATAACGCAGAATCAGGATAGGTTACCGGATGCAGGCATTCTGTCTATGGACCTCGCAAGTCGAGTTCCTTACGGCGTTAAGCTTGATTATTGCGACAGGAAATCAGGCGTGCATTATGAATGTACGCTAATATCAGCCGGCTACCGGATACAAATCAAGGAAAGTCCGTTCTATTGCAATATAGACGACGTGAAGCCGTATTTGCGCTCGATGTCGAAAATAACGAAAGACGAAAAGGCAAGCCTCAGAGCTACTTTCGGCATTAACGACAAATATGAATTCGAGAGATGGACGTATGGCGAGGGTATGACGAGCGTCAGCTTGAAAGATGTCGTCAAATTTTTCGACTGGCTGAACAGTCATCACATCGATTACCGGAATCTTATAAGAAAGGGTCTTGCTATCGAGGCCCCAGAAAATATGTATGACCTAAAATAGTTTCAATTATGGAAATGGAAAGTATTGTCTATAGGACAAAATGTTATGAGCCGAAATCCGGCAGGTGGTATCAGAAATCGGTTTGTCTCGCCCATCTATACGGAGGAACCAGCTATGAATGGACAGATACCCCCGACCACAGACTGATGAAAGAGAAAGTTTGCATACGTGAGTTTCTGAATCCAGACAATATGGATATGTCATGGTACGAAGAAGATGACATCGACAAAGAATATAACAGCAATGACATTAAATATCAGATAAACTTTTCTGACAAGCTTGACGGCTTCCATCTTGAACGCCTTTTGTACAAAGGCAACGTGATTTATGCCGCTGCTACTGTCTGTACAAAGAAAATCCAAGTTAATTCTTAATTTCCGCGGTTATGGATGATAAAAAATTTTTAGTGACAAGAACAGTAAACGTAAGCGTCAGCTTCCGTGTCACCAATGCCGTAGGCAAATTTGTCTATGTCCATAAGGATGATTTCCGCGGAGCAGTTAGAATGGATACCATGACGAAGATACACCTTACGTCCGGAGCACGAGGCTCGAGAGACCTATATGTCAAGGAATCCGTCGAAGAGGTAAACGCTCTCGTTGACGAGGCAAAGCAGGTGTGGTTTAGAGAAACCAGCAAGGTAAAAAATTACGACTGTAAGAAGTCTAAGCTTATTGAGAAAGCGTGCGAATGGCTTGAAGAGAATGCCTATTCCTATAATTACATAAAGGTCGGTCTTGCAGGGCAAGGCGATACCTATGATATTGAAAGTATGCTTGAAGACTTCAAGAAAGCTATGGAAAAATAACTTATGATTACAGATAAGGAAAAAATAGAAGAGATAGTACAGATGTCTAACGCGTACCAGGTGTACGACGTGGTTGATTTCGACGCCTTACGTGAAGCTCTAAGGGAAGACTTGCTCGAAATGGCGCAATGGAAAGATGAATGTCATAAGGTGGAAATGGAGAAGTGTGCGAAGGCGAAAGAGCAACAGATTTTCTCAATACTGCACCAGTTTGGATATGACTCCGCTCTTGCGGCAGTTCAGCATTATATTTCTACTGTAAATGAAGAGAGTCAGTTACATAAACAATAAGGAAATGAAACGACAATATCGGAGAAATATAGTTAGGAGCTGTATCAATTCTGAACTTTCGAAACGAATAGCTTCAGAATATGCAGGTAAAGACATAGGCGAGCTTGATGTTGAAGTCGCATGCAGTGAAATCGCTAAACTGAAAGACGAAAAGTTTGACGAAGAAAGAAAATTTATGTTTGACGAGCTTCTCAAATGACTTGAAAAGAATTCATTGAACTATGTAGGCGTGATTGCGTCAGGACCTTGTTCGATAACGTTATCAGTCAAGGAGCTTGTCAACGATTTCAAAAAAACTTAAATGATAAAAGTTATGGAAAAGAACAATGAAAATTTAACCTTCGAAAAAATGCAGGAGCTTTCGAAATGGAAAGACATGTATGACGAATTACGGCAGTACGTCTCTATTGAGCGTTTTGTCAAGCAAGCGAAAGCAAACGGGTATGATGACTCGAATGCCGAGAAGCTGTACAGTATTTTCTCTGCTGGATATTTCAAGAATCTGAGACTTATCGAAAGCGAACTTAACGGTAAGTTTGCGAAATACTTCCCAGAAGCTCTGAATATAGCGAAGGTTGCGTATGACAACATACATAACTCAGTCACTCTGCATAGAAGAAGTTACGAAGAGCCTGCTGACATCAGAAGGTACTATTTCGAAAAGAAGGTCGAAGGGCAAGAAGGCGAAATGGAGGAGGTTGATGTGAACCTTTCAGAATCATCTGATATTCTCGTCCTTGCAGACATCCTGAGAAACCGCACTGACCTCAAGTATGTAGGCCATTCTAAATTCTGTGAAGAAATCGAAACCGACAGCAGGGACAGAAAGAAGATAAAGATATTCGAGGGTGACATTATTTTTGTGCACCACGACTTGCACGACCACATGTTTTCATTGTATAAGGTAAAGGAAAAAGCAGGAGTCTATATCTGCGAGCGGGAAGGATGTTACGTCAAGCTGCGCTATATGCAGGATTCCGGGTATGTCGATGAAGATGGCAATCTGAACAAATCTGACAAGAGATGCAACCATTACGGCATTACAGGCATAGCTGACGCCCAGCATTTTGATGTCATCGGAAATATCTACAAGGATATTTCAGTTCTTATGGACAATGAAATTCAGGAAGAGTCTGAGGATTAGTTATGAACTTATAATATATTGGTTATCAGTATAATAAAAATAATTTATAGAATCTTCAAACTACTTTTGTTAAAATGTTGTTTTTTATAAGAAACAAAATAGCAAGGAGGTAAAAATGCAAGTAAAACAGGTTAAGAAAGAAGTAATGTCGGAAGTCTTTGTTTCTATTGACGGAAAGGAATTTGTCGACAAGTATGATTGCGAGATGCACGAAGCTCAGTATGTCATAGACAGCTGCAAGGATATGTTTGAAATCAAGCGAGTATTGTCTTATGATGGTAACAAGCGCCGTATGATGTTCACATATAATGAAATTGCCGCTAAGGAACATCCAGACTTATTCCGGAAGATGTTACTGCTTTTTATCAATACAGTTATAGATGAAGATTACAAGATTGCAAACATCGTAAAGGTTTCTAATATGTACATCATTTCTCATTTTCTTGATTCATATAAGTTCAAGCATCAAAAGAAATATGTCATTGAGCGAGAGCGGATGTTTGGTAGCAGCGAGCCGGATTCAATTTCATTGAATGTCATTGATGTGGACAACTACCTTGAAGATATTCAAAAGCGAGTGGAATGGCTTAATTCGATATTCGGTTGCAGATATGTAATTTCTGACGATATGCCGAAAAAGTAAAATGTAAGTAGCCTATGGGAAAGTTTAATGATATACAAGTATCAGTTCTTGTAAAGACTGAAATCATAGACGGTGTCGAATGGTTTAAGGCGCCGACAGCAATCATTGGAGTTTACAGGTCATTAAGAGACGCTCTTCGTGAAAAGGAAAAGCTTGAAGCCGGAAATAAAGATGAGAAAGTGATGTTTGACGTCATCCATAAAATTCTTTTGTAATTTCTGTTTAAATAAACCAAGTATGAAAAGTAAAAATGAAATAATTCGGATACTTCACAATGAAGAAGTGTTATTCGCGCAAGAAATATGCGTAAATGAAGACAAGCGCGCTTTGTCTGATTTCGCGGATAATCCTCTTTTCGTTCACTTCGACGAATATCTGTCGATTCCCAAACAATACGTCATCATGCCGTATATCCATGAGAACTGTCTTCAAGGTTATGAAGTCACGACCTTAAAAGGCGGACATGGACTTGATGACCCATATTTAGGCAAGATATTCACAATAGAAGGCCTGGTTGATGAATTCTATAAGGAACCTTTGGATACCGCAGCCTGCCAGAAAAAGTCTGTCTTCGACAAGCTTGACGAAATTTCTGAAGAATATGACAAGCTAATGAAGAGATTTGATAATCTCGTAGAGACTGAGCTGACTGATGTCTTGAAGGCATGGTTTAAAGAATACCGTTATGATGGCGAAAAGTTTGAACGTATTGAAAATGTTTATACAAAGCCTTTAAAGAACTGTGCGATACAGGAACCTTTTGTTCATTTCTATTATACCAATAGTAATAACGAAAAAACTGAGGGATACTTGTCATTGAATACTTTGAAAGGATTCGAAATGACTTATGAAATAAAATGTGATTAACGTTTAATAAGTTGGAAAATTATGGATGCTACAATAGAAGAAGCAGTAATGGTTCTGCGAACTATTAGAATAGATAAGGAAAAAATTATCGAGAATGAGAAAAAGGTCATTACCGAAGTGTTTGGCAAAGCGGTAAGAAAATGGTTTGACAAGAATAAAGACATAAACAGAGACGCGCTTTGCCAGGTGGAAGAAGTAAACCTTAACCCTGACGCGCATTCGCCGATGCGGTTGCCTTATGTCAAATTCAGTTACCTTTGCAATGGAGAAAGCGTTAGACGTGAATGTATCCCCATAAAGGTTCTCCAGAACTATGAAGATGAAGAAACTATATAAAATTAGATATTATGATAGAAGGATTGACAAAAGAAAAGATAGACGAATTCAAGCGTCTTGAAGATGAGTGTAGGACACTTATTCTTGAGAGAGGAGCAGAAATTATCGAGAAGGCTGAAGAAAGAGGCGTAGAGCTTAACATATCGAAATGTGATGACGTCTCGTTGTATGATGATGATTTCGTAATAGCTGAATACTACAGCTCAAAAGGTGAATCCTGGTATGATTATTCAGAAGAAATCCCTATAGACGCGTTTTATTCTGATGAAGCCCTTGAAAAATATTTTGACAGTGTACTGCAGGAAATTGACGACAAAGACGAGCAATTACAGCAGGATATAGAAAAGTACGAGCGTTCAGAATACGAACGCCTTAAAGCGAAATACGAGGGAAAATAATATGGAATCAACTTTTTCTACGAAGCTTGGAGACCTTTTCGGCAGCGAGTATTCCGAACATATCAAGGCAGGCGAGGAATATTGGTATAACTTCGGTGGATTACGAATAACCGACGACACTGTCATATATTGGTGCAAGATAAAGGTGACGTATATCCGCTCAGGCGTAATGTTCTATATTTTTGACGGCTATCCGGAGGCAGGAGAAAGACATGCCGACCTAAATTCCATGATGACTGAGCTTATGGAAATTGCGATACTTGACCCTGTAAAGGATTTAGGAATTCCTGAAGAATCTTCATATAGGTTTGACGATACGCATACAAAGATAGTCAACTGGAATAATAACGGGGAAGGGAGTCAGAATCCTATTGACAGCGTAATCAATTCAGCTATAGAAGTTATTAAGAATAAAAAATAAGAAATTATGTGGTGCGATAAGAAAAAATCAGGAGAGAAATCTAAAGAAAAACAAGGAGAGGAACAAGAAGAAAAATTTTATGACGTGAAAGTTCCGAAAGGATACGTCATAGATGAAGAGAAATCTTCTTTTTCAAGAATTGTGTTTAGAAAAGACGTAAGCTGGGCAGAGCGTGCGAAAACAGTACGTGAAGTCACCGGATATTATATTGATGAATCTGCAATGATTATCAAACAGAATAGTCCGCTACTGTTTACAGAGGACACGTATAACGTATTCGCGACGGAGAAGCAGGCTTTGTGCTCGAAGTCTATGTCTCAGATTTCGCAGATACTTCTGCATGACAAAAGGTTTGGCGGCGTCATAAGTCCTGAGGAATGGGACAAGGCTAACGCAATAATCGTGAGGGGCAGTAACGGACCTGAGATAAGTCCAGCATCCATATACCAGCTTCTTATATTCAAGAATAAGAAGTATGCTACGTTGTTCCTTAAAGAATATCCAGAATTAGTTAAACAATATTTAATGATTTAAAAATATGGGAAATTACAATTTGACTTTTGAAGACGCCCAATCATACCAGATTGGCAGAGATTACACACTTGCTGTGAATGACGGCGACATCCACACGGATTACAAGAAGCCGACTCAGACCGAAGGAAACATATTGAAATGGGCAGACGACACCCACCTTAAATGGATGTCTAAGAAAATCCATGAAAAAAATGTCGAGAAGGGTTTCTATGATAAAAGCCGTGAACTCGGCACAATGCTGATGCTTATTGTTTCAGAACTCTCAGAAGCTCTTGAGGCAGATAGGAACGGCAGACATTGCGACATAGAGGAGGTTGCGGCAAGCCACGACATTTCAGACCCTGTAGTTTTCAAGGGATTCATAAAGGATAGCTTCGAAGATGAGTTAGCCGACGTTTTTATAAGGATGTTTGACCTCTGCGGATACCTCGGTCTCGACATCCAGAAATATATAGACGCTAAGCTCAAGTATAACGAGCAGAGAGAGCATAAGCACGGCAAATCATATTAAAACGTTGTTTTTTATATTAAACAAAAACATTTACAGACATGAACAATAAAATTATTTTGGCTTTGCAGGATAAAGAAACTATCTTGGAAGTCGCGAAAGACCCAGAAGTTCAAATTAAAATCAAGGACGCCATCATTGACGGTGTAGCGAAAAGAGTGGCCAAGGGTGCTTTCGATAATGACTGCAATGTCAGCAAGCAGCTTCGAGAGGATGTTCTCAAGGCAATGTTTGAAAAGACATTCCTACGGTCATCGTTTACGAAAGACTACAAAGAGATTTTTGATGCAGCTGTGTCAGAATTGATAGAAAAGTCAGTTCAAGAAAATATCCAAGGCATTCAAGACAAAATCAACAAGCATATCAATATGTTCCAAACACATGCCGAAGAATTCCTTGCAAACTATGATTTCGAACACCGTGTTAACGAACAGATTGAGAAGAAGCTTGGTGAAGTAGTGAAGAAGCTTGTAGAAAAATAATAAAGGCATAAAACAAAATGACAAAATCAAAAGCATTAAAAATTATTCAGGCTCTTATAGAGAAATATGGCGGCGACCATGTTCTCTATAAGATTTGCGACGAATATAAGTTTCAGCTGAGAACGACTGAAGACGACATACATAATACAGGGTTAAGAAGATTCCGTGAAGACTATATCAGGGCATATTACACATTGTCATCCCTGTTTACCGATATTCAGGACTGCGAGAGTCTTTCAGGCAAGGCTGCAATAAGCACAACGTCTATGAATTCGATAGGACAGTATGTACGTCAGTGCGACAGCAATATCGAATGGTTTAAATGCCAGCCTATTGTACTTGGCAATTTCGAAGATTCGAAGAAAGAGTACGACGAGTTTGTCAGCGATGAAACTAATGCGGAACTTATTAAAAAGCACAACGAGAAAATGCGTAGGCTGTTTGGGAATATGATGATAGCAGGCAGCGCGCTTATGCAAGGGATTTCTCCAAAGCTTTACGTATAACTTAAAAATAAATTGCTATGACTGATATTCAAAATTTACCAAAAGATATGTTTCATGACGCATGGGTCATAAGACATAGTGGAAGAATCAACAAAGCTGTAATTTATTCAGCAAACTCTGAAGAGGTAAGAGTTTATACTTATGATAACGAGTGTAAAAAGGTATATCATACATTCAAATACAAAGACAGTAAATGGATTAGTTTTGATGATATGCTGGTATTTGACTTGTCATCTCAAGAAACAAAGGATATTATCGCGGAACGCCTTAATAAATACAGTACAAACATACATTCTGATTACAGGCTGGCTTTTGAAAACTACTTGAAACGTATGGAGCTTTTCCGTGATATTCTTGACAGTAATGCCGCCATTGAAAAAGAAGCTATCTTGAAGCAGCATAATCTAAATAATTGATACTGAAAAATCTTATGGGAAAAGTATTTTTTACATCAGACCTGCATTTCGGTCATGAGCTTCTTACGCAAGCTTTGAGGAAAATGTCAGCAAAGGAGTCAGACGAGCTTATTATCGAGAACTGGAACAGCATCGTTACTAAACACGACAAGGTATATGTCCTCGGTGACCTGACTATGGAGAAACACTCGAATCTTTGTTTGCTGAAACAGCTTAGAGGCGATATAACCGTTGTAGGCGGGAATCATGACATACAGAAATGCTGCAAGGCGATTACTGGTATGAACATACCTGTTATGGGAGTGCTGAAGTACAAAGGTTTTCTATGTACGCATATACCTATTCATCCTCTGTTTCTGAAAGAATGCCGTGGAAACATTCACGGACATATCCACGTACCTGACAGCGAACATGACTACGATATGACGCTGCCGGCCGGAAGCGATAAATACTATAACGTCAACTGTGAATTCCACGATTACAAACCTGTTGAATTCCAGGAGATAGAAAGTTATTTCAAGCAGCTTTCAGAAATGAATATCTAATTATAAAAATAGAAAGAAATGTATATAGCAGTAGATTTTGACGGAACATGCGTAAAGCATCAGTTTCCAGAAGTAGGAGAAGACATAGGAGCAGTGCCTGTATTGAAAGAACTTGTAGAGGCAGGACACAAGTTGATATTGTGTACAATGAGGTCTCATCCGTCTGAAAAGACAAAGCACGCCTCTGAGAAAGGATATATAGCAACTGAAAAGGATACATTACAGGATGCTGTCGACTGGTTCAATGAGAACGGTATAGAATTATACGGCGTTAACGAGAATCCTTCACAGAAGGCCTGGACGGAAAGCAAGAAGATATATGCGAACATGTATATAGACGACTGCGCTCTCGGCGTGCCGCTTATCGCTGACGGAAGAGGTAATGTGTTCGTTGACTGGGAAGAGGTAAGAAAGTTGTTGGTAATAAGAAAGGTTCTTTAGGATGGAAAATACTGAACTCAATTATGACATCTGCTGCGTTAACTGCAAGCACTGCATCATATCTGAGACTAACCTGGCAGGAATAGGGACATGCTGTTGCAAGAAGGCTCCGTTATATTCAAGGATTTATGGCCAAAGAAGCTTTCAATACTGCTACAAGGTTCTTGAGAAAAGTGTTATAAACGAATATTGCAAGGACTTCGAGCCTGACTTCACGACAAGGATAAAGATGTGGATCAAACAAAAATTGCGCAAACATGGAAAGAAAAATTAGAGAAGACATTGATGACGAACTTATTCAAAGAATTGTCGACGGCATTACAGACAACGACACAGAGCTTGTATTCGTGGAAGATGAGCTTAAGGCTGCTGTGAAGAAAATGGCCGTTACGAAGAACGAAGAATTCATAAAGTTTCTTACGAGCCTGAAACTAATGAGTACTACCCAGCATTTGTTTGAAATGATAGATAAGAAAATAGAAGAACTCAAAGCAAATAACAACCACTGAGATGGATAAAGAGCTGTTCATAAAAATGTATAAGGAGTTCGGGAATCTTAAAGATACCTGTAACTACCTTCATATTTCACAAGAGAAAGTACAGAAGATACGCAAGGTAGACGACGAGTTTGACGCAGCCTGCAAGCGTACTACCATAGAGAACTATAAGAAGAGCAAGGTTCCTGAAGGCAAACGCGAGAAGCAAATGAAGGTTTTCCTCGAAGCATATAAGTCAGGCAAGAACTTCATGACATCGCTTAAAGAGTCTGGAATTACGACACACGCGTTTCAGGAAATCAAGAAAACCAATGATGAGTTCCGTAACGAATATGATAAAATCAAAAGGTCTGTGGGATTCAATACCGTACGGCAAAAGCAGCTTGCTGAAAGCAGGGAGAACGAAACAAAGGTATGTCATGTTTGCGGGCAGGAACTGCCATTGACTGCTTTCAAGTTCTCTACATATAAGACGTGCAGCGAATGCCTGAAAAAACGGTCTGAGAAGAAAAGCCAGCCGGAGCAGAACACGCCAGCAATGACGGAATATAAGGCATTACGCGTAAAGTATAACGAGTTGATGAAGCTTGCAAAGGAATATGCACTCGAGCTTAACACCGAAAAATATATGGAGACATGCAAGGAAGCTCAGATTATAGCGTATAAGATGCAGGCGAGGATGCAGACGAAGAAAAATGTTTCTATGGAGGAATATCATATTCCGGTATAAATCCATTGTCAAACGTTGTTTTTTATATAATGTTAGAACGTTAAATTAAAATTTTAAGAGTTATGAAGAAATTTAAATTTTAATCCGTCTGGCGGAGACAAGCGTCATTAGATGGCGTGATAGTTCAAATTAGAACAGAACACCGTCCTTTCTGGCCCTGTAGTTCAATGGATAGAATAGAAGTTTCCTAAACTTTAGATTCGGGTTCGATTCCCGGCGAGGCTACAAAATCAAAATTGATAAATTCAGTTGTTATGAGTTGGACAACGAAGTATGCAAGATTCGAAGACAAGGACAAAACAATTTATGCAAAAATTGTCACGCAAATGAATAACCTTGCTTTTCTTATAAGACAAGGTAACGGCGCAAATGATTACGTACCTTATGCTGTGCTTGCAGTGAGCAAGATTATAGACAATGGAATGATTCATTACGAGAGACTTGATTTCAGTGGAAATAAGAATCTTGCCATAAGCAAGGCTTCGAAAGTTGAATGGATAACTGAAGACGAATTTAATATAGAGCTTAAAAAGTGCAAAGATGGGAACGCGAGCTACAATATATAAGGTCAGAAAAGAAATCTGGGAAGACTATCTCAATACCGACGATAATGAGAAAGTGGAAAATTTCTTGAGAGACTGTAACAATATATGCGAAATCCTACATACAGACTTCGCGACGGATTTGTTTCGCGATATGGCCACTGACGGAAAAATAAAAAGGTTTTCTCTTATAAAGGCGTCATGGGAATGCGACATTTTCCAAGGCATACTTGACAAAGAACTTTTTGAGGTATTCATAGGATACTGCCGTAAAAGGGTGTCACGCTTGCTTGACGCCATCCGCGAAAATGAGTTATGCGCTAATGAGCATAAGAGAATTTTTGAGTCAAGCCTCTATCTGAAGGTTAGCGAAGGCAAAGATACTTTGCTGGAAAGCACTGATACATGGTTTGACTGTTTATATGAGTCTTTGTACATATACAAGACTATGGATTGGGATAATTACGTTATTTTATACTTGATAGGATGAATATGATGTTTATAATTTTTAAGACGAATGCCCATATTATGGTTCTTTATGCCGTAATAGCTGCATTGTCGTACATTTATGCAATCAGAGTGATAAATGTACGAGATTTCAGAGTAAAGATTATTAACGCGATTTTCGAGTATAATGATAAGGAAACGATAGACCGCCTTTTATCAGAATTCCACCTCATCAGTCATAGTAAGATGTTGTTTTCCTTAAAGAGATTGAAGGTAGACAATTATTACAGTAAGGAATTCTGCGAGAAGATAAAAATAAAATTAGCTATAACAAAATAAAACAGTAATAGACCATGCAGTTAAATGATGTATATAACGTAAGGGTAGTCGCAGAGGCATTCGTTGCTTTCAAGGTTCATAACGCCAGGATTGACGAAGAAATTGAAATCGATGTAAAAGATTTCGTAGAAGTGCATGCTGAACCTGAAGGTACTGTCATAACTATTTGCAGTTATGAAGGTGACGGCTATCATCCAGAATATGATACCATCAATGTAGAAGAATCAGTTGGTGAAATAGAAGAGCGGTATAAGACGGCTCTTGATTATTATAACAGGATACTGGCCACTTGCAATACTGAAAATGTAGTTAAGAAATTAGAAACAAACACATTAGTATAAATGATATGATTTATTCCGTAGAAATAAAGAACAACAAGAATACTCCTGTCGAGTATCTTCATAAATTACCTGCATTCAAGAACGGTACAAAATTTGAATTCAAACCAGGTGTGAATGTCATCATAGGTGAGAACGGATGCGGCAAGACAACTTTGCTTTCCCTGATTACGTCTTATCTTATGGTTGACGACTATAATTGCGGGCTTGACGACTTCAATATGAATATGCACAGGCTGCACAAGAATTATCTTGATTACAGTACGTTCCTTGACGGGGCAGACGTGAAATCAGACTGGTACAGGAATACCTTCAGGTTCAAACGTCTGACGGAAGTATCCGCAAAAGTCAGTATGAACAACCTCGCCGACATTGTCGCGAAAATGGATTCTCAGTCGATGTCGCAGGGTGAGGGCACGAAGTTCGCCATGCAGCTGATGTTCAGCAAGGCGTTCTCAGCGAAGCCGGAAGAGCTTGTATTCAATTACGATAAAATCGCGAAAATACATGAGGCGACGAAATATCTTGAATATATCAAGAGAAACAGGGTTGAAGGTGATGAGTTCACATTCATTATCGATGAGCCAGATTCGTCATTGGATATAGACAACGTGGAAAGCATTTATAAAATGTTCAAATTCCATAAGGAGCAGACACAGATTATCATGGTTCTTCATAATCCGTTATTGATAGCAGCGCTGTCAAAAGTGGATTCTGTAAATTTCATAGAAATGACTGACGGTTATCTTGACAAGATAAAAGGAGGCATTAACAAAATGTTGAAACTTGTCGGACCATCTAAATTATAAACTATGTGTAAGACTTATAAAAGCTGGAAAGAAAGTAATCAGGCAAATGACGGCAGTGACAGTTACATTGTCGAGCTTGCCTGCTATTATGCTGGAATTGAGAAAGAAGGCGATTTGTATATAGACATAGCGTATACATGCGCTGAAACTGATAAGATGTATGAAGGAGGTTTTCTGAATTATACGAAGACACCTTATGACGAAATTATCAAGATACTGGACCCGATACTGCAGGCAGCTGATGAAATAAGTATTGTAAGATACCTGAATGACGGAGACACTTTCAAAAAGCTTATAGATTATATAAAGTCTACATACTCTGGCAACAAGTCTGTAGAAGAGAAAGGAATTTAAGAAAAACTTGTACAATGATATTCAAGACGCTAAAAGATAGGACAAATTATTACCGTGACCTGTTCGACTATAAAATCACGCCGAACAGCTGGTATATTATTATGCTTGACGGTCATTCGTTTTCAAAGAGCATCAAAAAACGTTATAAGAGGCCGTTTGACGATGTTTTCGTCTCCGCTATGGACGAAACTGCTCTTCACCTATGCAAGAAGCTTCAGAATATAAAATATGCGTTTATACAAAGCGATGAGATAAATCTCTTCTGCAAAGACGAGTCAGCATCAGGACTTGATTTCAACGGCAGGCTGTGCAAGCTACAGTCCATCTGCGCCGGTATTGCGACTGCCAAATTCAACCATATCTTATGGGAGCTTGGTGACAAGAATGAGTATGAGTTCGATTGCAAGGTATGGAGCGTTCCAAATGAGGATGAGGCCAACGCATGGCTGAGGTACAGAATGAATGACTGTGTCCGCAATGCCGTCAACAGCGTCGGTGAGCACGTCCTTGGACATAAGGCTATAAAGGGTAAGAAGCGGAATGAAGTAATAGAGATGCTTAACGATAAAGGCTATTATTATAACTTGCTGCCGGCTGGCATAAGGTTCGGAAGGATAATCAGTCAACATCTTGAAATCAGGAACGGCGTAATGAGGAATACCTATAAGCTGTCGCCAAGATGTAATGACGATATGAGGACCATCTGCTTTGATAAGACATTGAGAGCAAAGGATATATATGAGTATGAAGCATTATGTAATGAAAAGATGCTTGAAAGAGGTGAGGATGCTTATGCCGGTATAAATATCAGCTATCTCATAGATACCGATACGAAAATCATCGAGGCAAAGACGTATGCCGTAAAGAAAAAAGATAAAACCCTCGAAAGTATAATAGACAACTTCATTAAGAACAGATATAAGAAAGTTGTCATATCGTATGGAATTATCGGAATTCTTAAAGGAGTCGAGATGACGCATGAAGATAACTACTATTATGCAGAGACAGAGGACGGCAAGGGATATTATCTGACTTGTGTCGCCAAGCTACAAGTTGTTGACGAAAAGGAGGAATAAGTAATGGAAAAGAAAAGAGTAATTACAATAGGAGTTAACACGCACAGCAGTGATTTCACTGTCATAGTTTCCGATGGTAGATGCGCGACGGTTCAATATTGCAGCTTGCTCGACGGGGATAACATCAATATCGGGGATTTCCTCAAAAATGTGAGAGGAATGATAGGACAGCCTGACGAAATATATATCGATGACAATTCGTCTGAGATGACACTCAAATTGAAAGAACTCTGGCAGGCATTCAAACTCTGGCTTTACGGCACCTATTCTGATATTGTCAGAATACACTGCGACGACTTCGACGAGGTGCATAGTATCAACCAGAATGAGAAAGCTCTTCTTGTTGACTTTATGAAATACCTTAACAGAAGGGGATTTATGGCTGAAGACCTGCAATGCGACATAGAGCACCAGGTAGAAACTTATTTGAAACAATTTAAATTCAAACAGCAATGAGTTTTATTATACATGACATCACACACTGCAAAGGCAAAACTTGTCCGGAGAAGAAAAGACAGAAATGCTATAGGTATATAGCGTACAGGGACATCGTTGATAACAAGATAAGAGGAAATATAAGTCTCTTCATAGAATCGCCTTATGATAGCGAAAGTAAGACCTGTAAGAATTTTATGGATACAAAGCTGAAGGGATGAGAGAAATTTATCTGAATTATTGCAAAGATATTTTGGGAACAGAGCTTGTCGAGGTTCTTATGAAGGATTCTCCGAGTTCTGCTTCCGGATATATGAAGCCGATTCGTCAGATAATGACAGTAATAGATAAGATAGACATAAGCAGCTATGCCTTTAAGGAACTTACAGAAAAGGTCTGCTCATATCTAAGGGATGACGATTATATAATTGTTGTCGAGAATTTCAATAACGGGATATTCAGAAAGTTATCTGAACATATCCGTAATAATTATAACAAAGTAACGTTTACAGATAGATTCTAAAGTATTGATTTATAAACTCTTAAAATAAATAAATTATGGAAGATTATGTTTTGCAGTGGTTTTATGCCACTTTCGGCCGTGAGGCTGACCAGACTAACAGCGAAGATATGAAGATTATCAGAGCTTTCGAAGACGGGAGGAATACGAAATACATTCACAACCTGTCAGACGATGAAATTAAAGAATACGCCTTGATGACATCCCATGAATGGTGGGAGCATGCTATGAACAGATTCAATGAGCTAAGCGAAAGTGAGAAGGCGAAATACAATCAGTTCATAGGGTTTAATGACGTGTCTGACCTCATCCTTAACGAAATCGTAAGGGCATGCAGGCAAGTAAGGGATTCCGGTACATTAACTTATGAGAAGGGTAATATCGGAAAATGTGATTCAACCGGCAATGAAACTCTTAAGGTAGACATCGCAAAAGCTCATGAAGTCATTAACGCGAACGGCAGTAATCCGTCAGTGCCTGAAATAGACGAAGAGCAAGAGGACATTGCAAATGAGCCTGAAGCTAAACCTGAAGCTAAACCTGAAGTCAAGACAGAAGGAGCTTATGACGGAACCGTGCCTGACCCCTATAAAGTCGCTGACATAGACAAATTCCGTGTAATGGAGTCTCAGGACGAAGAATTGGATGACAACAGGCAGGGAAATCTGTTTGCTGTGAACTTGACAAGAAAGAAACCGTCAATTGGTAAAATGTTCCAGTTTAATAAAGACAAGAATAAAATGAAGCCTGTCGGCGAGTTGTCTTTTATTAAAGACTATATAAAGAAACGTAATAAGTAGCTGATATGGAAATTTATCTGTCTGAGGTAAGACAAGAAGCTGAACGACTCGGAGGCAAATTTACTTTTGCTTTCGATGCCGACGGCAATGTGTGTGATAGGGGAATGTTCGAATATAGGTTCGCCATAGGAGAACTTATTGACGGGAAAGATTATACCAACAGTCATTCAGTGGCCACTATCTATGTCTATATCAGGAAAGCTGACAACAGAATCATATTTTCAGATTATGACAGGTATAATCAGATGACATTGAATTTTAATAATTTCAATGATGACGAAAACGACAGATACCTTATCAGAATATCCCTTATGAAATTTCTTGATGAGCTTTATATGCGTCGCAACCGCGGAGATGAACATCTATGGTGCGACGGCATGCTTGACGAAAATAATATCTATCATAGGTATGTTCAAATGACGTTAGTACAATGAAGGCAGACACTAAGCTGAGCATACAAGAGATACTGTATTATCTCCATATAAGCTATCTATGGAATCAGAGGAGCGACACGTTTATAGCCAACCTGTCATGGGGACTTTTGAACCATGAAGCTGACTTTGTAGTCATTAACAAGACAGGCTATCTGACGGAAGTCGAAATTAAAAGGTCGTTTGCTGACTTCAAGGCTGATTTCCAGAAAGAAGTTTTCCACCGTGACGAAAAAGTTTATAAGTTCTATTATTGCGTGCCGTTGTCGATAGTAGGCAAGGTAAAGGAATACATGCTGACACAGAGGGAGAAGCTTTCCGAGTTCTACGGAACTTTCAGGATGCCTGCAATTCTTACCTATGACGATAACGGAATTATAGACGTAGACAAAGACTGCAGTTACGCTTATACCGGATTCGGAAGGAAACTGTTCATTGAAGAGCGGGTTACGATAGCAAGACTTCTGTCACTAAGGTATTGGAGCGCTTTTGATAAGAAGATAGCTGAAGAAATAAAAGTGAAAAAGAACGGTGTGCAGGGAGTTCTGCCGCTTGAAAGCACGGAATGACAGGAATCGTTGTTTTTTATATAAAATCAAATAGCTATGGAAGTAAAAAGCGTATCTATGCAAAATGTCATAACGACTACAAAGAATGTTTATGTTGCAGTTGACGGCAAAGTATTCGAAAGAGTTGATGACTGTATATGCCATGAACATTTCTTAGATATTGAGCAAGCCAAGAAAGAATATGGCCTGGAGCGCGTCTACGATTATAGAGCTTACAGTTTTAATTCTTTCACATATAAGTCAGGCAATCAAGAACTGTTTCAAAAAATGATGACAGCAATGCTTGCAGTATGGAATATCTGTAGTCCTGACAGAGGCTTGCGTGCTGTGTCTAATATAGATTCAGAAGATTATACAAACGCCTTTAAAAAACTTATTGGCTATGACTATAAAGAAAATGGAATTTATTTTATAGGCATACATCATGTTGACATGTGTGATAGTTACGACACATTTGAGGTTGAGATAAAATCTGAAGACGATTACAGGAAAGAAATCAAAAAAATAAACAAATGGTTTACAACTACTTTTGGTAAAAATCTTTAGGTAAAAATTGTAAAATGAACGTATTTCTTCCATATAAGTCACCCCTCGAAACAGCGAGATGCCTTGACAAAAGACGTCTGAACAAGCAGATTATTGAATGCGAGCAGATAGCGAATGCGATAAACGGTGTATCGGACGCCTGGAAAAATCATCCTATCGTTAGGATGTATAAGGACCACTTATATTTCTTACACTGCTATACTGAAATACTGAAGATGTATAAAGCGGAAGGATGCAGTCAGGTTTCGTCTTTCGATTTGCGGGAAAGGAGTATCGACATTATGAAAATAATGCCTGACTTCATAACAGACGAGTACTGCGACAATATGAAGAAGAGGTTGTTCACAAAAGACCCTGAACATTATAAGCAGTTTAAGCCATACGGCAAATCATACGTCAATATGTATTTTGTCGAAGGCGAATGGAAATACTACTTACAAAAACATTGAGCTATGGAAGTAAAAATTGACAAGGCGATAATAGAAGAGGCTGATGACGTTCTAAGACTCTGTTATAACACGATTCTTGGTGTGACAGGATTGGATTCCGAAGAAGATTTCATCGCTGCAAGAAGGAAGCATAACAGCTCTCTTGTAAAGAGAATAGAAAAGGTTAGAAAAATGTTTAAGGTAAAAATAGAAAACGTAAAGAATTAAGTTATGAGACTATATGTAGTGAAATTCGTTAAGAAGGACGGGAAAGTCGTCTATTATACAAACAAGAGACAGTGGTCGCAGGACACGCTTCTCGGCACCGAGGATTTTAACCACGCGACTTTCTACAAAACGAAAGGAACCGCTGTAAACGTAATGAAAGACAAGATTCATACATTCAAGTTGATGATAGATGACGATACGCGTAATTACAGATACAAGGATGAGGTCAAGAGTGTCGTTTCTGTAAGCGTCGTCTCAGTCAATATAGTTGAAGGAGAAACTGAAAGCGAAGAGTTCCTCACCGATACCGATAAGTAAAGCAAAGTAAAAACTAAATCACTTTAGAATGTAGTAACTTTAATATGAAATAATAAACTTAACTAAGATATGGCTATAGAATCAGACAATTGTCCAAACTGCGGATGGTATCCACCAAGTGGTAAAGATTATCATCCAAGCAAAAAATACCCAAATGCAATATATCCGTGTCATCATACGGAATTCGGAATTGACTATGAGACACACTGCTGTCCTAATTGTGAAATTTTGTTTAAACGCACTTGTATTAGACAGCCGAGAATGGAGCAGTGGAGTCCCTATCGCCGAAATATATAGCTTTAATAATAAGAAAAATAAAACTTAATATGACATACAAAGAATTGATGGACAAATGCTCCGAAATTTGGAAGCGATACGCTCAAGAAGGTAACAGCTATCTTGGCTTGACAAAGGGTAAAGAATACTGTGTAAGGCATTATCTCGAATGCGAAGACATTACTCCGGAGCAGAAAGCTAACATAGAAAGCATGGATGAGTATAAGGAGTATATCCGAGAAATTGAAAGAGAAAAACGTAAGAAGGAGATTGATGACAACATCAAGAACAATCCTGAAGAGTATCAGAAATATCTTGAGGACAAAAAGAAATTTGAGCTATGAAGATTCTTGAGAGGATATTTCATAACTGTAACGGAAATCTGGTATATATCGAGGGCAGCAGGTTTCCTGAGACAGGTACGACAAACGGCGGAGAAGTCTGGCGTAATTACAGGTGTTCTGTATGCAAGAGACTTTATACGACATGCGGCAGCAAGCTGCATAAGATATATTTCCCTCAACAAATGCCTTCACGACATTTAATTGATAACATTTAAAACAAATACTTATTATGACTATTGAAGAATATAAGAAATTACCGTTCAAATATGACGGAGAAGGTAAGCCTGTTCTGGTAGAAGAAGAATGGAGTAGTTTATCGCGCCGTGTAAGACGCTTTATAGAAAGAGAGCTTAAGAAAGGCAAGGTGCCTAATTTCATTGATTTTTTATACAGACCAGAAGAAGATTGAAGCCATGGAATTTGAAGGTAAGACATATTCGACGTTTGACGAGATATTTTTAGAATGTCTCAGACTTGCGGAACAAAAAAGTCCGAAAACCCAGGAATTCTTCGAGGCGTATATAAACTATATATCCGTCGAGAATAACTGTACGTATGAGGAGGCAGAGAAAATCGCGAAAAGCAATATAGGCTACTATGCCGGATATTGCGGGCGTGAGACGACTGAACTGATATACAAGACATATAATACAAAACATCCGATATTGGGAGAAAAACCTTATGAGAATACTATGGAGAAAGTTACGAGGGCTCTCAATAACGGGCTGAAGCCGATAGAAGGATTCGTGTAAAAATGAATATAGACTTAAATTTATAACAAGATGACTGAATTACAGATTTACAAGTTCATACATGAAAACGAGCTTGAATGCAGATGGCAGGACTTCTACGAAAACGGAAAGTACGTAAAGAAGCTGAACTTATGGGTACCAGCTTATTTGTTGAAGGATTTCTGTGATTTGTTAGGATACAGTGCATTTGACGACAGAGTGCTATGTGAAACGACATTATGCTATGACGGCAGTACGTTTATCGAAAACCTTGATGAGGTCCTGGAATGCTATGATATTGATGCTGAAAACATTCTTAAAAAATGTGAGAACTGAAAATAATGTGAAATGCTGGTGTTAAAGAATCTTAAATAGGTGTTATGACTATGGATATAAAACGTAAAGAGCTATTACTCAAAGATTTATCAGCAAGACTGATATATGGAGTCAAATGTTTTGTCTATGGAGACATTCAGAACACCCATATTCTTTCAGGTATAAAAGATGATGACACCGCATATTTCAAGGAGCTTGACTGGAAGGAATCAGACGGTTTCGTCGAGATAGAATTCGTAACGCCTCTACTCAGACCGATGTCAAGTATGACTGACGACGAGAAGAAATTTGTTGCGAACCTTAAAGGAGGCCTCGTCGTACTTAGGCATAAAGAAACCAATGACATCGTAGGTGTATGGAATGAAACGGAAGCTACAGACTGGCTTAATAAAAATCATTTCGATTACAGGAACCTCATCGACAACGGGCTTGCAGCAGAAGCGCCTGCAGGAATGTACAAATAATGAACGCTATGAAGATAAGTAAAAAAGAAAGAGAAATTCTCAAAGATTTATCGGCAAGGCTGATATATGGAGTAAAGATACGAGCAACATATCCAGAAATAGTCGATTACGACACCAATAAAGTAAAGAACGTGACACGTGACAAGACGCTTGACGAGAGCGACTTGGACTGGCTGCTTCATGGATGCGGTAAAGTGAAGGCATTCCTCCGTCCGATGTCAAGTATGACTAAGAAAGAATATAAAGAATTTAATGACTTCTGTGTTATTGATGAGCTTGCACGGAAGGGAGGCAATATACAAGGTTATATCAACCAAGCCAGGATAATGCAAACTGGAATTGATTGGCTCAACGAACATCATTTCGATTACAGAGGCCTAATTGAGAAAGGTCTCGCCATGAGAGCGTCTGAAGACATATATAAGTAAGCTTCACAAGATTAAGTAAGATAATTTCAGGCAATTGTTAGAATTTTGTTGTTTTTTATATAAAAACAATAAAATGAAGAATAACATTACAACTGACAAAATTAAGATTGAGACAGAGAAATGTCGCTCTGACATAGCTTATTTCGCAAAGAAATATCTTAGGATAAAGCAGAATGATGGCAGTTCCGCTAATCTGTCTGAAGATACTATTAAAAGGCTTAAATCAATTCATATACAAAAAATATAAATTATGAAAACAACGACTACAATAAGCACTGACAATAAGCTGAAAACTAATAACTTTAAGCCAAAGTTCAAAGTTGGTGATTGGATTATAGGCAGAGCAACAGAGAATGAACCAAGACAAATTGCAGAGGTTACAAAAGACGGATATAAGACAACTTATGGTGGATGGATTGGTTCTTCTTTTGAAGAAGAAATACACCTTTGGACCATAGAGGATGCGAAGGATGGAGATGTAATATTTTACGATAGTGGATGGACTTGTATTTTTAAGTACATTCATGGAATATGGTATAGTTCACATTGTTTTATAACTGCAGATGGAGAGTTTCATACAGGTTATGAGGTGCATTCTATTGATGCTACATTGAATGGTAATGCTCATCCTGCAACAAAAGAACAACGAGACCGCTTGTTTCGAAGGATGAAAAAAACAGGGTATGAATGGGATTCAGAAAAGAAAGAACTAAATAAGATATAAGTTATCATATAAAGTATAAATTATGGAAATTACGGTTACGATAAACACTGACAACCTGCTTGAACATACAAGCAGGCAGCAGGATGAAGCAATAGGCAATTAGTTCTGTGTGAACGCATCTGACGAAGCCTTAATAAACGAAATTCAGTCAAGAAAGCTATTCGACGAATTACTTAGCATCATTCCTGATGAAATGATTATTAACAAGGCGCAAGAATTAACGGAGTAAAAAATATGGATTTCAAATAACAACAGATTAAAAAAACAAAGCTATGAAGATAAAACGCACGAGTACATATAAAATAATATATGATAACGAGACGTCGGATATAGATATATTCGAAATAGAATGTAACCTGGAGCAGCATGAAGATGGTTATTGCACCGAGATTCATGTCACGTCCAATATAGGAAATATCATTAAATACACTACTAAAAAGCAAGCTGCCTGCGAATTTGATATGGATTCCTTCTGTAAGAATACAGATTCCATAAACAGATTACATAGCTGGCTTTGGGAATGCCATGACAACAAACCTACAGATTTTAAGTCTGCGGAGCTTCGTCATAAGACGCTCTTAGACGAGCTTGGTATTATTGTGGATGTGTATTGTAAAATGTACGGATTTGACTATGACTTATAATTTATGGGATTATGATAACAGAAGATAAAAAAGAACAAGCAATGCAACTTATGGATGAATGTTCAAAGTGTATAAACGAAGGAAATACTGATTCTTTTCGTAGTTATGAAGAAGGAGTTAAAGATGCTCTTGATTGGGTCTATTGTAATGGTCAAAAACCCTTAATTCTTGAGGAGGAATAGTTATGACTACGCCTGTGACATAAACAAAAGAACTAAAGTATATAACTAAATATTAAATAGTATGGATGCAAAAGTAAGAGAAAAAGCAAGAGACCTTGCAAGAGATTATTTCAGAAGAGGTCAATTAGGAATCGCTTCACCAGATACTGAGAGTGCAGGCTTTGCGTGTGCTATGGAGATGGCTAAGTGGAAAGATGAGCAGTTTGCTAAGATTCTTGATGAAGCATACGAAATGAGGAAAGAAATATGTAGAAACAATGTTTCATTTGCTGATTGCACCGAGTTAATTCACCGTTTAAGAAAGAAATTGGAGGAATAGTTATGACAGCAGAAGAAAAGCAATTACTGTTAAAAGAACTTTGTACGAGACTACCATATAAGGTCAAGGTGCTTGATGATATGGGAAGAATGTATGAGTTACATATAGGCGACTCATACATTATAGATTTATTCTATGGAAACGGTGATTATATAGAGCCACCAGTAAAGCCATATCTCCGTCCATTGTCTTCAATGACGGATAAGGAAAAACTGGAATTGGTTACCCTTTATCTTGCAAGAGATAAAAGATGTAGGAAAGATTTGAGGATAAAGGAAACTGAACTCTTCCTTGATAATTGCTGGTGCGTACAAATTGCCTACAAAGATGAAAATGACAAAGAAGTTGTTTCAACTGTGTATGTAGGACGAGGTTCCTATATTGAAGAAATTGACTGGCTCAATGAGAATCACTTCGACTACCGTGGTTTGATTCCAATGGGTTTGGCATTGCAGGCTCCAGATGGTATGTATGACTAATACTAAAATACTATGGGATATTATAAATTTCGTAAAAAAGACTTATTGAAGGAATTAGAACAAGTTCCTGATGACGGTTTCATTATGATTAACATGGGAGGTCATACTGCTACAAATCACCCTATTACAAATATTGAAGACTCTACATCATGCGGTTTTTGGGAACTGCGATGTGATTCATCAATAAGTTTTTGGGATGCTTTGGATGAAGCAAAGAAAAATAACGAATTATAATTACAAAAGATTTCGAAACGTCCGGAAGGAATGTAAAATAGATTAGGCCATGGAACAAAAGAAAAAAGAATTATTGATTAAGGATTTATGCGCAAGACAGCCTCACGGCGTAAAAATCAAATGCTTATATAAGCCTGATGAAATATATACATTAGATTATGTGGATGTAAATTCATTAAGTATAAAGTATTCTTTTTCGAAAAGGAAAGAAAGTAATTTGGAATTCGCTGGAGAAGATAAACTTATACACAAGGATAAATTACGATATAAGCCATACCTTCGTCCACTATCGTCAATGACAAAAAAAGAATTGGATGAGTTTAGAATTGAATTCTTTGAATTTGATACTGTTGAATTGATGAAGAGAGATAATTCAAATTACGCTTTCATAGACTTATGGCTTGACGAATATCCTCTTTATTCCATTGTAGATGCTATTGATTGGCTCACAGAACATCATTTTGACTGTCACAACTTAATTGAGAAAGATTTGGCATTGGAGGCTCCAGAGGGAATGTACAATTTAAATAATTAAAGCTATGACACAAGAGGAAAAACAAATTTTATTTAAGGACATTTCGGCAAGATTGCCGTATGGAGTCAAAGTCCTATACCAAAATGAAATTGGTACGATTGATTCCTTATGTTCTGACTCGAAACTACTTTTGAAAAATGAATGCGGTACTTTATTACCAGATGGTGACACACTTTTTGCTGACATAGAAGATGTTAAGCCGTATCTTCGTCCAATGAGTTCAATGACAAAAGTAGAGAAAGCAGTTTATCGTCACCATCAAATATTAGTTAGAAGAGTTGGATTAACATTTGAATATAATATAGCGTTTACTATTGAATGGCTCATTGAACATCATTTTGATTTTCTTGGACTTATTGACAGAGGTCTTGCATTAGATGCTCCTGAGGGTATGTACAATTTAAATAATTAAAGCTATGACACAAAAAGAGTTAAACGACATAATAGAACAACATCAGCATTGGTTAAACAAGGACTGTGACGGATGGGAACTTATGCGTGCCAGCTTGAGAGGTGATTTGAGTAATGTCACTTTGACAGGTGCCGATTTGAGGAAAGCCTGTATGATTGGTGCCAATTTAGAAGGAGTCGATTTAGATGGCGCCGATTTAAGATTAGCTCATTTGAGGAATGCTAATTTAGCTGGAGCCAATTTATTTGAAGCCAATTTAACAGGAGCCAATTTGAGTGACGCCTATTTAGCTGGCGCTTATTTGAATGAAGCCAGTTTTTATGAAGCCAATTTAAGAGGAGCTAATTTGAGTAATGCCGGTTTGACCGGCGCAGATTTGAGTCGTGCTGATTTAGACGGCGCAGACTTGAGAGGAGCCATTTTAGGTAAGACTACTTTTAGCGGAGCTAATCTGAATGGAGCCAAATTTGACGATTCCGAAAAATGCAGGCTCGGTATGGTTTTAAAAGAACCGATGAAAGGATACAAGAAGACGTTCGAAGGAAACGTAATAGAATTGGAGATACCGGAAGGAGCGACAGTGTTTTCAATAAACAAGGACAAATGCCGTACCAATAAGGCAATCGTAAAGAAATGCAAGGGCATCCAGCACTCGATATTATTCTATAGTTTCGAGTATAGAAAGGGTGATGTATTGGAGATTAAAAATTTCAATACAAAATATAATGTTGAATGCGGAGAAGGTATACATTTTTTCAGAACTAAGGAAGAAGCGGAACGATATGACATCTAAAAATAAAAATCTTAAACATGGCGACTTATATTCAATTTTTATCATACAAACGGAAATTACCATGGTATAAAAGAATCTTATTCCCACTGTTTTTGAATAAGAAAGAATATGATGATTTTGTCGAGAGATTCTGTACCGAGCAAACAGCAGAGGAAAGGTATCAGGACTTATTATACTTCGCATATAAGAAATATGAAGAGGACCCTTGCTATTCGAACCAGCAAACAGTAAAATTTTATGAGGATATGGTCAAATTCGAGAGACAATATCAAAGAAGAATGGCTGAACGACAAAATTCTGAAAATGACTGAACAGCAATTAAAAGGTAGCTGTTATAAAAATTTTATTTTCTCATTTACATAATAACGTTGTTTTTTATATAAACAATGGCAAGCTATAAAAATAAAAATATTATGGAACCGTCAAAATTTATAAACCACTCTATTTCTTACTTACTGACAACATCTTTTAAGAATTCTGTCAAAAAGTTGGTATTTGAGCATTCTTGTGATAAAATTGATGAGATTACAAGAGATGACATTAACAAGATTTCGGAAAAAATAGAATCAGGACAGAATATGGTTGATAATTCTACCGAAATGCTTACATTAAAAAACGATATTCTATATATCTTGATTTACGTGATAAAATCTGCTTTAGACCATTACTATGCAGATAGAGAACGGCAAACTGTTTATATCGTATGCAACAAGACACATTATTTTTATCAGAGAATATGTAAGTTCTTAAAAGACGTATTCAAAGTTAAAATAACAGAAGGCTGTTCAAAGTTTGAATTTGAAGAATTTAAGATAATCTTTACAAAATATGATTCAAGAACCTTTATAGGAATGAATGTAAATTACCTTATTATAGAAGATGACTCTTATGGAGATACTGAAAAACATAACGCTATACATAAAATCATAGAAAGCGAATATCCTGTAATTTCAGGAAGATATATTGGCGGAAGAGTTATACTTGTTGAAAATAAAATGGAATCTACCGCATACCAACTTTTATTAAATAATGCTCTTAGCTATTATGGTTCTGAGGTCGGATGCAGTATGAATGTTGATTTAGAAAATCCAAATATTGTGCATTGTACAAGTTTTCTTGGAACGATAGACGTATCTGTTGAAGAAATTATTAAAGCATATAAGGAACACTTAAATAAATAGTTATGTCAACATCTTATGGTTATGGAAACAGACAAAAATTATGAAATAGTGAAAAATGGTATTGTTGACAATACGTTGACGTGTGATTTCTGTAATTGTAAATTTAAGGTTACACCTGAAAACATAGATACCGTACGGGAATTTTCGTCAGTAGGATACTATCATAAAGACATTTACAAAATTATAAAATGTCCTATCTGTGATGAAATCGTACGGAAACGAAAAATAGCTGAACAGTAAAAATACTAAAAAACAGAATTATGATAAAAGAAAATTGGAAAAAATCATATTGTACTTAAAGAACGTTTTTGAATTATGAAAGACTGGCTGAAAGATATTGACATGATTGTGACAAAGCACAATAACGAATCTTACGACGTAGCGATAGACATAATCCTTTTAGAAAAATAGAGGATATAACACAAGAAAGACACAAATTTGTGAAAACCGATGGATATAATTTATATATCAAAGTAGAAAAGATTACAGATTTTCAATAACAAAATACTATGTTCAATTCTACAGAAGAATCTAAATTTGATTAAAAAAATTATGAAAGCATTTGATAAATATTATTTAAAAACTGCATTTCGAAAAAATATTGCAGTTAGCAGCAGATTGCAGAGTATATTGCAATGGTTTGGCATTGCCATACATAACCCATTGAGAGACGAGTGTTGCGTAGATTTCGCTTGCTGTTCACCAACAGGCAAGGAACGCTGCTGGTTATCAATCTCGGTAAACAATCTGCCATATCGCCGGGTAGTATGGTACGAACCTACGGCATCAAAGGGGACACCATGCAGGACATTTAAAAAGTGTACAAAATTAGTAAGACAATAACAATATGGAAAATTACAACAAACTATTAGAGAAAGCGAGAGAGGCCTACTCAAAGTGTATGACAGGTGCAGAAAAAAGAAGATTGGAATCCATCTTTCCAGAACTTGTAGAGAGCTTGGATGAGAAGATAAGGAAAGAAATACTTGATTATTTCAAAGACCTTTATGAACACGGTTATCCGACCAAAGAATGGGTTGCTTGGATTGAAAAGCAAGACAAGAAGGAAATCGATAAGGTTGAACTTTGTTTTGACCATAGTCCTGAATTGAAAGGGCAAGACAGAAAAATGCTTGAATCTATCATTGAATGTATAGACGGAACCGGCTTACTTGATTCCGACCAGATAGATTGGCTCAAATCTTTTAAAGACAAATGCTCTATAAAAGATGATAAGGCTTTGCTTGAAAAACAAGTTGAGCAAGCTGACTACAATCCATATAAGGCGACGATTGAGTCCATTGCTGCCATGGTTGAAAGGTATGCCGATAATGGCGATTTGAAGGACTTTTATGACAATATCAAGGTCAAATGCAAGGATGCCATGGAATATGGTAAGACTTTGTCTGAAAAACAAGGTGAGCAGAAAGAAACGGCTTGTGATAAATGCAGGAAAGCTCAACCTTCTCAATCATGTCAAGATATAACAGAATTAGGAAGATGCTATCTTGAACATGAAAAACGAGGTGAGCAGAAACTTGTTTGGAGTGAAGAGGATAATGGGTTTGTGGATTTACTCTTAGCTATATTCACTAATATGCACCCAAACGAACTTTTCACGACTAATAACATAACTGTATTTAATGGAGATAATGTCTCTTCAGGCAGAATTGCCACTTGGCTTAAATCTTTCAAGGACAAATGCAAAGATGTTGTAGCTTTGCTTGAAAACCAAAATAAAGATGGTAAAGTAATATTTCCTAAGTTTACATTCGATGATGTTCTTGCCTTGGAATGTTGTATGAAAATGACTGAAAAAGAAGAAGAACTCCATGAGCAACTGCAAAGCCTCCATGATAGAGTTCATGATGTTTATCAGCCTGATAAGAAAGGCAATTCAGCACAAGAAGAAATCAAAGAACGAGATTTATTCAAATTTCGTGATTCAGTATCTAAAGCAACCAAAGAAGGACGAGATTTCTTTAAATTTCATAATGGCGATTGGATTGTTCATAATGATAAGAAAGAAGTATTTTTTATAAAGAATATTAGTTGCGGATATTTGTCATTGGAGGACGTTGATGGTATCACTCATTATCCTTGTTTACCATTGGATAATAACTATCATCATTGGACTATTGAAGATGCAAGGAATGGTGATGTGCTGGCTGATGATGATTCAATAACTATCTTTAGAAAAATTGGTAATGATGTTTGGAATGATGTTATTGATTTTTATGCTTGTTATAATTTTCGTTCAGATGAAATTATTATTCAAAAAGATAACCTACATTGCGGAACTATTAAATCAAAAACTATTAAAATAGCAACCAAGGAACAGCGTGACATATTATTCCAAAAGATGATGGAGGCAGGATATGAATGGGACGCTAAAAATAAGGAATTGAGAAAACGAAGCCATCCGGAATCTAATAAAGTTGGACCAAAATTCAAAGTAGGGGACTGGGTTATAGGTGAAGGATTTAACCCTATACTTATAACGGACATCAAAAATAATAGGTATGAATTTGAATTCATTGACGGCACCAAACGTTTTTCCGGCATTGATTGTATAGACAGCGACTTCAATCTTTGGACTATCGAAGATGCAAAGGATGGTGATGTACTTGCAGGTCACGAATGTTATGTACTATTCAAAAACATTGCCGGATTGAATATTAGATGTCACTGTACATATCATTATATGGGGTACAATCCAAGTTTTCATGTAGAAACTTTACAAAATAAGACAGCTTTCCGTCCTGCTACCAACGAACAACGTGACTTACTACTTCAAAAGATTGAAGACGCCGGTTACGAATGGGATGCTAAAAATAAGGAATTGAGAAAACAATGTAATCAGGAATCTATCGTTAGGGCTTACCCAAAGTTCAAGGTAGGTGACTGGATTGTGCATAATGATGTAAGCGTATACAAAATTATAGAGGTTTGCGAGTCTTGGTATGAGGTAATCTCGTATAATGGCGAAACAGGAAAACAGTATTCCATTGGTTTTGATAATGAAAATAACTGTCGTCTTTGGACTATCGAAGATGCAAAAGAAGGAGATGTACTGGCATGGGATGGTAGTATGTGTCTTGCTTTATTCAAAAGTATTTACAATAAAGAGAATTTTTGCAGTTACGGACTTGTAGGGCACTGTACTCAATCTTTCGAAAATAGAGAAGGTTTCCATGACATAGAAGGAGCTCATCCTGCCACTAAAGAACAACGTAACCTATTCTTTCAAAAGATGAAAGAAGCAGGCTACGAATGGAATGCTAAAAATAAAGAATTAAGAAAACAATGTAATCAGGAACCTGTTGACAAGGTTGGTCCAAAGTTTCAGAAAGGACAGTGGATTTTTCATGAAGGATTTCATCCCATGTTTATAGTAAACATTGACGGTGATAAGTATGAAATTGAATTTACTGACAATGGTACCAAAGAAACTCAGCCTATTGATTTTATAGATAAAATTTGTCATCTCTGGACTATCGAAGATGCAAAAGAAGGTGATGTACTTGCAATCGGAAATACGTATTTCCTATTTAAAGGAGCAATATTTAAAAGTTTTCCTACATCACCGACTGTTTATATCAGCCATTGTTTTGCCCATGCAACTGGAGCATTTAGGCTTACCAATGGAAGGGATTGCGGTAAGTTTCATGCTATTGAAGATGGCATTGAGGTCTGCCCTGCCACCAAAGAAGAGCGTGACCTGCTATTTCATAAGATGAAAGAAGCCGGCTACGAATGGGATGCCAAAAAGAAAGAGATGGTAAAGGAAATAAACTATAAGTAATGACACAAACAAAAAGTAAATGTTATGATTTCACAAGAAGAAAAAAGAAAAAATGATTTTGTCAGCGGAAAATTCATTACGTGCCAAAAATCCTTCAATGAGTTTAAAGAAGGAAACACTTATTGGCTTGAATACATAGGCGCTGACACATACGTTGGAAGGAGTGACAATATTCTCAATCGAAAATTTCACATAACCCCGTCCCAATTGTTCAGCTTATTTGTAAATAACAATTAAATTTATAACTATGGCATTTGAATTGTTTGGAAATATTTATGAAGAGGTTGAGGATAACCGTTCTGAATCAGACTGCTTATTTTGTGCATTGCTCAAAATTTGTGAGAAGACAAAGCCTCTTTTACCATGTAAAAGAAAAGACGGTAACATAAACAGACATTTCATCATTGTAGAAAAATTAAATGAGGAGAAATAATTATGATACCTAAACTATTAAAACGCTTTTATTTAAAGCCAGATTCATATCAAAGAGATTATATTGGAATATGGCGAACAGAGGAATGTAATATTATACCATTCTTTTCAGTCACCAATATCATGAACATCATGCGCAAAGGCAACGCCTATGTGAGGTTAGGATGGCTGTTCTGGTGTGTAGAGTATTTCAAAGATGGCGTACTTTTCACAGGATGTGATGAAGAAGGTTCCCAAGAAAATATGACAAGTAACAAAAATTAAATTGACAAAAGATATGGCAAAGAGAAGTTCAATATGGATTGGTAAAGAAGCATATCAGTACTTACTAACATTATCGATAACTCAAAGATGCGGCAAAAGACCAGATGCTGAAACTCTTGAAAAGAAGTGGCGTTACAAACTGTCAGTCGTCGACGAGAACGATATGGTGCAAATCATGGATGGTGACTTAGGTGGTGCGGATTCTGTCGGTATATGGCACAATTGGACTTTGCAGGATATAAAGTACTTCTTGAAAAGAAAGAGATTGAAATGGCAGAGAGGTAAGATGGTTGAATATACTACGATATAAACAGTTATTTAATATGTAATTAAAATAGGAGATATATGGAAGATATGCAAAAAATGACAGGAATGTGTGAATATGGATTCTATGTGAATACTGATGTGACAAAATTTATCGGTGCGATATTGAGCGCACCTGGAAATTTGATAGGTATTGGAGAATTAAAGGAACCAATAACTATTGACCATAACTTATGTCTTAGAATTTCAAGATTGCTTGAAATAACTGCGGATATATCCTATTCACCAATAAATGATAAATGCTTTTATGTAAACATAGGACTTTTAAGTTTCATTAACCGTGTATTAAATATTGGATTTGGAACTGAAATTCAAATTGACAATGCGAGGACAAAGAAGGATTATTTGCTTGACGTGTCAAAACATCCGCTTATATGTTCGGTAATAACAAAACATTAACAACATCAAAGAATGTATTTAAGTTGATAAACTAAATAAATATAATAAATTTTATTAGAACTTTATAGTTTAGTTTTATATAAAATTTTTTAGTTAGTACATTGAAATGATATAAGGTTGCTACTAAAACATTTCCTTAGTAGTGTAAAATCATCAAGGATTCGGAATGACCAATACATGAATTCTCAAGACTGTTCGAAAGAATAGAATCATAGAGACTTAAAAAAGTAAAAGTAGTCACAGATGAGCAAATATTGCTCTTACGTGATAGAGGTGATGTTGTTTCGCCATTGATGTTAGAAATAACTCATAAACATTCTTTATAAATTTTATATAATTTATTAAAAATGATACAATATGTACAATTAAAAATTGATATATGGAAAATTTAGCAGACGGACAAATTGATTTGCTATTCACAATGCTTATGGCTGAAGCAACAGATACTGACCCATTTGAAATGGAACAAGAATTAAAAAATAAAGGTTTGATTGAGCAGCCATCTACAATAGGATTAAGCAGTGGAGAATAGCTGTTGAAAGTGTAAAAATTACAAAGAAGAAAATTAAAATATAAAGGATATGGAAAGACAAGAAGCAATAGAAGTTATAAAAAAGAATTGGCCTCACAGTGGTTTCACAATGTTACGTGAGGCTCTGGAAACCTTAATTCCGGAGCTAAAAGAGAGTAAAGATGAAAAGATGAGGAAAGACCTTATTAAGTTTGTCCTACAATATGGTGATAGCCATTATTCTCAAATAGATAAAGAATCCGCAATTTCCTGGCTTGAAAAACAAGGAGAACAGAAGCCTTCTTGGAGTGAGGAGGATGAGATTGGATATAATGACGTACTATTTGCAATAGGAAAAGCAAGACTTGTTGCTAAAGATGAAAATGATATGGGTAATCTTTGGTTTGCTGAAAATTGGCTTAAATCATTAAAAAGAAATAGAGTTGTAAAGATTGAAAAACAAGATGAGAGGATACTTAAAGATAATTCAACATCCGAACTCAATGAGAGCGAGGATAAGGAGATAAGAAAATGGATTATTAACGAAATCAAGATTAAGCATCATAACTTAGATGAAGATAGTGTTGATTTTGTAGATAAGGCAATTACTTGGCTTGAAAAGCAAGGAGAACAAAAACGATTAGACTATCCTTATGTTACTGGATGGAGAGAAAATCGCCCAGATAATAAGCCACAAATAAAGCATTCCGTTCTTATGCTTACAACTCATGGCGTAGCAGAAGGAGAATGGCTTGGCGAAGAATGGTGTCAATACAGATGGTCCGGTAAAGTAAAAGATACCGATGTCTTATATTGGCTTCATTTATCTGACTTAGAATCCCTTGAAAAAGAAGGTAATAGCAATTCAATTTCTCCAGAAGAAATGAATAAATCCATTTGCAGAGGCATTGCATCTTCACTCACTAAATATCTTGACGATAACAGATACGCAGGAGCTATGAATATGTCAAACATGGAATGCGAAGATTTGGAAAAATCAATACTTGATTCGAATTGGGAGAAAGTGTACCGTTATATGCGAAAGAAACTTGAAAAGCAAGGTGGACAGAAGTCTTATTGGAGTGAGGAGGATGAAAATCTGTTCAATAATTTGGTTTATCTTATTGAAAACAGTAATACGGGGAAAGCGACTCAAAAAGGATTTATTACATTTATAACCAAACTAAAATCATTACTGAAATCATTCAAACCTCAATGGAAACCCAGTGAAGAGCAAATGCAGACTCTTAACAACTTCTTAACTTTTGGAGGCACAACATGGAGACAAGATACCGGAGTGCTTTCCTCTCTATACGAAGACTTACAAAAACTACTAAAAGAATAAAACTATGGAAACAAAGATAGCGACATCATTGGAGCAAAGTATCAAACTAACTACTGAGTTGAGAATAGACCCAAACACAGCAGACATGCAATGGGAGTCTATATCTGGTGAGGAATATAGATTGGCTATGCTTACAACTAAAGAAGCAATAGCATCTATTAAAAGAACACAGGATTCGTTAAAAACAACATTTAATGTAAAATTGGTTCCTGCTTGGAGTCTTTCGGCATTGCTTGGTATTTTACCATTAGAAGTTTCACTTAATAAACAGACTGATGGTATGAAAACATATTATTATATAGCATCTTATGAAGCACGTTATTTTGATGTGTATTCGAACAGGCACCTCGATGCTGTTGATGCTTGTGTAGAAATGATAGCTAAGCTTAAAAAAAGAAATTTGATATAACAAATGAACTATACACTTGAAAATAAAAAATAATACAGATATGGAAAATAATACTAAACATACAAATAAGTTCAGATACATAATAGAATTTGACAACTGCGACAATTGCCCACTTAAAAAGTTTGTTGATGATGATTATTCACCGACACATACCGAGTGCGAACGAACAAATGAATATATAGAACTGTGGTTGTTTGAGAACGAACATCGTGACTATCGTAATCCTGAAACAGGTGTATTGGATAATTGCCCATTCTTAAAAAATAATACTATAACCGCATAAAATTATGACAGCAGAAGAAAAACAGTTGCTATTAAAAGACCTTTGCGCGAGGTTGCCGTATGGTGTAAAATTATACCACGAAGATGATTACGGGGACAATATCGGAAAGCTTGAATCTGTTAATATAAATGACGACGAATGTGTCATTTGGAATTATAACGGAACAGACACCGATATTTTTGACATAGAAACATGCAAGCCCTACCTCCGCCCGGTATCCTCAATAACGGAGAATGAAATGGATAAGCTTTTCAAAATTGCGAAGGTTAATCCGGATGGCACCGATGAAGACTGGATTTCGATAAATGATGTGAAAGGTATCAGATTCCATTTCTTAACAGGCAGGTATGCTGATACCATCGGCAAAATATGCGACTACCTGGACTCTATCTACATAGATTATAGAGAACTTATTCATAAGGGGCTTGCTCTTGAAGCCCCGAAAGATATGTATAAAATATAACTTAAAAGAATAATTATGACTGCAGAAAATGAAACATTGCTGATGAGAGACCTGATAGCAAGGCTTCCATACGGCGTAAAATTAGATTTCTATGCTAAGGCGACTAAAAGTCATTACACTTGCGAACTAATAGGTATCGAGCCTGAAAATAACGACAAGCCTCTTATTGCGAAAGTGGACAGCGGCGCGTTCAGGTTCACGCAAGACCATGTCAAGTTGTTTCTTCGTCCGATGTCAAGTATGACGGACATGGAGAAAAGCATTTATGAGGCTTTGACATTTACGGATGATATAAGCAAAATAAATCCTGAATGGTGTTCCAAAGTCATTACGTGGCTTAATGAAAATCATTTCGATTATAATCATTTAATTGAAAAGGGTCTCGCTCTGGAAGCTCCTGAAGGAATGTATGCGAAATCTGAAGGCACCGTTGAAAAAGATGAATTGTCAAGTGAAGAGTCTGAGTTGCTGCGTAAGGACTTGTTCGCAAGATTACCTTATGACATATTCGTAAAGGAAAAAAGAGACGGACTTGATAACAGTCTGATTATTTATACTGACATGTATCATCCTCTTATAAGCAGCTGCAGGCCATATCTTCGTCCGATGCAATCAATGACCGAAGAAGAATTTAATAAGTATCGTGAGCTTGTTAAAGGAGTGTTCAGCCCTGTACCTAACAATATCGAGATACTATATGATTTTCTTAATGGACGTTACTTTGATTACAGAGGGTTGATTGCGAAAGGACTCGCATTAAAAGCTCCTGACGATATGTATAATAATAAAAAAAATAATTATGAAAAACAAGGAGAAAGCAGAGCTGATAGCTAACGGTATAATGATAGGCGTACAGTCAAATATCTATCATACGAACGTTTATAATACAAATGTTAGATGTTATAATCATAGCGACCTACAAAGGGCGGCTATGGAGATGGCAAAGTGGAAAGATGAAGAGTTAGAAAAGAGAAAAAAGAAAATCCATGATAATCTTATTAAACTCCTTCATTCAAGAGGTCTGATGAGATAAATGAGAGAATAATATTAAAGCGATATGAACAAATATCACAAAAAAGAATAGGATTATGGAAGCTTATATGAATCTCGTTGAGGAGGAGATTAAGAATCTCGGAGGAAAGATTAGCTATACGCTTGATACTTCCGAACAATTTTGTGGCAAGGCGATGTTTGTATTTAAGTATGCGTTGGGTAAATTAGTAGAGGGAAAAGATTACACAGGACATTGTACAGTTGCAACATTGTTTGTTTATTTCAGGAAGAATACTTTTAATCAAATTGAATTTTCTGATTATAATAAACATATCTGTAGGACATTGGCTAATTCAAATTTTGATGGGAGTGAAAGAGATAGGAAACTTATAAGGTTTTCACTATTCAGAATTCTTGAGAGTATTTATAAGGACTGTTATACAAGCGTTGATGAATCGTTATGGAAGGAAGGACTTCTTGATGAGAAAAACATATACCATAAAGACAAACAATTTTTCAAATTATTGAATAAGTAAGAACTGTTTATTAAGATTGAAAATTATGACAACAGAAGAAAATGAATTATTATTAAGAGACCTTTCGGCGAGACTGTCGTACGGCGTAATATGCAAAGGAATAAACAGGTACTTTGATATAGACAAAGATAAGTATATTATAGACAGGGAAGCCGTCGGTCCATTGACAAACATTGGATATGATTATTGTACACTTGGTCTTACACAAAAATGTAAACTAAGTACAATTAGACCATATTTGCGCCCATTAGAAAGTATGACTGATGAGGATTTAATTTCCTATGCTAAATATGACTTTGCTTATGACGATATTTATAAGATAGTTGGCTTCCGTTGTACAGGAAAGGGTTTCATAAATATTCATTGTTCATTAGTACGTGACCCAGAACATTATCAAGTGATTTTCCAAAAGACAAGAACTTCGCCATTAGAAAACTGGCGAGGAATTGATTGGCTCAACTCACATCACTTCGACTTCAGAGGTTTAATTAAGAAAGGCCTCGCATTAAAAGCTCCTGAAGATATGTACAATTTTTTAAATAATCAAGCAAATGATAATAGAAAGTAAAATAAAGAATCAAGCTTGTCTTAAACAATGTCCACACGCAGATTTTGTATTGAGGGTAGGTAGTATTGTATGTAGTGGGTGTAAGTATAACAAGCTTACAAGATATGATTTTGATAGTTGTTACGTTGACTGTATATGTCCAGATGATAAGATATTAAAGAATTTTGAAGATTTACAAAATAAAGATGCCTGAAGATAATTTTAATAAACGATTACTATTATCAACCACCCACGAACTAAAGATTCGTGGGTTTGGCGGAAACGCTGAACCCAAGGTTGATTAGACTGAGTAAGACCGGCAGCTGACGAGTTTCAGCGATGGTTGCACTACGTTATGTGGAAATATATAGACACCAAGGGATGTTCATCCAAGTCCCTTGCTCTGTGGCTGATGTTTAAACAACTCCGTTGGGTAGGAGCAGTGATGTCAGCATCAAAACTCCACGATAACATTGTCTATGGATGTTTTTACGAGTTAAGACTCTCGGCTTACAGCAACTAAAAGTCTATTTTTTAACTATTTAATAAACTAACAAATGGTAGTATATATACTTGACATAAATGGCAATCCTTTGATGCCGACATCACGAAACCGAAAGGTTCGTAAGATGTTGGAACAAGGGTTATGTCATATAGTCAAGAATACACTATTCACAATCCAATTAGACTATGAGACAGCTAATTTTAAACAAGGCATCACCCTCGGTGTTGACTGCGGTACGAAACACATAGGTTTATCCGCAACAACCGACAAAAAAGAACTGCTATCAGCAGAAATCATTTTAAGAACAGACATTGTTGAACTACTATCAACTCGGAGGGAAACAAGAAGAACTCGTAGAGCGAGACTAAGACATCGCAAGGCAAGGTTTGACAACAGAATTTCACGAAAAAGAAAAGGATGGTTAGCACCAAGCGTGGAGAATAAAATCAACTCCCACTTGTCGATTATACGCAAACTTCACCAAATCTTGCCGATAACGAGGATAAATCTTGAAGTAGGTAGTTTTGATACACAAAAGATGCAAGACGATACAATTCAAGGTGTAGGTTATCAGCAAGGTGTACAATATGGATTTTGGAATGTAAGGGAATATGTTCTTGCAAGAGACAAGCATACCTGCCAATATTGCAAAGGAAAGTCCAAAGACCAAGTGCTGAATGTTCACCACATTGAAAGCAGAAAGATTGGTGGAGACTCACCAAACAATTTGATTACATTGTGCGAGACTTGCCACGGCAAATACCATAAAGGATTGTTACCTAAATTCCAACCAAAGAGGGGAAAGTCACTCCATGACGCTGCAGTTATGGGTATATTCAAGTGGCGGTTGTACGAACTTGCGAAACAAGAGTTCAGTAATGTTGGTATGACCTTTGGCTACATAACAAAATGTAATCGAATACAATACGGATTGCCGAAATCACACAATGTAGATGCTTATTGTATCGCTTGTAACTTTGCTGCAATACAACTTGGTTATATGTATAAGTTTAGGCAGTTGAGGAAACATAACAGACAAATCCACAAGTATTCCATTTTGCGAGGGGGGGGTAAGAAAACTTAATCAAACTCCCTATAAGGTGTTTGGATTTAGGTTGTTTGACAAGGTTTCTTGGGAAGGTCAAGACTGCTTTATAGGAGGAAGGAGGTCAAGCGGAGCGTTCAAGTTGGTTGACATAAACAACAAGTTGGTTAAGGATGGTGTTTCATACAAGAAATTAAGGTTGTTAGAACCAAAAAGAACCTATATATGTTCAATAGTAAAATAAGTTAAACTAAAAAAAGGCTTGTGGCGATTCCTCCCCGAAACTAAAGATTTCGGGGTTTCCTTGCCACCAATTATATGAAAAACGATGAAAAAGCAAAGAATATGACCAAAGGCTTTTTACAGCAAGGATTGATAAAGAAAAGTCGATTGCAAGAATTATTAACAAAAGCTATGCAATGGAAAGATGAGCAATACCAAATAGATAAAGCTCATTTAGATATGATATATAAGGCCCTTGGTAGATTGTATCAAGTTAGATATGGAAAAGAGCCTATTCTTAACACAGGAAGTCAAACCGATGTTTTCCTGTATATGATTGAAGATATTATTAACGAAGCAAATTCAAAAAAAATAAAATTATGACAGCAGAAGAAAAAGAATTATTGCTTAAAGATTTAAGCGCGAGACAGCCGTATGGCGTAATGTTTCAATATCAGACAGGTAGTTATAATTCAACAGTAACAAGTGACTATTTTCCAATGGTTGGAATAATTCAGAATGCTGTTGTCCTTGATATAAAGAATAGAGGATTATTCAATTTATCTTTAGAAGATAGCCAATGCAAGCCTTACCTACGTCCACTATCTTCAATGACAGAGGATGAGAAAGACATTTATGACAGACTGGTCATGTGCAATGCAGCTTGGGTAGTCATGGACTGGCTTAATGAAAATCATTTTGACTATCATAAGCTTATTGAAAAAGGTCTCGCCATAGAGGCCCCAGAAGGAATGTATAATTTTAAATAATAAGAATATGACAACAGAAGAAAAACAACTTTTATTGGAAGACCTCTGTGCGAGACTACCGTATGGTTTGAAGGTCAATATTGATGGAGTTGCCGATAGCGTCCTTACAGGAGTATATGATGACAGAGTCTCTACGGAGAGAGGAATAAACTATCCAATAAGACTGGTTAAGCTATACTTGCGTCCTCTGTCAAGTATGACAGAAAAGGAGATGGAATCACTAAGGCAGGAACATCTTAAAGACGAAAAACTTTATGTCGAAGCAATCAATGGAGACGGCAGTATGAGAGGAAAAGTCATAACTCATTATGCTGCTGATTATTGTGATGAACATCACTTGGATTACAGAGGGCTGATTCAGAAGGGCCTCGCACTGGAAGCTCCGGAAGGTATGTATTAACGATAACTGAAACGTTGTTTTTTATATAAAATTTTACGGTTATAAGCTATGAATGACAAGAAAGTTCAAATAGAAAAATGTATTACTGAGATATATGACAGTTTTGTAGAGTTGCATACTAAAAAATGCAAGACACAAAAAGAGATGGAAGAATTTTCAGGCTTTCTACAGATAATGGCCGTTCATCTTACGAACTTGGTAAGAGAACTTATTCTTGACCTTAAAGGTTGCGAAATCATTATAGCTGCCGCATATAAGGTGAAGTCAGAATATGTCTGTAATGATGGAGGCGTATATAAGACAGGCACGAAGGAAAGGGATGACATTTACCACTGCAGGATAGGCCGTCATCATGCAGAAATCCTGCATATATTTGGAGATGAGGTTGATGAGCTTTCTGATGGTTTCTACACTTCTTATGGAAGATGGGTAGACAGAGAGGAGGCCGCCAAAATAGCTCTCGCAGCTGGACAATGCAAGAAGCCTCTGATTATGGGTGACAGATTGGATAGCAGTGATGTGTTTTAATGACTTGTTGCTATAAAATAAAATTCAGGACATGAGCAAGAATAAAGCTGAAAAATGGAAAACTTGGGAGTATGAGCATCCAAGCGATATTTACAAGAAAGGTGATTTAGTTGCCATTGATAACGGTTTCACGCATATATTCCCATTTTATGCAATAACGGAGAAGGCGAATGTCATAGTGGAGGATGTCGTATTATATAGCCGCTTGACAAAATGGTCATCATACTTTTGTGACGGACATCCAGCGGAATATATCAGTTGTGCAGGATTGCGGTTCGCCACTGGCGAAGAAATCAAAATATATAATTCGACGAAGGCTGGCTTCAAGAAAGAATCAAAACGTTGTAAAATTATATGTTGTAAAAAATATAAGGATTGTAAAATTATAAATTCATAGGCTTATGAAGACAAATGATGAGATAGCTCAGGAAGTTGCAGCAGGATACAGGACGGCTCGCGCGTTCTCTATGCACCCATGCGAGATTGCTGGACAAGCAGCATTGCAGGCATTAAGCATGAAAGAATCACCGGATTCAGAAAAGTTTGACGGCATTGCTGAAAAATTCTGTGAATGGATGTCAAAAAACTTTAAGAGGTATGTCATCAATGATAATGACAAGTTCTATTATAATGAAGACGGTGTATTATGTCACAAGTTGAAGCTTGACGAAGAGAATATGTTGAAAGACCTTAAAGCAGAATTCAATAAACAGTAAGCTTATGAAATTATATGCCGTAAAAATTGTTGAATAATTATAAAACCTGGAATAATGGATATAACTGATTTGATGATAAACGACTACGTTTTCAACGAATTTAACAAGAAGCCGGAGAAAGTACAGGCAGTCAACAAGGAGACAAAGATGGTGATGCTCGACTATAACGACCTTTATGACATGGACGACATTTCACCAATAGCATTGGATGACGAAATTCTTAAAAAGATAGGATTCGTATGTTCAGAAGGCTTATATAAATTCAGGGATTCAAGTTTTGTAATGAAGAGGTTCGAAGAAGGCTGCTATACTACTGAAAAACTTTCTGAAGACAAGGATGCACTTGCAGGAGCCTGTTTGATAAGATACGTGCACGAACTGCAGGATGCCATGAGGCTTTACGGCTTGCACGATGAAGCGGACAATATAGAATTATAACGTTTAAATATAAATTTTAGGAATTATGGATAAAAAACGGTATGTGTATTTCGACATAGAGACTGTCGGAAAATATAAAGACTATGATACTATGGTTTGCTCTGATTTAAGGCAGAGCGAGTTGTTTGAGAAGAAATGCAAAAGGTTTAAGGAGAAAGACCCTTCTTGGGAAGGACCGGTTGAAGAGGTGTTCCTTAAAAAGTGTGGATTGTATCCGGAATACGCGAAAGTCGCATGTGTTTCATACGCCTACTATACAGCGGACGGAGAGCTTCATATAAATTCATTCAATGACCTGAACGAAGAAGTCTTGCTGACCGGTGCAAAAAACTTGTTTCTGTCAGCAATAAAGAGAAACCTTATCCTATGCGGATTCAATATCAAGAATTTCGACATACCGTTTCTGTTTAAGAAATTCCTTCATTACGGAATAACGCCGCCTGAAAACGTAAATTTCTTTAATAAGAAACCTTGGGAAGTAAACTGTCTTGACCTTATGGACTTATGGAAAAGCAATTCGACACTTATGGTGACGACATTCGATGAGTTCGCGTATATGCTTCACGTCGATTCGCCGAAAGACAAGCTTGACGGGTCAGAGGTTCACGACGCATATTACAATAAGCAGGAATATGGCTTGATTCGTGAGTATTGCGAAAAAGACGTAAGATGTTGCGCCGAATGCGTTTCAGCTATAGAAGGATTGCTATAACAGCTTGAATTATAATACATTAAAGATATTTCTAACAGATTCTCATAAAATGTTGTTTTTTATATAAAACAAAAATAACAAAACTATGGGAATCAAAGTAGATAAAAAGAGCGGACTGAATCCTGCTATGGCTGTCTGTCCGTGTTGCGGAAAAGAATACGGCATTCTTCTCCTCGGAACATCTTATAAGGAAAACGGCAAGCCTGCAAAAGCTCCTTTCAAAATTATGACAGACAAACTTTGCGACAGCTGCTCGGATGTTATTAAGAGCGGTAAGCGATTCTTTATAGAAGTTCGTGACGGAGAGTCACATGAAAATCCTTACCGTACAGGTCGGATTGCGGCTGTCAAGAAAGAAATCTGTGACGAAATCTTTAATGTCAAGGTGCAAAATGTCAACTACATGGAACAGGCGGCATTCTCACAACTTTTTGCAAACGCGCCTTGTGTCGATGAGTTTTAATAATAACGGTATTCTAAGATGGAAGGAGCAAAAGAAATATACGTAAGCGTTGAGATTGCAAGAAAGCTTTGGAGAGTTAAGTTTAACGGCGATTGGCATAAGCATTACTGGGGATATAAGTATGGCCAGGAATTCCTGTCTACATCCTTATATAATCCCGAATATGATTATCCGGCACCGACTCACCAGACTGTTCTTGCATGGCTGCGTCGAGACAAACACATCATGATTTCAATCCAGCTTGACAAGGTGACTGACAACAGCTTCAGGTATTGCGCGGTCATCACCAACCTTGACACGCTTGAGGTCATGAACAAAGAAAAGATAGGCGCGCCGACATACGAGTCAGCTACAGAGAAAGCTATAATGTTTGTATTCGATTACCTTATAAGCCAGGAAAATGAAGATAGTCAGCAAGATTAAGGATTTTTATGATTTCCAAGTCCAGAAATGGGGGCTTGACGAGAAGGTCGTATATGTCCGTAACGGGCAGAGACTGTCAAGTGTCGATGAATTCCGGATTTATGTCGAGGGCGATAATGATGCGAGGTATGTCGGGAAAGAGGCATTATTGAAAGAAGGCAGCGACGGAAATATCATTCAGAATAGTGTATGGGGTAAACGTATAGGACATTGGGTAAGCTGTGACTTTAATTATGTCGTCGTTTTATGGGTTGGAGATAACAGATACATCTTCGCCGTCCAACGTTACCAGAAATATAATAGCGATGACGTTGCCTCGAATGTATGGCTTCTCGACTACAAGGGCGACTTCAAGAGGGTAAGCGACGCACCTGTCTATGTCGAGCTGTACAGCCATAACGGAAGTATGAAAAAATTTGCGGGCAGGGACGTCTACCATCTTGCCTGCAATAATCCTATAAAGGCTGTTGAGAACCCTGTACTTATGAATTCAAAGATTACGAAGCTCCTGAATCCTGAAGAAATATATCTTGCGATATACTCATATATAAGTGCAAGAAACGAGAAGGATATAAAGGACAGCAGGACAAATGACGAAAAAATAATGTCTAACGGCTTTGACACGAAAACGAGCTTCCGTAATGTCAAATAAATACATTGATAAAAAATAGGAAAGATGAAAACGATAAAAGATGAAATAGTTGATTTCAAGCTTGCATTGCTCCTGGAAAAGAAAGGATTCCCGCAAGGGACATCTGCAATATTTTATTTCAGGGACGAGGATAATAACAACAGAACTATCACGACCATAGAGAAAGCTCTTGCAATGAATATAAAGACTCTTGACGCTCCTTCGCACCAAAGGGTTATAAAATGGCTTAGAGAAGTCTATAACATCCATCTCATGCCTGAAATCAAAATAAGTAACGGCATAGTATGGCAGACGTCTATCATCAAATTCAATGACAGCGCGTATGCCGTTATAGAAGAAGGCGGAATCTATAAGAGTTATGAGGCTTCGCTCAGCAATGCAATCAAGGCAGTTCTTGAAAAATATATCTAAAACAAAGTCAAGTAATGGCTAATATCATTGAAATCGAAGGTAAGAAATATAAGCTCGTGCCTGTAAAGGAGAAAAAGCCTGAAAGGGAAACTTATGCAGTCTTTATGCTGACAATGCCAGCCGTCGGCTCATGGAACGGAAAATGGACCGGCGCCGGAGAATTTTATGCAGTTACAAAGAAGATAGTGGAAAGAGGCAAACAGCTGTATCCTGATTTAAGACCTGGAAACTATTCCTATGATTTCGGCGACGGCTGGCGCGCAAACATCAATGTCGAGTTCGTTACGCCGTCAAAAGCAAAGGAGGTTGAGAAGAAAGCGAAAGGCTTTATGAACTACGAATGGATGATAGACTCGATTCTCAAACACGGAAAAATTACGGTATAGGTCGATGGGCTGGAAAACTCTAAAAGAACATTACGGTATACGGCATCTCGTCCAAGTCAAGACACATATCGACGGCCTTGACGGCGACAGATTTATCGTCATAGGTACCACAAGTATGTATGACTTAATTGTCATCAGATGTTCAGACGGGAAAATAGTAAAGGCCAATACTTTCTGTAACAACGTATTACAAGACTATCTCAATAAAATGGGTCGAGACGGAAGAGCGATTGTGAAGGAACTCATAGACACAGAAGACTGCTTTAACGAAGACAAGCTTATGGATGTCTACGTTATAGAGGAATATGAAGGCAGGAAAAGAATAGTTCTGAAGCGTGCCGAGAAATTCGGATGGCCGAATGTCACGACCGACGGAATGCTGATGTCGTCGTCCAATTCGTTCAAGACGAAGGACGATGCCGTTAAGGAATTGCTGAGAGTGTCAAAGTTGGATGCAAAGAAGCTCGCTACGGGCTTTTTGGACGCGTATAAGACCGCTTTTGACAAAAGGCTTGCACTTTATAAGGAAATATGGAATTATTTATTTACGATGCTTATAAGCAGATATAAAATCATAAAGAAATGATAAGAGAATACCAAAACATCTTTCCTGTGCGAATTTTCATAGGCACAGGCATTACAGCGGAAGAATATAAGGAATTCTTCGAATATGATGACGTGAATGTCGACGATGTCATCGCTATGAACTGTTCCGTAAAAGTGAACGCTAAGAAAAAGTCAGAGTTCATATATACGTCGCCAAACATTAAGAAATCAGTCCTCATTATAATTCAGGAGGAGGATATGTTCTCAATGCCAGTCGTCATGCACGAGATAATACATAACGAGGTATTCACATTCAAGTATATCGAGCACGGTATATCGGATGAGGACGAATCAATGGCGTATTACGCGGAATACCTTATGAACTGTTACCTTGACTTTCTTGGCAAGGTGAAGAAATTCCCGGAGAAATTCAAGGTTCTGAAGGATAACCTCAATTTACTGAAGTAAACGTTGTTTTTTATATATAAAATCTGAAGATGAAAACGATAGTGACATATAACATCAGCAAGCTTATACAGAAGCTTGGTTTTTGCGACGATTCTTTTTTTAAGGAATCAGATGGTAAAGTTTTCTACTATACGACAAAAACGGTGAGCCTTGACGGTAAGAAAATACCTGGCAAGGTGCTCATAGATGTAAACACAGAAGGCGCATTATACGCTCCATCGGTTGAATTCGTCAAAGACTATATCTGGGACAAATTTCACGACATCCTGACAGTAAGGGCCAACATAGTCAATGACGAGATAGAATATACCGGTGTCGTTCAGTCCGTACGCCATGCAGCAGGCGTTAAGTCTGCTTTCGAGAAAGCGATTGTCAGCGGCGAAAAAATAAAAGAGCTGTGCGAGCTCGCCCTGCTTGAAGAGTATTTGAAAAGATATTTTAAAATAAAAAAATAAGATGGAGAACAGAAACAAGCAAAGAAGAGGACGATACAATGGAGGATACAAGCGTCCGCTAATCAAAAACAATCATCAAAACAGAACAATGAAACCTGAAACAAAAGAAACGATTTACTCCACGCCTGAGAATGTGGCAATGTTGAAACGCTACGCAAGCTTGAGGTTTGCTCTTTCGAAATACGTATGGCTGCGCGAGGATGAGAATGGCAAGAGATATATCGAGTATGCCTTCATTGAAGGAAAGCCTCACGATAATACCTGTCTTTCGTGGTATAACAGCCTTCAGCCGGAGGCCTTGAAGCGGAATCACCACGACCCTGCGACTTGGAAGATTTCGAAAGTCAATGAAATCTATTACCTTAATATGTTCTCATGCGGCCATCAGGATGCCGACGGCGAACATCATTGCTCACCTGGACATTACTGTGAAACATGTCGCAAGGGGTTTGAGGAGAGAGGACATCAGACATACTGGTCTTACGACGAACCTGTGAAGTGTGCCTGCTGGTACCTGCAGAAGGTGAACTATGACGACATCCGTAATTCAGAAATTATGAAGGTCGCCGGCATTACCGATAAGGAAAAGAAGGAGAAAGCAAAGAAATCCTTCATAACAGGATATGTTATAGGCGTAGGCATGACAATTGCCGCGTTGCTCGCATCGTACTTAATTTTCTAAACTGCTATGGAGATTGATGCTTTTTATCTTATCTATATTCTGCTATGCGTCGTGGCATGGAGCCTTTATATGGCTATAGAGATTTGCGGTATTATCGAAACCTCGAAAAATAAGCTGGTAAAAGCTCTATGTCTGTTTTTGATACTATCGACGGCATTCACGACATTTAACTGCTGCAAGGCTCTTTTTAACTTATTTTAGATATGATACTGGATACGACATTATTCTACAAGATAGGCGCTATGGTTTACGCCGTGGTTATAGGGCTTTTAGTCATACGTGAGTTCTACAGGATAGCAGTTAGCAAATCAAATATTTTCCTGAGTATCTTGCTTGCAGTCTTGACGTTCATCGTGGCGTTTATGACATCAAGTTTCTGTGTCGTACTTAATCAATTACTATAGATGGAAACAAATAATATCACTTATAAGAAATGCAGCTTCGAGCTTGCAAAACTATTAAAGGAGCATAATTACGGATATGACGTCGATTTCTGGTATGACGCCGACGGTAATATAATGTTGGTCGAGTCGGAATACAAGGCACCGCTCCTCGCACGTGTAAAGTCATGGCTGCGTGATAAAAAATACCTTGATGTCACGGTTACGTCGAAAAGCGCGGGCAACGGCAATTCTTCAAAGTATTATTATGTCATAGACGACATAAAAGAAAACCTGTCTTATGTGCGTGAATCCAAAAATCAGAATTCTGAAGAAGAATGCCTTGAAGAAGCCCTTATGTTTGCTATCGATGAAATTGCAGACAGAAAGCTTGACAAAAATCCGGAAGGAACTGTTATCATAAGCAAGAATAAAGTCCCGAAGATGAACGAGCCTGTTAGCGAGATGATGCTAAAAATGCCTGCGATGACATGCTGCTACACCGACAGCAAACCTACGAAGGGAGGCAGGCTGAAAATGCAGAAGCCTCATAGTTTCTATCAGGAGGAAAGGCGTAAGAAGAATAGGCAGAGAAGGCAGTCAAGAAGAAACAGAAAATAAAACATAATGATTATGATGTCTCATCGTTTAGCCGGTGGGACATTTTCCATAAATATAAGGAAAGAAAAAATAATTTGGCATGAATTCAAATTCGATTACTGAACTTTTTCAGAAGATACTCGCTCAGTCAAACAACGCCCTTAGAATTTACAAAGGTATGTCTGACGCCGTATCATCTAAAGACCAAGAGGTTTCTATAGAAATAGAAGACCCTGATAATCCAGACAGTACATTAACCATAAAGGTTCCGTCTTTCGGATACCTTCTCTCAGCTGTCGACAGGCTTGACACGACCATGAAGACTTTGCAGAATGTCAACGGCGGCGGCAGTTCCGTAAGGCTTTCAGACGGCACGTACAGAAAGCTTATGCTCGCGAAGATTCCTTCAGAGGCTCCGACAGTAAAGACAGTCAACTCCGTAACAGAATTCAAGTTTAAGAATAACTGGTTTTTCGAAGACTTGATTAACCCTAAGCTGTATGCCGAAATCGATTTGACAGGCCAGGTTCCTGTCGATACGGAAAGAGTCTATACAGAGAGATATATCATAAAGGTAGCTAACGACACCCAGAAGGAATACTTTAACGCTGCATTCCGTGGCAAGACCGACATAGACTACAAGTCGTTCCTTTACCAGCTTATCCAGAATAATATCACATATATACTCGACAGCGAGGAACGCGACCTGCCAATGCGTAAGAAACGCTATACCGGTAATTTCTCCGTTACAGACATTAACGAGATACAGGTCACGAGGACAATCAACGGCACCGAGTATACCGTTATGGATAAGGAATACATACTCGATACGTTTGAATACACCGACAACGGAAGCGGATACGAAAATTCTATGAAGCTGTCCCAGGGCGATATGCTTGAAGTTATCGGAGACACCATAACGACAAGGTATGAGATAACGGCGGTAGACAATTCCCGTCTTGCCGTACGCCTAAGGCTTGTAGAAGGCTATGAGGATATTCGTGCCGGCGAGAACGTGCTTAGGATGTCGGGAGCAAAGGATAATATCATAAAGGTAGAAGTTCCTATAGGATATGACGAATACACGGTAGTATTCGTAAAACCGATAGACCCTGATTCGAATATAGCTGCAACTGAATTTTCGCCTGGTACCGGATTCTATACGTCAGACCTCGTATACACCAATCCATCTGGGTCAGTCGAGTCATTGCAGCAATTCTATTCGAAATATGTTGTTGATATAGGGCGTATGCTTATATCGATGGCGAAAGACAGCTATCCGACAATCGCCGACGGTATCATACCGAACACTCCTGAACTCGACGTATCGAATTTCAGGGTTGTGCAGATTAACAAGCAGAAAAACTCGACTTCGTCAACTGAAAAGATGCAGAGCCTTATAGCAGAGAAGATTCAGCTGCAGAGCGGCATTTCTTCCCTTGACGATGAAATAAGGAGTTTGAACAAGAAAATTCAGACGACGATATATGATAATATGTCATCAAGGACGTCTGACGAACAAAGCCTTGCAGAGACCATAGAGAAAAGGAACACCCAGCAGGCGACATATAATACTGTCATAAACGAGATAGCAGCTCTTGCGAACAGCTCGACATACCTTGATGAGGCGAAATACCACATCAGAGGCTTCTGGCGCATTCCTGAAGAACAGAAGACGCCTAACGGCACGCAAAAGATTATCAAGTTCAAATACAGGTACAGATATGTATCGCTTGACGGTAAAAGCAATCCTAACGACGAATACGAATATACGGACGGCAACGGCAATGTCGTGAAAGCCGTTTATTCAAGCTGGAACGAAGGCGAGACGAAGTTGAGGAAAAGAAGTCTTGATACCGCTACCGGCATGTACTATTGGGATGAAATAGACAACCTTGACGCTGAAAGCATAGACATAAACCAGATAGATATTGCGATAACATCCGGTGAGAAAGTCGAAATACAGGTTGCGTCCGTATCAGAGGCAGGCTATCCGGCCAACCCTCTTACATCGCCTTATTCAAAGTCTGTCATCATAGATTATCCAGAAGACGCTGTGACGGCGATAAACGCGAACTATATCGAGCAGAATAAGATGGACCTCGTATCTGCCCAGGTAAATTCCATACTCGACAGCCTTAACATCGACAAGCACATGCAGACTGCGTTTTCTGTAGACAACAGATATGTGGCGCATACCGCGGACCAGATAAGTTCTGGATTCCTTACTCAGGAACAGACTCCTATCACGCTTTATGACAAGCTGCTTTCGATTTCAAACGACATAGACGCAATAATTTCAAGGATTTCGAATACGGAAGACGAGATTATCGTCGATATGGTTACGCCTGAAGGCGACATCGTCAAGCTTAACGAGAACGCGAGGACATACATCTTTGCTGGATATTATAAAGAATGGGTTGACGCGAACATATCTGAGAACAGCATAATGCTTTCGACGAACACGGTAATATATCCTAAGGCTGGTGCCATTATGCAGAAGGAATACTATTTGCGCGTCGGCATCAAGTCAAACCTAAGGCTTAAGCTGTACTCGAAACTCAATGGTTCAAGGACGTCAATGGTGCCTAACAGTATCGGAAACGCTTTCGAGCTTGCTGAAAACCCAGAATATCTTAAGAAGAAATACAGCTACAGGTATGACTGGTATGACAATATCGTCCGTGATGACGTTGTCAATGACAATTATTATAACACGAAAGGACGATATGACCTCGTACCTATAAACTTGAGGGCTTCCGACTACTGCGATTTCCAGACTGCTTCTCCTAACATGTATCAGTCGTCTCAGCAAAGAGGCCAGTTCATATACTCGAGGTTCCGTGACATAACGAACTCTTTCAATATGTATGCGAACGGCTCTGACAGAGATACCTTTAATGATAATGGATACTGGTCGTTAGAAGACGGTTACGGAATACTTAGCAACAAAGGTAATGACAATATGCAGCGAAGTGAACTGTTCGGAGCAGAAAGATGGGTTACTGCGTCGCAAGCCGTTCCTATTGACTATTCTTCAAAGAGTGGCATGTATTACTTTACTATAAAAGGAATAGGACAAGGATGCCTTGCGAACAGTGCAGATGCTCGTTCCGGCATAAGCCCTGATTTACTTGCTGCTGTAAAGAAAAATTCACTTTACAAGTTCACTTACAATCCTGCCATTTCTTCAGTAAATGCTGAAAAAGAGGAGTATGAAAGATATAACGACCTTACCGGCTCCAGCTTGGCAGGACCTGTCCATTGGAATCATACCGAGCATCATGATGACGCTCAGGAATTAAGCGATATGAATTATTTCACAGAATCATACCTTAGTATCCTTTACAGAATACCGAGAACTTATAAGTATAAATCTTCGAATATCAGCGAGCTTTCAAACAACAGCCTTGTGAAAGCACGCGTGAGCAATATCACAATGGCTATGAAGGGACGCGACCAGTATCTTAAGAGGGTATCGAAGAGGAGTACAGGTAATGAGACTACAATAATTCCAAGAATTCAGACAACATACGGATTCGGTAATTTCTTTAAAGAATTTGAAGGTTCCGAGGCATCTGAAGGTTCTGAAAGCTCTGAAATAAGAGAACAGTATATGACGACACATAAAATCGGATATACTACTGAAGACCAGTTCCTTGGTAACGCGCTTAATTCGAAAGACACATGTTTCAATACGTGCTGCTCGTATCTGTTCTTGTCTCCAACGACACATTCCGATATTCAGGTTGACGGTGACTCTTTAAGCTCTTATAAAGAGATAACCGATTATGAGAGCAAAATCATCATACCTGTCATATATCAGTCAAGAATGACGACATATCCTACTGATGAAGAAATGCAGATTCATGGCGACGTGCATATCGTCGCGCCTAAGGAATATTGGAGCGACAATGAGGAAAATAAGAAATACAGGGGATACATATTCGGGAACCCTGACCTTACCAATTATTCAGCGGAGACAATCAATACGATATACGCGAATATCATAGGTATCGACATCTGGCTTACAAATTCAGTATTGAGGCAGTATGACATCATTATCTATTCGAAATATATCAGAGATGCTTCGTCGAGGTCGTCGCTTACTGTCGATATTTCAAGCGCGATTTCAGACGCAAGACAGACAATTAACTCTAAATCAATAAAACTGTAAGCTTATGAACTTAAACTGTGATGAAAAAGTAGAGAGTGTAAGTTATAACATAACTACAGACGAAGTTAAGACAGCCTTGAGGGATTCCGGCCTTGAGGTCTGCTTTAACATTTTCTTCTCAGATAACAACGGAAATCTGCTGTCGGTTGATGACATCTCAATGATTCGACTAACGTTTATGAATAATTACTGCGAGTATCCGTTCCATGCTTTATACGGCATAGAAGAATCAGAGGAACATATCGAACTTTTCCCTTACGAAAACGAAGATTCCGAAGATATGAGGATGCTTGCCCCGGATTCTGAGGCAGGCATAAAGGGCGGAATGCTGTACCATTATACTGATAATGCAAAGAAATACACGATAGAAGTACCTGAAGGCAGCAATAACATAGTGGTCGACGCGAACAGTTTCGGGAAGATAGACGCTCTTGAAGAACTTGAATTCACGACTGCCGAAAACGGATTCACTCTGTATGTTGAAGGAGCTGACGAAGATTCACCTGTATTCATATACAGAAATAATTCGCAGAGTGTTGGAGGGTTCTGGATGTGCCTCAAACCCGAATACATAGACAAGATGTCTGCAGGACCTTTGTATGCGTTAGCCGTAATAGGCTTGAAGAATGGTAAAATCTTTACGACTGGGAGTATCAAGCTCGCAGACGTAAAATAAGTCCATTTAGGGACTTTATCTCTAACCGAAAGTAAAACGATTAGTTTCTACAAGAAAATGTCCCAGAATCAAGATATTGACAATTTTATGATGTTTCTTAAGCTCGCCGAGATTAAGGACATCGGTAATGCCGCCATACGGAAGGTACAGGACGAAAACCGCCTTAAAGGAATTCCTCTTGTATATTCAGTCGACGGTAAAATCTATTACGAGCTCGCAGACGGGACAGTCACTACGAAAAGTCCGTTCGCGGATGATAATAAGAAAAGCCATTGAACCTGAATCCAATGGCTTTCCTTTTTAACTGCCCTACTGGTCTTAATAGCTCAGGTGCTCGTATAGTTCAAGCCTGAGGTTGTTCGCATTAAGCTCAGGATATTTCTTCATGAGAAAATCTTCCATATCCTTGTCCGCCTGCATTATGGTATTCAGCTTCTCAAGGGTTTCGTCAGATTCTTTTTTCAGGTCCAGGTATTCCTGTATCCTGTCAGATGTAAGGTTTGACCTGATTTCTATAAGCGATTTCTTCAGCTTCGCAAGCTTGTCTGAAAGTTGTCCGTAAGCCTCTATGATGTTAAGACATGTCTGCTTTTCTTCTTTTGTAAGTATCATTTCAATTCGTTCCTTAATTTATAAAAAGCGTCTCTTATAGTCGTGTCCTCCGTGTCGTAGCCGCCGAAAAATATGTTGTCATATATCGATTCCTGGTACCAAGGCTTGTCAGACGCCGCACTGCCTCTTCTGAGCTTATACTGCCAGTCCTGGTATGATTTTATGTGATAATGATAAATCCTCAGAGGGAATTCATAATCAGTTTCCGCATACGAGGAACTGTCATCATATACCTGCGGCGAACCGTCTTTTTCGTCGTCATACAATATGGATGTTGTCAGCTTTCCGTTTATAAGCGGCGTATGCAGTGGCAGATGTTCTTCTGAAATCTTGGTGACATAATCGTAAGTATATGACTTCGTAAAGTATACGAATGTCTTTACCTGCGACGACTTGTCATCACGGCGCATACAGCAGAAGTCAGGCATATTCGCAAATCCTCTGTCCGCTGCAAGGACTTTTGTAGACATAAGAATTTCAGGCACCTTATAAGACACCCTTAAATATTCTTCGAACAGTTGAGACAGATTTTTTCCATATACCTTGTCATCATAGTACAGGTATTCGTCGTCATCAAGGAATATGACATAATCGCCTTCAGGAATATCGCAACGCTTCATGTATTCGGTATAAAGCTCTTTCTGCTTATGGAATCCTTCATACGGCTGTACTTTCACGAATTCTATAAAGTCTGCCTGAAATGTGTAATACCACGGAAAATTACAGAACACTGTTATCTTCCGTATAGATAATGCCTCTCTGTTCAAGACATACCACTCGAGGAGGTTGTCAAGGTCCGAAAGGAATCTCGGTTTTGTTAAAATGCAAATGTGTATCATAATGTATATAAAAAACAACTTTTACCAGCTGTTTCCAAAGATATTTTCAGTCATCATTCCGGAATACCTTCGGCCCTGCCCGACTTGAATTGAGCCTGAAAATCCGCTGTCTGAATCCGACACGGTATCGAGGTTCGCCTCATAGTCGTCAAACTTGCCGTTGATTTCAAGCAGTTCGTCCATGAACTGTACGAAGTCCGTGGTGTCAATGAAAGCAGATGAATCGACAAGGGCCATTATAGTATCGTCATGGCTGCCGGCCGAGCCGTTCGCCTTATATGTGTCGCCGACCCTCGAGAAGCATTCCGATTCCATAATGGTATTCTTTTCAGAGATGTCATACTGGCCGTTTGAGCACATTCCCCTGAAACGTATGCAGAAAGCCTTCTTATTCTGGTTGTTCAGATACAAGCCGTAAGACTTCGTATCCTGCATCTGGTTTTTAATGAACCGGCATATACAGTCTTTCGTAAAGTCATTGTTTTCTCCGTCTACCTTCAAAAGCGCTGTCATAAACAATGAGCCGTATGTGTTCGACTCGATAATAAGGCGTACGTTGTCGACACCGATAACCTGGACAGCTATCCTGTAAAGAAGTTCTGCGGCAGTATCAAGCGATGTCGTATTTGACCTGAATATTCCGACCTGCTCGAATTTGAACAGATTCTTTTTGTCGGTCTCTTTATCGAAGTTTTCCTTCAGCTTCATTTCAAGGAACTGGAATATGATATAGTCGGCATTCCTTCCGCCGCCTTCTGCGAGGTCGCATGAAATGACAAACCTTCTGTTAGGGTCTGCAAGGTTTTCTATATCAAAATCGTTCCGCCAT